CGCCAGCTTGCGCAGCCGGGCGGCGGTGTCCTGGGCATCGGCGGGCAGCGCGGCCTCGCCTCCGGCCTCGTACAGACCGCCGACGTAGATCCCGTAGGCAGTGATCGCGCGGTATTCCGCCTCCAGGCTCAGCAGGTCGAACAGCTGATCGGTGGTCAGAACCGGACTCACCTGATCCGGGTCCAGGGCCGGGCTGATCTCGTGGATCAGGCGCCGGAGGTCGTCTCCATCGTTCAATGTGACGCCGAACTTGCGGCGGGCGTACTCGCTCGCCCAGCTGTATGAGATCTCCATGGTCCTGTTACTCCCTAAAGGCGCAGTCCGGCGGCCAGGGCTCCTGTATCGACGCTATCAGGAGCGTAGTTGACCACCGCCCCGCCGAAGAGCAGGGACACATTGGGCTGCCATGCAGGGCCGAGCCGGCACCGGATATCCAGCTCGGTCTCCCCGTCAGGCACGCGCACGATCACCCGGTTGTTCCCAGTCATCTCATCGCTCTTCAGCCAGCCGCAGAAGCCCGTCCAGGCCAAGACCTCGGGCTGACGGTCGAGCGTGACGATCACAGTACGTGGCGTAGTGCCCAGAGCAGGTAGGCCAGTGTCAGGGTCGCGGTCAGGCCCAGAGAGCACAGCAGGAGCAACGCGGGCCACCGCCGGCTCTGAAGCCTCCACTCGCGCTCCGACTGGCTCAGAGGCTGGTTCATCTTGCTCAGGTACTCCAGCCGGTTCACGTACTCCGACTGCTGGCTCCTCTGCTCCGGCGATCCGTACAGAGCCATCTGGCAGCACCTCCAGATCCTTCATTGATCCCCACCGGTACCCAGCGCACCACTCGACCTCGATAGGCGGCCAGCCCTCGACCGGGAAGACAACCGCGGGCTGCAGGACGCGGATGACGTCAGCCGGAGCCACGTCGTCCTTCACGTACCAGTACAGGGCGTCGTGCATGTTCATGACCAGCTCGGCCGAGTCCGCCAGCCCAGCCTGCTGCAAAGCTGCCTCGGCACGCACCATGGCGATCTTCGGGTAGTCCCCGGTCCCGGCGCCCTGAATTGGCGCGTTCCCAGCCAGGCGCTCCCCGGCGGCGTAGATCCACCTCTCGTTGCTCAGGAACTCCCAGATCTTCACCTTCCGGCCGAACCGGGTGGTGATGTAGCCGAGCGCCTTGGCGCTGGCCACGGTCTGGTCCATGTACGCCTTGATCCGGGTGTAGGAAGAAAAATACTGATCGAACAAAGCCTGAGCCTCATCCTTGCTGACGCCGAGACGCTGGGACAGGCCGTCGACACCCATCTGATAGGACAGGGCGAAGTTCATGATCTTGCCGAATTTGTCCCGGTCGTCCTTGGCGATCTGGGCCGCCGGGCGCCCGAGCATGAGCGTGGCGGTCAGCATGTGGACGTCCTCGCCCCGGCCGAACGCCTCCAGCAGCGCGGGCTCCTGGGCCTCGCCGGCCAGCACCCGCAGCTCCATGTTCTTGTAGTCGAACCCGATCAGGTAGTAGCCCTGCGGGGCGACGATTGCGTCGCGGAAGTTGAAGTCAAAGGTAATGTCCTGCTCCGCCGCGGTGCCGGTGGCTTCCTGCCACTCCTCGCGGGTGATCTTGTAGTGGTAGTGCTTGGGGCTCTGCTGGACCGGCGGCCCGGCGGCCGCGAACCGGCCGGCCGGCACGCCATGCTGGAGCCAGCTGGGGTGGGCCCTGCCATCGGGTGCGTAGCTGAACCGCTCCTCGTAGACCTCCAGGTAGGTCCCGGCGAGCTTGTTCAGCGACTTCCAGTCCAGGATCCGCTGGACCACCGGGTAGGACTTGGCCAGCCCGGTCAGCGCTACCTCGTCGGTCGAGTTCTTCCCGCTGTTGGTCTTGCGCCGGGTCGTGAACCCGAGCTGGTCGTAGAGCACCGCGGAGATCTGTGCCGGGGAGGCGAGGTTGATGCTGACCTCGTCGGCTTCCGGGTCCATCCCGCGCACGAGCTTGGTCAGCTCGGCATTGATCACCCGCGCCAGCTTGTCCTGGAACGCCCGGGCACGCACTGCTCCCTCGCGCAGGAAGTTCCAGTCGTACTGGATTCCCCGGTCCTCCATCTTGCAGGCGATCGGCAGGATCGCCATCTCCAGCTGGTAGATCCAGTTGTCTTTGACCACCGGGTAGCGGCGGTAGTGGTGAGCCAGCGCCCACAGCGAGTCCTCGCTGGCGTACGCGATGACCTTGGGGTCGGTCTGGTCCAGCTCGCTGAACCGGATGCTCTTCTGTTCCTTCTGCGTGAGCTTGCGCGCCTTGCCGCCCTTGGTCAGGCGCTGCGGGAACAGGTCGAATATCTCAGCCATCTTGTGGCCGAAATTGACCAGGGTGATGTCCTTGAGACCGTGCCTCTGGTTGGCTGCCTCGACGTAGGATTCCAGCATCGTGTCGGACAAGACGTCGAAGTACCCGCAGACTGCACGCACCGCGGCGCCGAGCAGCGGATGGTCGGCCAGCCACTCCATGAACCAGCGGGACAGGCAGCGCCGCTCGAACTTGGCGTTATGCGGAATCCCCAGCCTGGTCTGCAGTGCCGACCAGAAAGCGACAGCAGCGCGCTTGTTGTCCAGGTTGAACCCGAAGTCGTGGCGCAGCGGTGCGTACCGGGCCCAGGTCAGGGCGTTGGTGAAGCTCAGCCCGCAGACGAAGTTCGTCTCCGGGTGCAGCTGGGCTTCCTCGCGGGGCTCGCCGTCGTAGCTGGTCTCGATGTCGAAGCCGAAGGGCAGGCCGTCCTCTACCAGCTTCCGGCAGAGCTGCTCGAACTCATCGTCGCTGGAAACAAGACCGTAGTCCGGCGCGAACGCAGTCGTAGATTGGCTCACGCCTGTATTACTCGTGTGACGCTCAGATCGCCCGCCGGCCGTCGTCATTCATGGGCGACCAGTCCCTCGGGCCGGACCCGTACTTTTCAGCGACGGCCCGGTCGGCCTGCGCGGCGAGCCGGCGGCGCCTGGCGGCGCGGGAGACCCGGCGGACGATCAGGGAAACAAGGAACCACTGGGTGAAGAACCAGAAGAGCCGGGGCTGCCAGTCGTCAGGTCCCTGGAAGGCCGCTAGCGGCCACAGGAAGATGAGGGCGATTACCCCAAGCATGAGGATGACCCCGAACGACCATCCGATGAAGTAGGACAAGCAGCCCTGGGACGTGCCGACGACACGCCCCGAGCGATTACGGTAGACACGCATCAGCCCGTGCGGGCGAGCGCAGGCTCGTCGCACCCCGCCAGCCGCCGGCGCAGTGCGTGGAGCTGATCATCGCTGAGCATGCGGACGGCCTCCGCAGCCACCGTGTTCGCGAAGTCGCGCTCGCGCTCTATCTGCGCCAGCCTGGTTTCGAGTGCCTCGACAGCAACTGGGCTCATGCGGGCAGCATCCTCTTCCCGTAATCGAGCAGCTCCTGCTCCTGTGGTGTTTCTGCCCCTACCACAGTAGGGACTACACCTTCCGCGGCCCAGATCCTCTCGGCGTGATTGCGGGCGTCCTTCTCAAGACCCCACTCCCCGCGCCGGTTCCAGAGCCGTACCGACCCGAGCGAGTGCACAGGCTCGTACTTCTCGGGACGCTGGCCATTCACGAGGACAGGGACCGAGATGCTCAGCCGGATGTCCTCGTCACGCAGGCGCCCATCGTAGTGCTCAGCAAGGAACCGGCTGACTTCCGCCGCGCCTTCCTCATCAGTTTCATCACTGGTGTAGACGACGGTCCATTCCTTCTGGTAAACCCGCCAGCTGGGCGGGGCTGCACCTGTCATGAACCAGCTCCGTCCGCAGGCTCTCCTGCCTGCTCACCATCACCATAGCGCGGCTTTGGCGTGGGGAGCGAGAGCGTAAGAACATCGTTGAGCAGGAACAGCAGGGAGGTAGCGACAATCTGCAGCCGGATGAGCTGAGGTCCAGCCGGTGTTCCGGCCTCTTTATGCTCCTCGATCAGCTGACGGGCGTAGACACTGGCGTCGGCCAGCTCCTCCACCAGATCCCGGAAGGCGTCCCGGTTGTTGAACGCCTGAAGCAGCGAGTCATAGCGGTCCAGCCCAAGCTGCCTGCGGGAGAGCAGGATCAGGGAAGCCGGTCCGTCCAGATGCATCTGCTCAAGGTCTTCCAGCACCAGATCATGAATCGAGGGACGGTCGTTCGGGACCGGCAGCGGCTGATCGCCAGGACGCTGGCGTGGCTTGGTAGTCATGTCCCTGCTACCTCCTAGGCTGCCCACAGCACCGCGACAAACTCTGGCACCCCATCCTGTACTCCCGAGCGCCACGCCGCGTCGGCGTCCGCCAGAACCAGCCGGAGCGCGCGGGCACGCTCATAGCTGTACGAGGCCGCAGCGGCCCTGTAGCGCAGCTGCAGGAAGCTGGGCACGTTCGCCCTCACCGCTGTCTCCCGGGCGTCCCAGTGCCTCATGGCGGCCTCGTGGAGGGCAAGCAGCAGGTCGAGCCGGGAGGCGAGCAGCCCAATCGCAGCCCCGGTATCCTCCGGGGTCATGCCTGCGGCCGCTGCCAGGGCCTCCGCCGTGCGGCCAGCTATCACAGCCTCGGTGTAGGACCCGGCCGGGTCGGCCAGAGCGGAGATCATCTCCCGGCTCGGGGCGATTCCGGCCCCGGTGAGCTTGGCGGCCACCGCGGCGGCCTCGGTGACGCTGCCGGACAGCATGAGCAGCATCTCCCCGGCCACGCGCCCGGCGCCGCCGAGCACTGTGCTGGCCCACTCAAGCAGCCACTCGGGCATATCCCGCCAGTCCTCCGGCACCCGGCACTCCACCACCATCCCGGACCGGCTGTCGCGCAGCATGGCCAGATGCGGGGCGAGGACCGCCTTCTCCTCGTCCTCCCCGCGGCGCTTTGCCAGGCGGTCCTCGGAAGAGACAAACAGCACCCGGACCTGACCAAGATCCCGGGCGGCGAGCAGCTGGCCAAGCTGATCCCACCGCTTCATCCGCTGAGCGCTGCGGACGAGAACCAGCAGGCGCTCATCCGGGTCAGACGGCGGAGAGGCAGCCGCAGACCAGATGTCAGCCTCGCGGCACTGACCTGCATCAAGGACGAAGCTGGCCGTAGCCTGGGCCAGCGCCGTAGCGACGATCTCCTCGATCAGCACCGGCTCATTGCCGCAGACCCAGCTGATCCTGCCCAGCTCCCGTTTCTTAGCCCATTGCCCGTAGGTCGCCAATCACCCACCTCGTCTCTGCTCGGCCGCCGGGGTTGGTATCCCGGCACGCTCCGCCATCCGGGCCAGGGCCTCCGGGGGCACATGGCTCCCGGCGGCCAGGGCTGCCTGGTGGATCTGGTCCTCAACGGAGTCGAGGATCTCCAGCAGCCGCTTCTGCACCCGGGTCTGATACTCCAGAAACTGCCGCTGGCCGCGCTCGGTGGTCCGCGGGAAGAGCATGTCGACCAGAGTGAACAGCTGCAGGGAGAACATGCTGTCCATGGGGATGTGCCCCCCGTAGCGCAGCACCTCCGTACCGCGCTGCTTCACCTGCTCACTCAGGCCGAGCAGGTCTTTGTGGCTCTGCTCCAGCTCGGGAGTCATCCACGGCGGAGAGTCGTCCGTGACCATGATCTGGGCGACGCCCGATCCATCTGGGTTGGTCACCGCCGAAGCCACCCGGGCGGTGGTCCTGGTCGGGGGGCGCTGCGGGTGAGGCGGCGCGCTCCGCTGCCGCCGCGCGGCATCCATGCTGTCAGCCAGTCCGCTGAGGTCGACAGCGCCAATCTCGTCAGGCATCGTGATTCCCTCCTGTGTGGTCGGTGCAATGCTGCACGACAGGAGAGGTATCGCGCAGGAGATCAGCTCCAGCACAAAGAGTCGAGCGCGGCGTAAGCCGCCAGCTTGGGAGCACTCTGGGAGTAGCTGCCCAGCCGACCAAGCAGCCTCCGCGCCGCGGCCGGGCCGAGACCAGGGACGGTCTCCTCGGTGAACACGCGCCACCGGCCGGAAGCGGCCTCAGCAGCCCACTGCTTGAGCAGGCTATGCGCGGCGTCGTCCCACTCCCGCAGGGCGGCGGGCAGCATGGATGCGTCCCGGGCCGCCAGCGCGCGCAGCGCCGAGACGACCTGCCCGCGGGCATGGGGACTGACCCCTTCCCTGGCCGCCCGCACCCGGCCCGCGCCGAGCGGGGCATGGAAAGCGGCGGATTCGGCATTCATCCCGGTCAGGCTCAGCACCCGCTCGACCTCGGCGTCGCTGAGCAGCCCGAACTGGAACAGGCGGCACCGCGAGGCGACCGTAGGCAGCACGGGCTCAGAAGCCACCAGGAAGAACCGGACGCCCGGCGTGGGCTCTTCCAGGGTCTTCAGCAGGATGTTCTGGGCAATCGGGGTGGCCCCGTCCGTCCGGATGATGAACACCTTGAGATCACCGAACGGCGGGATGTAAGCCAGCTGGTCAGCTACCTGCTTGGCATCGTTTGCTGAAAGCTTCTCGATGCAGAACAGATCCGCCGGCTGCACTTCCCAGGAGTAGGCAACGTGGCGGGCGGTGGTGAACTTGCCGACGCTGGAGGGGCCCTGCAGGAGCATGGCCGGCTCGGAGCAGCACAGCAGCTCGGTCATGACGCGGTCGTGCCCGACGATCACCGATGCCTCCGCAACTCTCTGCGGATGTCACCCAGGAGATTGATGACCCACACAAGACCAAAGATCAGTACCACCAGCCCGATACTTGCAACGATGCCCAGGACATCCAGACCCTGAACGACAACCGCCTGTTCTGCCATCATGCGACTGATACCGCCGAGTGGCTGGTCTCCCACCACTTGTGGATCTCGTCCAGCACCGAGGTGTCCTTCAGGCCGGCCGACCACAGGCGGGCCTCGGTCAGCTCCCACTCGGTCAGCGGCTCTTCCGGCTCAGGCGCCGGGGCCTCGGCCATGAGCAGCCCGAGCATCCGCTCCAGCCGGTGGATCACGGCGAGCTTCACGTGCCCGGCGGGCTTGCGGTGGGTCTGGGGGTCGATCGCGATCTCGGGGAAAGCCTTGATCTCTTCCTTGGAGAAGGGGTGGTACCAGCCCGCCTCGGCCAGGGCCAGCGGGTGCCCAGCCTTGGCCAGCGGCTGCCGGACCATGATGCCGGGGGCCTCACGCAGGACGTTGAGCGCCGTCCGGATGTCCGCCATGGTCAGCGTCACGCCGCCGATGACGCGGCTCTCCGGCTGGGCCAGCTCGGTGCCGGGGACGGCGCCCATGATGCCGCGCAGCCGCGACAGCCAGTTGGTCACCGTGGTGTCGGCAACGTCGAAGCGGGCCTGAACTGCGGCCCGGTCGATCGCCCCGGTGCGCTTGATCTGGCTGACCAGCTCATCAAACAAGGCGATGAGATCGCAGCTGTCACTGGGGGAGCTGCGGGGGACGCGGGCCAGCCGGTCGCGCATGGCGGCCAGCCACTCCTCGGCGTCCAGGTGGCTGTAGTCGTCGGTGACCGATCCCCCGAACAGGTCGATCCAGCTCTGGCCATCGTTAACCGCGGTGTCGCAGATCAGCAGCTCACGGCCGGCCCGGCGCTGGATGGTCTCGCGCTTGCCCCGCACCCGCCGGGCCACCCGGGCAGACAGGAACGCGCGGAAGGTCACCTTCTTGCGCTCACCCTGGAACTCGACCTCGAAGTCGGGGTCGTAGAGTGCCAGGATCCCGACCTCCTGATCGAGACGGTTCCTGGCCTTCAGCTCTTTTTCCAGGATGTCGTTCGCGACGTCCTCGCAGTCCTGGTCCGGAACCCCAAGCTTGCGGACCAGATGCACGACATAATCGCGGTACAGCCTGACGAACTCTTCCGGCGACGACGGCACTGCACTTACAGGTTGCGGCATGCGCATCCTCCTGCTTCCGAGCTGGAATGCGCGCCCAGACGGGCTGGGCTCTTCCATCTAGCAGACTAGCCGGGTGGTAGACCCGTGTCAACTGGAAGGGAATCCTACCACCCAGGGGCGACAGTTCTCAGCCAGTCTGCCCAGGAGGGTCGTCCGAGTCTGGGTGCGGGGGATCCAGCTGCTCCAGCAGCTCCTCAGGTGGCTCTTTGCGGGGCTCGGCCGGCAGGCCGTGGATCGTCCCGTACTTCTCCCCGGCCGTCTTCAGGGTCAGGTGACCGAAGGCTTGCACCGACGCAGGATCAAGGTCTTTTCCGTCGGCGTCGGTCTCTTTGACCAGGAACCCGCGCTTGCCGCGGTGGCCGAGCGGGGTCTTGAACACACCGGGATGCTGGACCCAGAACTCCCCGTGGTCGTACAGGATGGTGATGCCCTCGCGCGTCCGCAGGCCGTTGGTCTCCTCGGCCACCCGCCAGTGCCGGGTCTCGAACCATTCCGCGAACTGCTTCTCCCGCGCCCGCTTCATGTTCTCGATCCTGGCGTTGGTCGTGGGCTGCGCATCATCGGGCATGGCGCTCCTAATCGGCCAGGATGTCAACGGGACGGAAGCGCTCCAGGGCAGCGGCCCGGCGCTCCTCGATGTCAGAGGTTACAGCCAGCAGGTATGCCGCGCGCTCGGAAGCGCGGCCCCCGCCTTTCCACCGCCGGGCCGACTCTTCCGGAGACAGAGCCAGAGCCGGGTCCTGGACATACAGCTTCAGCCAGTCATCGCATACCTGGATGTGGCTGGAGATCTTGCCCACCGGGCCTCTCTTGCCGCAGCCCTCACACCGTCCAGCCATGAGGCTTATACGACGTCGACAAGCTGACGGGCAATGCGGCGCCACGGCCATTCGATCGCGACTGAGTCGGACGGGGTCAGCGCCCCGGCGTAGGTGGCATTCTTCCGCCCGGACTCCAGCACCAGGGCGTGCGGTTCGCAGAGATCTATCTCGCTGTGATGCCATTCCTTGTGCAGGGCCTGCCTGGCACAGTCCAGCCAGCACAGCTCCCCTGGAGGAAGCTCTTCCCACCCGCGTTCCTCCAGCAGCTCATTCACGCCGATACCCTACCTCTGCCGTCCTGGCTTGCGACAGCCTCTGCGATCTTCCGCTGCCGACGCACGATGTGCTTGCACGGCCGCTCCATGCCGCGGTACTCGAAATCCGAGCACGGGCAGTACCAGCGCCCATCGGCCAGCTGGCGGACGAGGTAGACACCATTGCCACTGTCCGAGGGCTCCTCCCAGACCAGGGTGTCGTCGTATGTGAACGACGCCCGGTGCCCGTTGTCTGGCCAGCCACACGGCAGCGGCTGGGCGGGAGCGCCGCTGGAAGGCACGATGTACCCGTACTCACGCATCAGCTCCAGATAGCGCGTGGAGTCCTGGCCGGCCTGGAACCACAGCTGTGCGGGAGACAGCATCTCCCGGGGCGCCATGAACGTGAGGAGGGTTTTCATCTGCGCAGGTGATCCCTGAAGAACGACCGGACCTGATGGGTGGTCTCGATCAGCCCTGGCCGGGCTGGATGCACCGCGGGCACGGGCATGGTTGCCGGGCTAGTGGCAGGTGCGGAGATGAGATAGGTGCTGCCGTACAGGTCTTCCGCCACCGGAGCACTGAGCGGCATCGAGTAAGTCACCTGCGGCGGGCGGGCCGCACGCTCCATCTCAAAGCCATGCAGGGCTTCCTGCAGCTCCAGGGCAGCCCGCCGCCTGGGGGCGTTCTCCTCGCCAGGCAGTCCCAGCCAGCGCCTCATGACAGCATCGCAGGTCAAAGCGCCTGCTACGTCGATGACCGCTCCATCGCTCCCCAGCTGTTCCGGGGAGACAAGACCGTATCTAAGTACCGGGCGTCCCCACTGCTCGACCAGCCACTGCCAGCGGTGACCATCGTAGGTGGCAGCAGCTTCCGCCGCCTGCTCAGCCACCATGTCCGCGAAGATCGCCATATCCCCACCCTCCAACGTGAAGAGCCCTGGGGCCGCCGCCCGCGATCCCAGGGCCCTGCTCTTGTTACGCCGTCTGCACCTCAGGCGCCGCCGCTTCGAGGGCGGCCACGGGGTAGCCCTGTGCCTGCCGTTCCCGTTCCCTCTTCAGGGCCAGGACTTCCGCCTCCCGCACGAGGTAGACCGGGCGGTCCGGATCCCCGATGTAGAAAGCATTCAGCACCGGCTTCTCACCCGGCTTGAGAGCTTCCCGGTCGCACATCTTGTGGACCGCCCACCGGGAGATCAGCAGGATTTTGCACGCCTCGGTCAGCGTGATCCATCCGGGCAGCTTTGGGACGTTCAGCGTGGTCTTTGCAGTCATCTCATCCTCCTAGTGCCTGCGCCATCACTTCTGAGGACCGCTCCAGCCAAAGCTTGCAGTCCGCCTCCGAGTGGACCCGTGTCAGCAGCCCAAGGCAGCTGGCCAGCATTGTCGAAACATTAGAATCGAGTTGGCGATTCCCCCAGTCAGCGTACCTAACCTCCAGCCGGGAACGAAGAGCACGGGCCAGGGCAGCGTAATCCGGTTCCGGCCTCTCTTCCAGCAGCTCCTCCCACCGCTCCTGCCATGAGGCCGGCTGGTACCCGACGCGGTCGAGCAGGTGCCTGGCAGCCTCTTCCGGTGCTAGGTCCCGGGCCAGCGCGAGGATCTTGACCGGGGACAGGTACAGCCATTCCGCGAAGCAGAACCCGTGGTCGTAGTAGACGCGCAGCGCCTGATCCCGGCCACCATCGGGGTGGCTGAACTCACCGAACGGGCAGTAGGCCCGGCTGCCGCTCTGCCGGGGCTCGGGCACGTTATCCATCCCGGCCTCGCGGCACGCCAGCGGGAAAGGCACGATCCGGTTGGCCAGGGCGATCAGCTCGCTGCCGGCCAGCTCACCCAAAGACATTGGACCCGTTGGCCTGGTACTGCATCAGCTGGGTGACGCTGTCGGCGCCCCCGCCCTGGGCCATGAAGTAACTCGTGGCGTAGTCGGTCCGCAGCTTGAGCGTGGCGGCCGCTCCCTGGAGAGACTCTCCGTCACGGTTCTTGAGCACGCTCATCTCCAGCGTGACGTTGCGGCCGCCGCCGAAGTCCGCCGGGCTCATGAGCGACAAAGCCACGTCCGAGCTGGTTCCGGCTTCATGGGCCTCAGCGAGGTCACCAATCAGGTAGTAGCCGCGCTCGCGCGCTGCGCGCTGGCCTTCCCTGGAGATCTGCCACGGGCTGACCAGCGGCACCCCGCGGCCCTCGTGGTAGGTGGCTGCCAGTTCCTTGGACGCCTTGATCGTGCGGGCGTGCTCCTCCCAGCCGGACCGGCGGGCCTCCTCGGGCCGCAGCAGGCTCACCGAGTCCAGGATGACCAGATCGGCCTCCCAGTCCCGGGTGACGCGCTCCAGGCTCGCGTCGATGACGCTGACCGTGGCGCCCTTGGGGATCTGGGCGATGAACAGCCGACCGGCGATCCGGGAGAAGTCGTCAGCCACCATGGAGAGAGCCCGCTCCGCCTCCGGGGTGAGCTGGCCGGACTTGATGTCCTTGCTGTTGAGGCCGAACTTCAGCCCGAATTTCTCCAGCCGGGAGTGACGGGACAGCACCTTGACCCGGATCTGCTCGCGCAGCGTCTCGCTGGTGAAGTAGACGACATTCTTGCCCTGCATCACTGCGGCGTGCCAGGCGAGGTGGACACACATGCTGGTCTTGCCGACGCTGGTGTAGGCAGCGACGAAGTCCAGCTCGCCGCGGCCCAGGCCACCACCGAGCAGCCTGTCCAGCTCCGGGATCCCGGTGGCGATGAGACCGGTCTCCCCCCGGGCGGCCAGGGCCTTGCGGTTTCCGTACTCGCTCAGCATGGCCGTGGCCTCGGTGCGCATGTCGCCCTCGGGAACCTCGGCGTAACGCAGCTGGCGCTCGATTTCGGAGAACCGGGTGATCAGCCAGCGGCGGGCGTCGTCGTGGCCGGACCAGGACTGGCGGCCCTCGGTATACCCGCGGCGCATGATCTCCATCGCCCTGGTCAGCGCCTCACCCGTCATCCGCTCGGCGGCCAGATCGCGCAGCTGCTGCACCGACCACTGGAACGCAGCGACCCCGGCCGCAGTAGCGTCGGCCTTCCACGTCACGAGGCTGTCGAACATCTCCGTATACATGAGGGCGGTGCCGGGCGGCTGGTGGCTCATGATGTCTTCCAGCGCGCTGCGGGTAAGCACGTGGCCAGCCTGATCCAGGTACCGCTGGCACATCACCCAGATGTTGGCCTGGACGACGTCGGTGAAGTGCTCGGGCTGGAGCCACCGCAGGGCGTAGTCGAGAGCCTGCCGGTCCTGGTGGCCCAGTATCGTGCCCAGGACCCGCTTTCCATGGTCTATTGCTTCCACAGCACTGGTACCCGCGGCAACAGGATGGACAGTCCCAGGACTACCTGCTGGGGGACCACGCCATTGCCGAGCAGCTTGAGCTGGGCGTTACGGGAGAGGGGGAGATCCGTCACCCAGCCAAGGGGGAGACCCATCATCCACTCCACGAACACGGGAGCAAGCACGAGGTTGCTACCCCGGCCGGGCTCCAGCGGGCAGGGCGCCATCCGGCCGAACACCTGCTCCCACCACAGCACCGCACGGGCGTACCGGCCCCAGTCCACGATCCCGCCGACAGGCCGCAGCTGGTTGACAGCCACCTCATTGAGCGGCCGCGCGTTGCGCTCCAGCAGATTCGACTCGCCAGACTTGTAGTCGCGGGCCGCGGGCGTCGGCAGCAGGGAGACAGCCTCCGGAAGATCCATGTCCCCCAGGCCGCCACTGCCCTTGCAGTCCGTAGCGTTGGGGGTGGGCAAGAAGGACAGCTCGTTCTCAGCCTCGTCAGCCAAGGTCGGGCCGTGGCCGCCTGCCTTGCGCTTAGACGGGTGCTGGCTCCCGCCGTTGATCCCCAGCTGGGCTGTCGGCGTCTTGAACAGCCGCAAGCCAAGCGATGATGAAGACCCGGTCGCGGGGATGGCAGCATCCCGCGTCAGAGGCGGGTAGAGTCGTCCATTCCGCATCATACCCGAGCGTGGCAAGGTCGCCAAGTACGGCACCAAGTGCCCGCAAGCTGCGCTCTGTGGTGTTTCCCAGACACCACGAACAGGATTCCACGTCGCTGTGGGCACGAGCACTGAGCAGCCCCTTTACGTTCTCTATGATCACCAGCTGGGGTCGTAGCACTCCTATCGCATAAGCACAGTGCGACCAGATCCCGCTCCTGTTACCGGGCTGGAGCCCCGCCCGCCTGCCGGCCGACGAGACGTCCTGGCACGGGAAGCCCAGGAGCAGCAGCTCGACCGGGGTGACGCGGGACCAGTCGACCTCTTTGATGTCACCGAGGTTCGGCACACCGGGATGGTGCTCAGCCAGCGCCACCGCGGCGTCAGGGTCATTGTCAGCCACCCACTGCAGGTCGATGTCGAAGTGGGCGGCGGCACCCAGCTCCAGGCCGCTGTAGCCCGTGCAGAGGCTGCCTGTCTTCATCCGGCAAGCATCCAGGAGCGCAGCCCGTCGGTGGCGCGCGGCAGGCCGCGGTGCGCCGGGCACTCGGAATGGATGAACTTCAGGGTCCACACCTTGTGGACCATGGCCCAGCTGCAGTTGATGCAGTCATGCGGGCGCAGGCCGGTGACCATCTCGGCCGGGACAGCTCCCAGCTCGGCGCGGGCCTTAGTCGGCGCGGGCACCTGCGTGCTCTCCCGCGGTGAAGACTCGTATGCGCTGAGACGGCTCAAATAGGTGCTCACGGCCATCTATACCAGTGAGCACGACTTCGAGGCCGACCGCCACCTGCTTGTGCGGGTTCAGGGCGTGCAGCTGAAGATCCTCCAGCCTCATCACTTCCGACATCCGCACGTACCGGGTCCGCTGCTCAGCCTTGGCCACCCGGCCGACATCTGGCACGATGTCCCCGGCCTGCACCGACCCGGCGTGCTTGACCTGCCAGCTCTTGCCGTGGTGGTCGATGTGGATGCTCGGCCGCTTGAACGGGGCCGGGATGACTCGGCGCCGGACCGGCACCTTGGGCAGCACCGAGCCGTTGCCCGGGGCAGGGCCCTGAATCCGCGGGTCGTTGCGGGCGACCGGGATCAGATCCTCAGCGTGCACCGGCTCTGCCTGGCGCTTGACGTGGTCCTCGAACTGCTCCATGGCCGCGTCGCTGACCATGGCTTCCAGCGGCACGTCGCGGCCCGCATCGAGGTGCTCCGCGACCTTATCGGGAACTACCGGGAGGGCGTCCTTCCACTTCCCGGGGACTTTGCCGCCATGACCGTCGTCTGCCACGCCCGTACCCTTCCGATCGGTGGTCGGTCGTAGGCATCGGTAATGCGGCCGGACGGCGAGCGGCCGTGGATCCCGCAGCGGCACCGGCCTTCGGAGTACAGGAACCCGAAACGGGCCTCCGGCGCAGCCACGACGCCGCCCTGGCAGTCGTCATGAGGGAAGTCCGGCCCCATCAGGCCAGTCGCGCTGCAGTAGCAGATCCAGATCTCCGGCGAGGTGACATAGATCTCTGCCATCTTGAAGGACGTCGAGACCCCGCCGCGGTGCGCGCAGTCGTGGCGCGGGTTGCGCAGCACCTCGGGCACCACGAAGTTCGGCGGGTCCTCGGCGTTCAGGCGGTCCAGGTAGGCATCCATCTGCGCCTTGAACCAGCGCCCTGCCAGCTTCTCTGCACGGTCCAGCATGAGGCTGTTACAGACCGGAGAGCAGCATCCCGCGCATGTCGAGCGTCAGCGCGGTCACGACCATGAGGAACAGCACGTCCTTATCCCTCTCGGCGGGGTCCAGCTCATCCCACGGAACCAGGTTCGGGTGGGTGCGCAGCACCGGGTCCTTGGCTTCCCCCGGAAGCCAGCCCTCCAGCCGGCGGTACTCCACCCACGCCTCGTGCAGGCCGCGGGGTGTCACCCCGGACCGAGCCTGCCGGACACCAGCGATGACCGACGCCCGGGCGTCCGAGCCCAGTTCCTCCCAGGGCTCAGCCGGCCACGGGTTCCGGTGGATACCCTGCAGGCTGCGGAGCGCTCCGTGCGCTACCTGGGCCACCTCTTCATCAGAATATGCGTGCATACTGCGCCTCCCCCACACCCGCTCGTTTATACCGGTCACGGGGCTGCTCCCGATGGTGATCCCTAGGATTCATCAACCGCTGAGAGCATGGCCTCGTGCACGGCGAGGATGCCAGCGGTGTGCAGGTCACCTACTTCGGCCTCCGGGCGCCCCAGCTGCGCAGCCACCGCCCGAAGATCCATCCCCTGGTGGTAGCGCAGCGCGATCACAGCCTGGACGTCAGGGGGCTGGGCCAGCAGCACCTGCACCGCGGCGGCCAGCACGGTATTGACCACCGCCTGGCCCTCCACGTCGTCGTCATCCGCGATGTCGACGGGCTCGGCATCCATGGACACCGGCCGCCGGGCCACCGCGGCGACCGTGGCCCGGATCTGCTGGACGGTCAGGCCGGTCTTCTCCGCCAGCTCGCCCTCACCGACGCCAAGATCCTGGCCGGCCTCGCGCAGATCCTTGGCCCGGCGGCGCATCGAACGGGTGACGTGGTCGGAGGAGCGCAGGGAGTCGACCATCGTCCCGCGGATGTAGCGCAGCGCATACGCAGCGAAATACTGCGTGGCGTCCGGGCTGTAGCTGTTCTTCTCGCAGTACCCCTGCCACCGGTCCCCAGCCTTGGCCAGCCCGAGATAAGCCCACGAGACCAGCTCGTCCAGGCTCAGCTGCTGGGGCGCCGAGTTGAACAGCTTCCAAGCCTCGGCCTTGGCCTGGGGCATCAGCTCCGCAACAAGACGCTCGATCTCCGGCGTCACGACTTAACGTGGTGAGCCTGCTGCAGCAGCTTGATGTCACTGATCTTGCCAGGGGGCGGCCCGTGGTGCAGCAGGTGGTAAAACGTGGCCGCAGCAGCGTCATGGCGCGTAGCGCCCGTTACGGAAAACATCATCACGGCTCCGTGGGGCAGTTTCAAGGTCACTCGCCAGAACCGATCGGTTACGGCCATGGCTATGCCGCCCTCCGGGCTGCGATCATCCGCAGCATCTCCAGCGGGGTCCTGTCCTGGAACAGGTCTCCCTGCTCTCCCCAGACGGTGTCCGCGGTCTCCTGCTCGGAGTACAGCTGGTTGAGAATACCCTCCTCCTGCGTCCCACGAAGCAGAAGCTGATGAAAGTACACCGTGCTGAACGGAGATCCCGCGCGCCTCACGCGCCCCGCCAGCTGCGTCATGCGCGCGGGATTCGGGATGGTATCGACGGCAATGAGATGACGTGCGGCCTGGAGGTTCAGGCTCATCTCGATAGTCGTCGTCCCGATCAGCATCCGGCAGCCAGGGTCCTGGCGGAACGCGGTCAGCCGGCGGTCACGCTCGGCCTGCCCGGTCTCGTTCCCCCACATGACTACATGCCGGATGCCCGCGACGTCCAGCCGCCGGGACAGGGCCTCCACGTTCGGCTTGAAGTTGACGAACACCACGGCCTTATCGCCAGCGAACCCGCCCAGGCTCATGGCGCCCGGCGGCTCGACGTGCTCCATGATCCAGTCGAGCTTGATGCTGTCGTCGCCCGGGCCCTCGTCCAGGGTGGCCAGCCCGGAGCAGATCTGCCAGCCGTGGGTCCACAGCGCGGCCGCCTGCGGACGGCTGATGGTCTCGCCCTGCTCACGTATCAGGCGCAGCACACCGTCCTGCAGCTCGGCATAGCGCCGGGCCTGCGCCGGGGAGGGGTCGAGCCAGACGACGTTCGGCTGAATCGCGGGCAGGGTCATGTCGTCCACGTGCTCGGGCCGGCGGCGCAGGATCAGCGGGGCGATCAGCTGCTGCAGCTCCTGCTCGTTCTTGACCCCGGTGTCGGTGGTGCGCTCGCACTCGACCACCTGCCCGGTGCTGTCGCGGGTGTAGTAGACGTCGGTCGAGGTGGTGACGTACCGGTAGTGGAACTGCCGCTGGCTGCCGAGGCGGGCCGGGCCACCGATCGGCTCCAGGAAGTTGTAAAGCTCATCCATCTTCTTCTGGAGCGGCGTACCGTGCACGATGACCACCCGGGACGCCCGGCCAGCCAGCTCGCGGACCGCGTGCGACGTCCGGGTCGTACGAGTGCGCATGGCATCGGTGTCGTCGGCAACGACGATCCCGACCGGGAAGTGCGACAAATACGTGAGGTCGCCTTCCTTGCTCCGCTTCGCCCCGCGGGCCGAGGCCAGCGTGCGCTCGGAGATGACCGCTACCTCCCACGGGGTCAGGTAGGCGTTGATCCGCTGCTGCTTGGACATGCTGCCGGTCGTGGCGATCACCCGCAGCGACGGGATCATGCGGGTCAGCTGCGTGGCCCACTGGCCAACGGCACTGGACTTGGCGACGACCACCGCCCGGTTCTGCAGGCTCAGCTCGCCGGATTCCCTGCAGAAGGCGAGCATCCCGGTCACCGAGGGCGTCTTGCCCAGGCCCACCGTGTCCGCCAGCAGGGCATCTCCCGCCAGGAACAGCCACATGGAACCGGTCCGCTGATGGCGCCGGAGCATGACCCCGCAGTAGTCGCACAGCGGGCACAGGTGCGGGCTGCGGCCCGAGCCGCACAGCGGGCAGCTGCCGGAAGACTGCCGGTGCTGGAGGCAGACTCTATCGTTCCAGCAGGCTGGAACCTCGTAGTCGGTGATGTCGGGCGCCTCGTGGGCAATCCAGGCAGCCTGCATGCGGACACGCGGATCCCACGTTCTGACGTCAGCGATCACGTCTCTTATACCGGTGGCTTGCTATCGGGCACCTCTATGCCCAGGTGCGCGCAGATCAGGGACATGAGCGCGGTCTGGCTTTCAGCGATGGCCTCGATCTTGCGGATCTTCACTGCATCGCGCCGGGTCTGGCTGAACATTGCGATGCCGACCGTCGACTCGATGAGGATGGCGAGATAGGAGGCCCCGAGGTTCCACCACGTCAGGTCGGCCAGCGCGCCGCTGCGAAGCGACCATCCCGCCGACACCCCGACATAGGTCCAGACCGCAGCCGTTACCAGGGTGACGACCACCACGAACGTCCAGCGCCGGATGATCCCCTGCATCTTCCAGGAGGCTTCCTCGGCCAGGGTCAGCTCGTCGCCCGTGACCGGGTCACGAAAACGCACCGGCCGCCGGACTTCGGCGGACACGGCGCGCTGGTGACGCGTCAGCCGGACGAACTGGCGGACCAGAGGAGGATAGGACCGCCAGTTCCCGGCTGCGCCGGCACGTGCCTCAGGACTCACTTCCTGGGCATCGTCCGGTAAATCAGGCAGACGGCGAGTTCGCCCCTGCGTTGACCGTGACGTTGCCGACCAGTGACGCGGTTGCGCCCGCAGCGACGTCGAAGGTGTTGGTGAACGGGGCCACGCTCGGCGCGCTCGGGTCCGACACCGTGATCGTGACCGAGCCCGTGGCCACCGGGGCGACCGTGACGTCGGTGATCGCGCCGTTGTCGTCGGTGGTGTAGGTGACGTTGGCAACCGTGCCAGGCGTGGCCGGGGCGCCGCCGGTCGTCGGCGTGCCGCTGTCGCTCTGCGCAACGGTCAGGCTGTCGCCGGTCGGCTGGTTCATCGAGTCTTCCGGCTCGATGGTGATGGTGGCGGTGTCTGCGTCGAACATAGCGGTCATGAGCGGCGTGTTCCCTTCTCCTGCGGACTGGGTGATCTGGGCGGTGAACGCGACTGTCTCATCGGGACGGGTCACCTTAACGGAGATGGCAAGCTTCTCCGTCTCATGCCGTACGAGCCAGCCGAAACAGTCGTCGGCTACTGCAAGCAGCACTGCATCAGGATCAGCCGAGGCCGCGAAGGCGACTGCGGCGTGCAGCGCCTCGATCCGGAGTGCGTCGCGGCGGTCCAGCTTGCTCATGGCGTCCCTTCCGGTGGCTGCGCGGCGAACTTACCGCAGGTGGAGTGCCCAGCGCAGGCAAACGCGCAGGCTACATGCGGTTTTGCAGATGATGACGCAGCCGCTCCTCGACATGGTCCTTGATTTCGGTCTTGGCATCGTGCACAACGTTGTGGATGACCCGGGCGGCCACTCCCCCGATGAACAGGCCGACGCTGGCCGAGTAGAGCGGGATCGCGGTGATGGCGGCCGCCACGGCGATCAGCCGGCCAAGCGGGTTGTGCGGGATCACGTCGCCGTAGCCGACGGTCGCCGCGGTGATCACGCTCCAGTACAGGCCGGTGGTGACGGGCAGATGCTCAGCCAGCGAGAACAGCCAGCCCCACAGCATCGTGAGAGCCGAGCAGGCCGAGATCGTCGCGAGCGCGGCCTTGTGGTGGGTGTTCAGGCCCTTGGCTTGGCCGGTGCCCGGCGAGAGGTCCGGTCCAGGTGCTCCCGGTGCAGCTTGTGAATCATGTCGCGGCGTGAAAGATGCTTCAGCGCGGCGATGTCTGGATGATGGTGACGGCACAGCCTGAACACTCCTCCGGCAGCCTCGAACTTGCCCCAGCGAAGGCACCAGGGGCTCATATGGCAGGTGTGGTGCAGGTACCACGCAGCCACCCCGGTGAACAGCGCGATGTCCGGCAGCGAGCCACCCAGCCCCGACCAGAACCCGTACCAGGCGCCCGTGGGGTCGCGCGAGCCGATGATCCGCCACGCCTCGGACTGGCACTGGCGCATGTGGATCGTGTAGAAGACCGCGAGCACGCAGAGCGCGGCGATGAACAGAAGACTGCGGACCGGCAGCCGCGCAGAGCGCGGGTCAGGCGCCGTGACGACGTTCATGCCCGCGCCATCGTCAGATCAGGGACGACACAAAGCACAGCAGCCCGGCGGCGGCCAGCACACCGTAGGTCTCGACCACCGCACGCAGGCCGCGCTGCGGCCGCAGCCAGCACACCAGAGCCCCCAGGCCAGCAATCATCCCCACTGCGGCGATCCAGGCTCCGGGAGACCCGCCGACCACGAACGGCACGCAGGGCAGCGCACAGGCCAGCAGCGTGGCAATCCCGCACCCAAGCGCCGCGAGGAAGCCCTTCGGCTTGTCCGCAGACAGCCACAAAGCCGCGGTCATCCCGACCAGCTCGCCCAGCCCGGCCGACAGGCCCGAATGGAAGATCGCGGTCTCGTGCAGCCGCAGGCCGAGGATCTCGGAGATAGCCAGAGTCAGGCCGTCGGCAGCGCCGAGGATGACCGCGGCGCGCTGATCGTCACTGAACTCCACGGGCAGTACATCGGGGGACACAGAAGGCCGGGAGTCCGAGTCCCGGCCTTCTGCCCATCAGCCCTGCTCGCCTGCTGGGGCTGGACCGCCGCACACCGGGGTGGGTGTTAGGCACCGGCCACTATACGGCGACAGCCAGGCCACCGCCAGCGGTCCAGGGCTGCCGCTCCAGCAGGGGGTCGAGCATGACATCAGGCGCGAACCGGTCCCCGGCCGCCACGTGATTGCCGGGCCGGGCCAGCGCCGGGCCGCGCACTTCCCTGACCGCCGGGACGTCGAGTCCCGCCAGCACCCCGCGGGCGAGCCTGCAGTCGCCCGTCCCGCACGGCGCGACCGCCGCGCACCGGAACGCACCCGGGCGGCTGGAGCACAGCGCCACGGCCGCCTGAGAGGCCGCGCGGAGGGCAACCCTCCTGCCCGCGGCGTAGCGCTTGCGCAGCACCGCGACGGCGTTGCTGGCCATCGAGGTCACGTAAGAGCAATCAACGGCGAAGGCCGCCATAGCCGCGTCGACATCCTCACGGGACACGGGCGGCTGCAGGGCGGCCACCGCCCGCTCCAGCTCGGCTTTGCGCTCGGCCGCCTGGCGATCGAGAGCCAGAGCTGTCTCGATCGCCAGCACGAACGCGGGCTTGGTCAGGTGCCGCCCGGCAGCGCCCCGCCCGGCCGCAGGCACGTCCTGGGGCCGGGGACGGAACGGCGCAGCGGCCGCGTGGTAGTCGCAGGCCGCCAGCGGGTTCCCGGCCCGCTGGAGAGGCTGCCGGACCATCATCCCAGGGCTTTCGCGCAGGACGTCGAGGGCATGGACGGCCTGTTCCTGGGAAACGCAAGTACCACCGATGAGCATCATGTGCTGGTCCCCGCTCCGCCCGGATCAGTCGCTGTGGTCGGGCGTGAGGTTCGGCCGCATCGCCAGATAGCCAGTGAGCAGCGCCACCGCCTGGAGGATCGCAGCCTGCTCCCCGCTGCTCAGGTGAATCTTGAACAGCACGAGGGACTGCAGGATGTCAGCGGCTGCCCCGCCGATGACCGCGACGTGGCGCGGCTGGGCCAGCAGGGCGGTAATGATCGTGCCCAGCCCGGTAACCAGCATGCCGAGATAGGCGGCATCGGTCTGGGAGAGATGGGCGAACGCCACGATGAGCGCGACGAGCGTGCCCAGGACCGTGACGAAGTAGACGGCCGGCTCGTGCCGGACCTTCGCAGCAGCATTCATGAACGCCCCCTAGCCGAGGTGCAAGACGTGGTGACCTGCGCCTCAAGGGCGTCTCTTATCGGCTGGAGGCTACCGGTCGTGTCCAGAAAATGACAAGACCGAAAAGGGGGAGCTGCCAAGTCGTGATCTTCCGGCGCCGAGAGTCGGGAGGGACCTACAGGGGACCTGCTTAAAGGCCCCTCCCTCGTCTCCGCGTCTCAGACTCCGGGCTCGGGACCGCGCCCAGCCTCTGGCGGGCGCAGGACAGCTGTCGTGCCTGAGACATCTGCGGTGCGGCGGCAAGATCCTCGGGCCTCCCTGACCGCCGCACCTGACCCTATTACGGGGCAGCTACCGATCCTGCCCCATCGCCTGCTCCAAGCCAACCGGGACCGCGGCCGCCGCTGAACCGGGGCCGGTCCACGGGCCGTCTTCCTTGGCAGGCGGCACCTCGCGGGGAGCCTGCGGCGTGCGGCCGGTGGCACGCACACCCGGAGGTGCCGAGGAGCCGGTGGCCAGGAACTGCCTCAGCGCGTGGTTGACCGGCGGCCGCCCTGGCTCCGGGGACGGAGTCTGCACCCGGGACATCCGCGGATCCGCCTGCGTACCGCGGATCTGGCGCACCCGTGCCCACCCGGCCGCCGCTGCGTCTACCTGCGGGCCGGTGTCGTCTTGCTGGAGATCTGCGGGAATCGAGTGCCCCGTCTGGAGCAGACGGCTTAGGTTCCTGTCCATGAAGGCGTTCATCGGCAGGCCACGACGCCGTAGGCATAAGTGCGTCCATCTAACTGGCGAGGGCCAGCACTGTGTCAAAGGCAAACACCGAACAGGCCAGCATACGCAGGAACAATCGCGCTCCACAATCGTTATGGCTACAGTAACTCGCACCGAGAGCTGTAACCACCCGACTACGAACCCTGGAGGGTCCGGGATGGCCGGCAGGATGGGAAAGATCCGCAGCGCAGCGCAGACAGGCAGGCTGAGCAGGACGCTTCAGCGCGCTGACCCCATTGCTCTATGGGGTCTGTCTGTCATTATCGTTTCAGCGACGTCCTGGGCTTTTGCGGAGTCCTACCGAGGGCTGTTCGAGTTCGGTTATACCTACCTTCATCTTCGCGGGGCATGGGCTGCTGGATATCCCATCATAATTGACTGGCTCATAGCCATGGGAGAACTGCGGCTGTTCCTGTGTGCCCTGCGCAGAGACACCCGGTGGCGCACCCGCGGCTGGGCGTGGGTCGTGACTACCGGCGCTCTGGCATCGTCGGTCCTGGGAAACGCTGTGCACGATGGACTGCACGCCGGCGTCGCCGTGAAGCTTGGCAGCGCCATCGCCCCGCTCGCTGCCACCATCGCACTTGGCTTTGGCCTCGGCCTGGTCAAGGACGCTGTGGCCACCGCCAGGGCGGCCGAGGAGCTGGCCAGGCAGCCTAAGCCGAAGCGGCCGGCGGTGGTGACCGAGCGCGCCGAGAAGCCACACGAGAAGAACGTGGTCGACATCCACGCGAAGCGCGGCCCGAAGCCGAAGCTCGACACCGACCCGGCGATGCGCCAGCTCGTGCAAGAAATCTCCAAGGAAATCAGCAAGGGCGCGAGCTTCACTGAGCGGGGACTCCGCGAAGCGTACGGCCTGAGCAGTCGTCACATCGCAAGGCAGGTGCTGGCAGCAGCACGAGGAATGGCACAGGAGGTGGCTAGTGGCTGATGAAGAGACCCTCGATGAAGAGCCGCGTGCAGGCCCAGAGCAGCGCCCCGGACATGTCCGGGGCCGCAGACCGCTGCTCTACCTGCTGGGGGGCATCGCAACCGTGGTCGGAGCTGTCCACGGTTTCGGCGCAGGCCCGGTGGAGATGGCAGCGGCTGGGACCGGGGCAGCCGGGGCCGGCGGAGTCGGGATCTGGCAGTACCCGCGTATCCGGAGGCACTTCGCACGTCCTCCGGGCTCGTCCCGCAGGGAACGGCGGTCCGTCCGCCGGTCCTCCTCGGGCGGGCGGGCACTGCCCAAGCTCGGCTCTGGCGGCCGCTCGCGCGGTGCGGGCGGTGGCCGGCGGTCCGGCGGCGGATCAGGGCGCGGCGGTCTGGGCCTGGGACGGGGCAAGCGCTCCGGGTCAGGCGCTTCCGGATCGTCCGGGCGCTCGCGCAGGCGCACTCTGTCCCCAGGCGGCGGTCTGGGGAGCGGAAGGCGCCGTACGGGAACTGGTCCGGGCGCGGGTCGACGGCGCACCGGCACAGGTACCGGTGCGGGCGGCCGGGGTCTGCGGCGGTTCCTGCCGCACAGGCCGGCGGGATCCCGTCCAGGCGGAGGACGGCCGGGTACCGGTCACCGTCCCGGCACCAGCAGCCGGCCGCGAGGTGGGCTCAGGAGGCTCATCCCAGCCCGGCGACGGGCCACCGGGGGGCCAGGAGGACGGCCAGGAGCGGGCGGTCGCCCGCGCAGCCGTCCCCGCGGCCTGCGGCCAGCTGGGGCAAAGCCCCCGGGCACGGCCACGCCCAAGCCAGGGCGTACGCGCAAGACACTGCGCCGGCTGGTTCCGGGAAGGCTCCGGCGGCACAGCCCCGGATCGGCCCGGCCAGCGGCTCCTCAGGTCCGGTGGGGCCCGGGAGCCAAAGGCCACGGCCGCCAGCTGCGCAGGCAGCGAGGCAAGCAGCTGCGCGGCCAGTCCAGGGCCCAGCGCCGGCAGATGCGGCGCCAGATCAGGCAGATGCGAACCCAGACCCGGAATCAGCGAAGGGCACGGGGCAAGCAGCTGCGCAGCCAGGCACGGAAGCGCTGGACCAGCAAGCTGCTGGCTCCCATCGCTGCAGTGGCCGGGCTTCGCCAGCTGTACCGCAGGCACAAACTGCGCAAGGCGCAGCGCAAGGGCCAGTGGCGTCCGGTCCCGAGGCTGGGAGAGCCCCAGCAGGTCCAGCCACGGCGGATTCCGGGGCTGCACTACGGAAACCAGCTCGGGCGCCGCTGGCAGCAGATCTGGAACGAGCGCATGAGGAAGGAACGCAAAGAGCGCGAGCGCGCCAGGCGGGAGAGCCAGAAGCCCGCTGCGGCGCCAGCCCCGGCCCCAGCTCCCACCCAGGGAACGTCGAGGCCGGCACCCGCTCCGGCACCACGGCTGCAGGCGCCACAGGTGCGCAGGCAGCGAGCACCATCAACAAGAGGAGGCCCTATGGCAGGAATCGAGGCGGTCGAGGAGGCCGTCCATGACCACATTGCCGCGTTCCACCCGGCCAGCGGCTCCGATCTGGACACCTGGGCCCGGCAGATGGCCGAGCTGCCTGGCGTCATCGCGAAGGCAATCCGCACCGCGGCGGACGGGATGACAGACGAGCATATCCACCAGGCGTTCATCGAAAGCCTGAGGGAGTACGCGTCGGCTCTGTCCAGCACCGGGGACGCGGCGGCCGACGCGTTCCAGACACACCGCTCGGCACACCACATGTGGCTGAACGGCTAGGAGGCACACAATGACCACGACCCGCAGCCAGCCCGTCCCGGCGAAGTCCCTTGACCCGGCACCTCGTCATGTGTGGACGCACATGATCGAGACCGGGCTGGCTGTGGGCGTGGCCCTGTTCCTGTTCGCTCTCACCAAGATCCACGCGTTCCCGGCAGGGGCGCTCGCGCTCGTGCTCTCCGTCTCAATTGCGACCGGGATCTCGATCCGGTCGAAGTCCTCCTCGGTCGTCATTTGCTCCCTGGCGGTCGCGGTCACTGTTCCGGGGTGGCTGGTGTATGCGAAGCTGACCGGCGTGTGGCACTGGCCGGCGTTGGTTTCTCTGGTCGCGGTTGTCGGGGCGGTGATTGTCGCCGGCGGCCTAGTCTGGGAACGCCACGATATGGAAAGCCGCCAGGCAAGCGAGCGCGTGGCAACGTTCGCCGCAGCGGCGGCACGGCGCAAGATCATCGCGGCCTTCACCCGGATCGGCCTGACGAACATCCAGGTCACCCTGATCGAGGAATCCCGGGGCAACCGCATCGTGTACCTGCGCCTACCGACGGACGGCTCGGTCACCCTGAACACCCTGCGGTCCTGTGTGGAGAAGCTCTGCATCCCGCTGAAGATGGACCCGGGGGCGATCACCTTCGAGGGAGGCAAGCATGGTGGCGAAGCCATCATGACCCTCAACGAGGAAGACATCTTTGCGGAGACCGTGCCGTTCCCCGAGCACGACGAAGTCCTCACCATCACCAAGCCCATCCCGGTCGGCATGGCAGCCATCGGTGAGCTGGGCCGCCTCCTGTTCCGCGAGGTAGCGACGTTCCTGACCGGCCTGCGAGGCTGGGGCAAGAGCAATCTTCTCAACGTCCTGATCGCCCAGTTCTCCGCATGCGAAGACGTCATCGTCTGGTGTGTCGACCTCGGCGGCGGCTCCCTGTCGGGCCCCTGGATCCAGCCATGGATCAACGACGAGGTACTCAACAACGGGGGCAAGGGCCTGCGCCCGTGCATCGACTGGGTGGCCACCACCCGCGAAGAGGCGTACCTGATGTTCAAGGCAGCCGACCGGCTCGTGATGGGGCGCCGGGAGGAGAACGCCAGCATGCGCCGGACCAAGCTCGTGCCGTCCCGGGCCAAGCCGGCCGTGATGGTTCTGGGCGACGAGGTGGCTGACATTTTCATGCTCGACGCCCCGCGCGAGAAGCAGCAGCTGGCCGGCGTCTCCAACGTCCAGATGGTCGCCTGGGCCAACGACATCACCCGGAAAGGCCGGCCCTCGGCCATCGACCCAATCTGGACCACACAGCGGCCAACCGTTTCCCAGGCCGGGTCCGGCGACCTCAAGAGCCAGTGCGGGCTGAGGATAACCCTCGGCCAGATGACGGAGATGGACGCGCGCTCTGCGGTGCCGGACTCCGACCCGGCGGCCAAGGCGATCTCCCGCCTGGCCCACGTCGGCACCGGACTCATCTGGCGGATGGGCGACCGTGACCGGAAGCTGAAGGTGTGGAAGTTCTTCCGGCTCGACCCAGGCGACGAGCACCCCGAGGACCGCGCGAAGGTCGACCGGATCGCGGCCCGCTGCTCGGTCATACGGCCAGTCTTTGACGCGGCCGACCTCGCGGTGCTGGGCAGCGACTACACCGAGCGGTGGACGCGCTCCGAGCTGTTCCAGAGCCTGGCTCCCGAGCCCCCGGCCACCCCGGCTCGCACCACCGCAGCCACCGCGGTGATCGACCGCGAGGAACAGAGGCGTGCGCAGCTGGCGGAGTTCCAGGAGATGATGGGCGACACCCTGGCCGACCTGTCCACCTTCGCCCAGGGATACACCCCGCAGGGCAACGCCCCGGCGTGGAAGCTGCGCGCCTACGCGCTGATTGCCGAGCGCGCGCTGCTGGGCATCGCGACCAGCGAGATCTTCACGATCCTCAAGAAAGAAGGGATCGGGGTCGACCGCGCGCACATCCAGCGTGAGCTGGGCAAGGACCGCGACGCTGAGCTGATCGCCAGCAAGAACGGCCGCTGGTACCCGAAGACGCCGCCTCCGCCCCAGCAGTGATGTCACACCGCTGAGCTGGCCAGATCACTGCTGTGAGGTGTGATCCGGGGGCGCGGGCAGGACGCTGGCCACGAACAGGATGGTGCAGACCAGCCACAGCGGCATCTCGAACAGCGCACCGAGATAGACCCCGGTGGCGGCTGTCAGCGCCACGGAGAGGCTCACCCCGCCCAGCGTGGCATCCAGGCACCACAGCGGCACGGTGACAGCATCCCGCAGGATGCGCCTGCGCCGCTGCCGCCGGTAAGCCAGCCACGCCCCCTGGGCCGTCTGGGGGACGCGGCGCGGCCATACGGGGTCATCAAACATCCGGTCGTCTATCACGGCTTCACCTGCTTTGCCATCCAGTCTGCCGGACGGCGTGCCCGGCGGTGGCCTTTGTGCCGGGAACCAGCCGGGATGACCGTGCAGCTGATGACCTCGACCAGATAGCCGTGCTTGCCGGCAGCTGCAGCCTTCGCATCGTCGTGGCTCTCGAAGACGCCGAACTCCTCGCCGCGGGCGAGCCGGCGGTGGTAGAGGTACACGACCTGCTGGCTGGCCGGCTTCTCCTCCGTCCGGCTCGCGTGCCGGATCCCCGCGAAAGCTGCACCCGCCACCGCAGAGACCAGCAGGGCAGCCAGCGCGCCGAATGCCAGAACCACCTAGATCACCCCCAGGGCCAGCGCCGCGCGGTACCACCGCAGCGGGCTGATCCTCGCCAGCTTCTCCGACCTCAGGATCTCCCGTGCCATCCGGATGTTGCCGGCGTTGTCGAACGCCCGGTAGATCTCATGGCCCGAGCGGAAGCGCCAGTAGTTGGACTTGACCCGGTTGCAGGTCCCGCACAGCACCATCAGGTTAAACAGCACGCTCAGGCCGCCGAGGCTCCAGGGGAAGACGTGGTCGAGCTGCAGATCCACCCACTGCCCGCAGTGCACGCACCTGTGAGAGTCGGCAGACATCACAGCCCGGCGGATAAAGCCAGGAATCGCAGGCCGCACGGTGTAGCCCCTGCGCCACCACCTGCGCAGCCCTCTGGGCACCACAGACATCGCAGTCGCGGGCAGCACGTAGAACACCGCGGTCAGCGCCAGCGGCCACGCCAGCACCGCGGCGCCCTCGATCGTCCACATGCCCGCTTGGCGTCCAGGATCGTGCAGGGACGTCCAGATCCACACACCCCCGGCCACCGGCACCGCCCAGCTCAGCCAGCCCGCCTGGAACCTCCTGCGGCGCCGCCTAGCCACGGCTGTGCACACACGGGGAGCCGCACTCGTCGTCAGCGCAGTGCGGGGCTTCCCAGTGGATGACCGTGGGCGCGGCGTCCAGGCCGGCGTCCCAGCGGTACACGGTGCCGTGGGTCTCGTCCGGGTAGATGCCGACGACGAGGATCTTCCCGTGCATCCAGTACGCCCCGACGGCGGGGCCGGGAGGGCTGTCCGGGTGCTGGCGGATGGGCAGCGGGCCGTCCAGTTCGCCGGCGGCGGCAACAGCCGGGTCGACGCGGTCCTGCCACCGTGACCTGCCCGGCTCCGGCTGCTGTCCTGTCTTAACGTTCACGGCGCGATGCCCTCGTCCCAGTCCGGGTGCTGTGCCACGAACCGCCGGTAGGCGTCGTTCTCGCCCTGCACCCGCGCGGTATAAGTGCTCCCGCCAGCCCCGGTGAACTCCCGCTGCTCCGTCCCGCACCCCAGCAGCGCCCGCACCATCTGGTCAGCCACCCACATCTTGTGGTGGGCTCCATCGAACTGGGCGAGGGGCGCAATCTCCAGCGCCGTGTGGATGCGGTCCCCCAGCTGCGCGGCGGTCGTGCCTTCCGGGAACCACTCCGGCTGTCCTGCGGTCATCGTAGTCATGGGACTTCTCCGCCTTCCGTTTCGCCTGGCGGGGCGGCCCCAGGGGGTAACGGTCCTGGTTTGCCGGAACGGGGACGCTGATCATCGTTCCGCAGGCTCCCTGGGGCACGCCCTGCCATTATTACCGGCCAGGCGCCAGATCACACCACCCGGCGGCGGCTGTGATGTCCCCCATCACAAGATAGTGATGCGCCCAGGTCAGCGGCATGTGACATCATCTGGGGGGTACTGTGACCCGCCACATCACAGTGACCACCTTTCCTGGTCTTATCACAGGTCAGGGGGCTCCATCACACATCACAATCACTTCCCCCGGTCATCAAACCCTGCATCCCGCGGGGACGGGTGATGTGCTGTGACGTCGCGGGTGCATCTGTTAATGGAAGGCGCCGGTCAGTGCGGGGGCGGAGGAACGGGACTCCTAACCCGCGTGCGCCGCACGACGGGGGGCGGCCGCGGCGGGGGCGCACGCCTAGCCGGCGGCAGGGGGAGCCGGACGGACGGGCGCGGGGAGCTGAGCTGTGCGCCCGCGGGGCTGAGAGCGTCTGTGCGTGGCTGGCCATGTCCTGACACAGGGCAGGGGCTGAGCGTGGCTGTGGGGGGAGCTGAGCGCGGCGCACGGGGAGCTGTGCGGCATGGCTGCGGCGTGAGCTGAGCTGCGGCGCGGGGGGTGTCTCATTGGGTGGGACTATCGGGGTGTGAGAACGGGGGAGCTAAACGGAGGCTGTGCCCATCTAATTGAGTACCGGGCTAGCCGGCGGATGGTGAGTCGTGGCTGGCCAGGCGCCTGGCGCTAAACGGAGGCTGATCATTTGGGCAGGTCACAGGTTGATAACAATAGAGGCTTAACGGGTAGACACGTGTCTACTGCATTGGGAGTCTGAGCATGCACAACCCAACCAGCCCACCAAACGGAGGCACAGGACATGCACAGCCACTACGCGCAAGAGGCCACGTCATACGCGAATCTGCAGCTCAGCGTGCACGCACGCATTAACGACCTGCACAGGCGTGCGCACGGGATAGCGCCGGCCGTGGAAGAGTCAGCACTGGACAGCGGATGTACGGACGGTCCGGGCACCTACCGCGCAGAGTACAGGGCGCTTGGCCCGCGTCAGCGCATGGCATGGGACATGGTGGCGGAGGCGCACGGCTGGAACGCCGTGAGCGACAAGCCGGCCATGCTCGCGGTTGCTGAGCAGTGCGAACGCGACGGCCAGCCCTACTACGTGGGGTATGAGAACACCAAGCCGGCGCGGTTCACCACCGCGCTTGCCACGGAGACGGACCTCTTTGAGTTTGGCGTGTGGGGGCCGGATCAGCCCGTGGAGCTGCTGCCGGCGGATGCCGCACGCGAGGTAGCGGAGACGAACGCGCTCATTGACGAGATCAGCGAGCGACACGGGCTGAGCACGCGAGTCTCCGCACAGCCGGTTCCACAGCTCATGCTGCAGTGCTGCGGCGTCTGGATTGACTACCCGCAGGCCGGCGGGGAGACCATGTGCCCCGTGTGCCACACGACGTTCCTGGTTACCGCTGCCTGCCCTGACGAACTCGTGAGCTGTGAAGAGTGCTCAGCACCGTGTGACGGCACGCTGACCGCCTACAGCGAACTCATGGGCGAGGACGTGCCCGTGTGCCCCAACTGCCGCGCCATGTGCGCGCTGCTGGACGCGGTAGCCGTTCCGGTGCCCAGTGAGGCGGAGGTGCTTGCCGTGGCAGTTGCGCTCACGCTCTCGGACAACGCCGCGGGCTGCCCCGTGCATGGTGCGGACCCCTGTTTCTGCGCGGAGCTGCTGAGCGATTCCGGCTGTGTCTGCCGGCTAGGGCCAGACTGCCCGATTCCGGGGAGCTGCAGCGCGTCAGCGATAGCGGAGGCAGAGGACGCCACGAGCGGACGCCACGCCGGAGAGCTGTGGGACATACCGAGCGACTACACGGGGCGCCACCGCAACACGGACGCCGCGATAGATGACGCGTGGCTGCAGCGCTTGTAAGCGGCTGTACGTCCCTGAGAGCGATTCTGCCGGTTGCCCTACCCGGTCTCTCATGCGGGTAGGGCTGAACGGCTGCCAGCGTGAATCTCAGCGCTGGGCAGACGCTACTAGCGGGCTGTAGGCGGGGGAGCTGCAATTTAGTACATCATGCCTACAGCCATGCCCGGACGAAACCCCATGTGACGCCATGGGGCAACGGCTGTGCGGAGAGCTGCAGGGCCTGTGGGGGGCCCGCCTAGGCGCATGAGAACGGGCCGGAGAGCTGCTGTGCGCCTCCGGCCCGTTTGGCTGAACGTGGGGACTAGGACTGCCCGGCTCCGGGGCACTTGCGCCTGTGGGCACCTAGCCCGATGCCGGACAGCCACATACGCGTCCCGCACCTCCGGCACTCGACGCGGTAAGGCGGGTGATTGGCACGGCGGGGGTAGCGCTTGCGCCAGTCCGCTAGCTCGTCCGGGGTGGCGCGCACCTCGCGTACGTCCGGTGCCCTGACAGCCATGGCGATCACACCTCCGCTGCTGTGGCCGGCGTCACGCTCACGCGAAAGGGCGTGCCGTCAAGCATGATCACGAAGCTTGCGCGGGTGTCCGTGCCGCTCACCTCGCCATGCGGCGCGTTCACGAGCTGTGCGTGTCCGTCCGCCGTAAGCACAGCAGCATCCGCTAGGAACTGTGCCGCGACGTCGGCTGTGTACGTCTCGCTGTAGGCCATGGCGATCACGCCTCACTGTCTGGAGTGAAGCCAAGCCGGCACGCTAGGCGGGCCAGTCCGGCGCTGAGCTGAGCTGTGGAGCGCGTGGCCATGTCGTCACGGGTGAGCTTGGTTACGACCGTCATGCCGGAGGCTGAGCGCCGGTAACCGCTCTTGGCTGTGGAGCTGCGGAAGTTGTGGTGCACCTGACGCAGAACACGACCGTCGCTGGCCAGTGTCAGCGTGAGGTGCACCTTGCCGTCGTGCGTGAGCTGTGTGCCTGGCTCCGGTTTGCTGGCCTTGACTTGGCATAGCGCGGTTGCGCCACGGGCTGAGATCTTTGCCATCTGAGTCTTGCCTCCGTTTGTGGGCGGTGCATCGTGGGATGAGTCTAGCGTGTCCGGTTGACACGTGTCTACCCTGCATGGGACTATGGAGTCTCCACAGCCCAGCAAACGGAGGCACAGAGCAATGGACCCGAACGCAGCACTAGCCAACTTCCGCGCGGCATACGCAAACGGGGATGCCACGGAGGCGGCCGACGCTATGGCCGGTCTGGATGAATGGCTGTCCGGGGGAGGTTTCCTGCCCAGCGCGTGGCAGCACGAGCGCGCCGACAGCACGCCACAGCACACCTCGCCGCACTCCCCCGGAACGGCGTTCGGCTGTCCCGCATGCCTAGCTAGCTGTCACTGCCGGCACTAGGGCCAGCACAGCCACACAGACCCCCGCGCCGATTGGTGCGGGGGTCTTGTGCTGAGTAGACACGTGTCAACCGTGCATGATACGGTGGAGACTCCACAGCCCACAAACGGAGGCTAGGCACAGTGAAGACTCACCACAGGACACCACCAAGCGACTACACCGCATGCGGACTGCGCGCACGTACGGTCATGGACACGAACGCATGGTCGGACGTCACGTGCGGGAACTGCCTACGGTCGACAGCTCACCGTGAGGCACAGGCGATAGTGCCGGAGCCGGCACAGATTCAGCGCTACGCGGCCGACGTTCAGCGCATGATCACGGAGGACATGACAGCCGGCGTCATCCCGGACACCGCGCGCTCGTTTGCTGAGCTGCATGATCATGTGGACGCCAACGAGTACGTGATCAGCGCGCTTGACGGCTACCAGCCGCGCGGGGATGACCTGAGCGAGGTGATGTTCAGCGATGCTGAGACGGCCATGGCCAATGCGGTCACGGACGCGGTAGACGCGTGGCTGCGCTCACGGGGTGGCCCCGATTGGTGCCACACGTGCGGCAATCCGGTGCACGCGGGAACGTGCGCATGCTGGGGACTCATAGCGCAAGCGCTAGAGCAGTACGCGGGGATCGGCTTTGACTCGGCCGCGCTCATGGCTTCTGAGCTGTGGGCGCAGGAAGCCGACCGCGAGCGAGTGTGGTCGGCTGAGTACGCCGGCGATCACGTCCAGAACGTCAACGGGAAAGCACAGCCGATACAGACCTACCCGCGGCCGGCCGGACTGCTCACGAGCGCTGAGCGTGCCATGGCTCAGGATGCCGCAGAGAACACGCTGAGCACGCTGGAGAACGCCGGCGTGACGGAAGCCAACGCCGCGCGGCTCCGCGCGCTCCGCGGCAAGCTCAGCGACCCACAGCCATGGGTGCTGTCAGTCGCTGAGCTATGGATGGTATGGGGGGCGCTCACGCTCTCGATTGCCACAGCCGACCCCCGTTGCGCCGGAGACCTTGACGGCATGCGCGCCATGTCCAGCCGGCTCGGTTACCAGATTGGCGCGCTCTCATGAAGATCAGCCAAGAGACCATAGACGAAGTGGCACGCGTCGGCCGCGAGTATCCGGACGGTATCCACACGTGTGCTGAGCTGCAGCGGCTGGAACCGGGCCGGCGTCCGTGCACGTGTGGCAGGTGCCCTAAGTGGGAGCTGTGGCAGTGCCAGCCGATGCAGCCAAACGACGCGCGTCTAGCTGTGGGCACGGAGGCGGAAGTCAAGCGCGCGGCGCAAGCTCTGGTAGATGAGGCGCACGCGCTTGACTACCCGCTACCCGAAATGGTGCTGCGCACTGATCTCTACCTCGCGGCTCCGGACGGCTCACACCGCGGTCAGCGCTGCGACTGCCCCGGGGAGGCTATCTGCTGGATAGACGTGGACTGGTGAGGCTGGCCACGCCACAGCTCGCAAAATAGCTGCATCGTGGCATACCGTCCGGTCTAGGGCCCGCCTAGGCCGGCGGAGCCACCATGCCAGGCAGGGGAAAGCCATTCTCATCAAACGCTGAGATGAATACAAACGTCCCTGTTTTACCCTCACGTTTGCGGGCCCGGAACCTTCGCATGCTCGCAGCCTCACGGCACGAGCGACGCGCGTATTTCTTCCGTGCGCCTCCAAGAGGTGAGCTGTAGACGAGCCGGCCACAGCCGCACGCGCATGCCCGCGGGGGGTAAGGGTCCGGATTGTCTATTGGCTCACGCTTGGCGCGCTGAGCGAGCAAGATCAGCGTGAGCTGCAGCGATTCCGCCATGCGCCGCGCGTCATGCGACACGAGCGCGCTCTCAGCGTCGGCAATGATCCTGAATCTGTGGCACTGATAGCACAGACAGGGACCGGTGCCCGCGATGCGCGCGCACTTACTGTGGCGGATACGCGCGCAGTGATAGCACTGGACAACTAGCGGCTCCGGCTCCGCGCGCTGGCCCTGCGCTAGCGGCTGAGCTAGCACGTTAAACCCGACAGGAAGATCAGACAGTACGTCCGGCAGGCTGGCCTTACGCGGCCGCAACGCCGGCGGAAGATCTGAGACGTCCGGGGAGTCGACTACAGGCATGCTCTGGGCATCGGTGCATGCTTACGGCCGGCCGGAGTTCCCTAGTGATCTTTCCAGATCTCTCTGATACATCCGATAGAACCGATCACCTACAGACTGCCAGTGATCACCTTGCCGGTAGTCACCCGACAGGCGAGATTTAGCTGCCAGCCGCCAGTAAGCGCGAGCGCTTGCCAGCCGGCTAGGTACTCTGCGCTTCATGAGAACAGACTAACACGAGCGGTTGACACGTGTCTACCGCCATGGCAGGATTGACCTTGTAAGCAAGCCCACCAAACGGAGGCTAGAACAATGAACGACACCAACCCCACCCCACGGCACGCGGCTCCGCGTGCGCCGCTGGCTGAACGCCTGGCCGTCAAGGCCGGCCGCGTGCAGCGTGCCCGCCGGCGTGCCAGTCTGCAGCGTGCCGCATTCCGCGCTGACCAGCGTGACGCGGCCGGCTTCGGATACCTGATCAGGCAGGGGAGGTAACCGCCATGCGCTACATCCTTGCCTACGGGCTGCCCGGATACGGGCCGGACGCGAGCGACGATAATTTCAGCGTGGCCACGACGTGGCGCGACGTTGCCGATGAAGCGCGGCGCATGCTGAGCGAGTCGGCCGATCAGGCAGGGGACACCGCGGTCAGCTACGCGGACGCCGGCCAGTATGAGGACGCATGGAAGATCCGTGCGAAGGCGGACACCCTGTATAACCTCGCTGCCAGCTTCGACAACAAGCGCGCCAATGCGCCGCTCTTCCGCGGCCGGCCGGACACGTGGAACCGTGCCATACAGAGCATGGTGGAGGAGCACTTCCCCTACGACGTGGCCGACAACTGCCGGCTCTACGTCTGGGAGTCGGACACGTTCGGCATTGCCGACGATGACATTCTCAGCGCGTACCTCACCCGTGCGGAATGGCGCAAGATCACGGAAGCGCTGGAGAGTTCGCCGGCGATCCCCAACCGCGCGGAGCTGATCACCAACATTCTCAGCCAGACCGACCCGCTAGGCGAGCCTGACTAGCTCTCAGCTCACCCCGGAAACCTCCCGTATCCGCCACAGGGTACGGGAGGTTTCTAGTTGACACGTGTCTACCAGCCATGCTAAGGTGAGGTCACAAGGTCAAGCCCACAAACGGAGGCGGCACCAATGCTCAGCTACCAAGACGCACAGACCAGGATGGCGCGTGCACAAGATCGCGGTTACGGCAAGCGGCGCTTGCTCCAGAACAACACTTATCTAGTGCAGCGCGGGGAAGACTACGCGGTGCGGCTCCACAACACAGACGTGGTGACCATCCATGCAGACGGCACGTACACCCTGAACACTGGCGGGTGGGAGACCGTCACCACCAAAGACAGGATCAATGGCTACGGGCCCGCGCGGGTGTACTCACACCGTGGCGTCTGGGCTGTGTGGCACAGTTCCGACCCCCGCATGCCGGCCAAGGTCCAGAAGTGCCGGACGTGCAAGGGCACGGGGCTGGTCACCGTAGACGACTGGGGCAGGGTCAGCTACTACCGGACGGCCGACTACTCAGCATGGATGACTGAGGTAGACGGAGAGACCTACCCGGGTAGCGAGTGGAGCGTGAACTACGATCTGCAGCACCCCTCAGCAGTCCGGACCACACCGCAACCACTACGACGGAACGGCCGGCCGCTGACTGACCAGCCCATGCGAACGTCCGTAGTCGGGCAATGGAACAGGCACCGCGGGCAGGGTGTGATCGGCCGCCACAAGGCCACATGCCACAACTGCCACGGCTCGAAGGCTGCCGACTACGGCTCACAGCAACGACCGGTGATCTTCTATGACGGTATCCGCGTGGACAGCTCCGGCATGGTGATCGATCCGGACGCGCGGCGCATGCCGGAACTGCCGGAAGAGCGCGCAGCGCGGGAAGAGGCGGAGCGGCACGCGGCGGAGAAAGCAGCGCGGGCACGCAAGCGCGCGGAGGCGCAGGCTCGCAAGGAAGCGCGCGAGCGTATCCCCCGTGAGCGTGCGGAATGGCTGGCCGGGCATCGCCTCATAGCCACGCCGAACAGCGAACTGCCGGCCACGGTGGAGCTTTACAAGGCTGTGCGTGCGGACGGCTGGTCAGACAACGGCCAAGCGAATGGCGTTGGCCTGTACCTGCCAGGCCGGACCGTGACCGCCCCGGACTACCGGCCAACCGAGGTTTGCGGCAACGGTCTGCACTTCTGTGCCACGGTGGGGGAAGCGCTCGGCTATGACCGCTCCGCAACGCGCTTCATGGCCTGTGCCGTGGACGTGGCTTCCATGATCGCTCTGGGAGACAAAGTCAAGGCACGCTCGTGCACGGTTCTGCGCGAAGTAGGCCGAGACGGATGGCGCATATAGCACACCGCGTGGGATGACCTCCCCGCGGGCACAGCCGGCCGCGACTAGGAGGCCACCTAGAGCCGCGGACCCCCGTGCCTGCAGAGGTGCGGGGGTCCGCGGCTGTGGTTGACACGTGTCTACCGGCATGAGACAATGAGGACACAGCAAAGCCCACAAACGGAGGCTAGGACCATGAAGCACGAGATTTCCAGCGACCGGACAATGCTAGGTGAGCGTTTCATCACCTGCACTTGTGGCCACGTCGCGCAGGGCGGAGCGTACAACAGGATAGCGGAACAGAATTTCGCGTATCACCAGCGCACAGCTAGGCAGGCTGAGCTTGACGCACAGCCGCGTGACAGCGCGGAGGCGCACGCACAGGCGGAGGCTGCCAGCGATGCATGGTATGAGCGTTTCGACGCGAGCCAGCCAGGATGCTGGATTGCTCCCCCGCGGCCGGCGTCATGACAGCGCTCGTGCTCCTCCTGATCTGCCCGGAGTGCCGCCGGCACATGCTGTATCTGCTGAGACCGTGGCCAGGATGGCACGAACTCCAGAAGCGGGCCCGCCGGCGCTTGCGAGCTACCCCCATCAATCATCCTGTGCATCGTGGGGTGAGGCTGTGAGCACACCGCATGATCCCCTGTGGGATGAGTTCTGCGCGCTGGCCAAACCAGAGCATGCGCTGTCCGTCGCGCAAGAGCTGTCAACCGGAGATCTCATCCTGAGCGGCTGCTCTGAGCCGGAGGAATGGAACACGGGCGCGTCTTTCATCTACACCGATGCGGCCGGCTCACAGTTCCTGATTCAGGTATCCCCGCACCTCCCTGGTGTGACCTGTCGTGGCTGTGGTGACTACGTGCACCTAGCGAGCGACGGACGCGTATTCGACACGTCCGGGGACGATCACTGCTATCCGGCCGGCAACGGGCCACACGTGCCGCGCTGGCCCGGCAAGGAGGCGCATGGCAGCGACGGATGAGTCGGCCGTGCGCGTGCCCTGGCAATTCCACGGCACGCCTGAGACCTACGCGCTTGCGGTGCGGCTGTACCTGACTGATCTCGCCAGGCGCGTGGCAGCGATCCCGGACGGCTCCAGCCCGTTCGGGGTGGTGATGGATGACATGCGCGAGCTTGGCCTATTGCCAAAATAGATGCATCGGAGAATGGAGCTGATCTCTATGAGCACTGCACACCAAGCCCCCTATGTCGCGGCGTTCACTGGCAGGGATGGCAAGATTCATCTGTCCCTGCCTAAGCCCAGCCTTGAGTCGGCAACCTACTACCTGGAGGCGGACGTGCTAGGGCCCGGACTCGTGCTGGCCACCGACGCGGCCGGCAACGTGATACCCGTACGGGCGATCACTGACGACGGAGACTGGATCGCCTACGAGCCGCGCGAGGAGACCGTGACCGAGCGGGACGCGAACGGGGTTCCGACTATCCGGTTCTATCCCTAGCTCTCTCGGAATAACTGCATCGGGCCTGGAGACCGCTCGTGCCTGCCGGTACGGGCGGTCTTTGCTGCCCGCGGCCTTACGGAGTTCCCTATGGTGGTTGACACGTGTCTACCAATGTGCTTCGATAGGTGATGGAAGCCAAGCCCACTAAACGGAGGCCAAGCCCATGAAGGTCTACAGCACCAAGATCACCTCAGACGACGTGCGCGAGGCTTTCCGCCTGGCGCGTCTGCTGAACGGAGCGGACATCTGGCCCGACGATGTTCGGGACTTCCGCCCGCGGCTGGCCGGCTACAGCCAGGGCGTGCAGTTCTACGCCTACAGCCACCACGGCACGAGGCCGACCGCGCACCGCACTATCGGCAGCTACCCGCTGGACGACGAGCTACGCGCCGCGTCGTGGGATGACTACGGCTGGATGATCGCGCACCTCTTCAAGATCGACCCGGATGCGATCATCGGCCAGTACAAGGGACGCGCTGACTTCATCAGGCAGGTCAGGCAGTACGCACCGTACCGCCGACCACGGAGCACCGCGCCATTCCTCGCGCTGGTCTCCTAGCGCTCCGGCCTTACGGAGGCCCCCGGATCTAACTTCCGGGGGCCTTTTGGTTGACACGTGTCTACCTATCCGCTAAGCTGTGAGCACAGCCCACAAACGGAGGCGCACATGAAGCTCACACTGAACGGCAACCCATCATTCGAGATCACTCGCGCCGATGACGAGTACGGAGCCATCACCCTCAAGATCACCACGGACAGCGGGGATGAGGTGGAGATTGAGTGTGGCCGGCTCCATACCGACATGGACGAGCTGCACGGTGCGCTCGCCAATGCCACGCTGGACGCGTCGGCCATGCTCGCTGACTGGGAGGACCGGCCCGACGAGTTCGACGCCTACGTGACCGAGGACCGCGGCACCTACCGCGTGGTCATGGAAGGCACGCACCGCCCGGCCTACTGGCGCGAGCCGGGATATCCCACGCGCGAGATCGCCACCTACGAGCTGGCCAAGCTCATGGTGGAGTCCGGGTGCTACCCCAACGCGTGGTACCAGAACGAGCGCGGCAACACGGACGACATTGGCGCGGAGGTCTACGCGTTCCAGGAGGACGGAGAGACCGAGCTGAAGCTCAAGCCGCTGGAGGGTGTCCAGTTCTCCGAGGGTGACACGGTGATGTTCGCCTCGGACCCCTACGAGGGCACGTGGACCGTGGAGGCCGACTACGGCACCCTTGGCCTGATCCTCAGCAACAACCTGGAGACCCGTGCATTCTTCGACGGAGACCAGCGCGCACAGGTCAAGCCCTACGAGGACGACGAGGAGTAGCGCACAAGCACTCCAGGGCCCGCCTAGATGCGTCTGGGCGGGCCCTCAGACGTGCAGGACACCAAAGAAAAACGCGAGCAGCAGCACATAGGCGATACCGAACGGGCGGAGCTTGATCGCCAGGCGCGTGAGCTTGCGCACCGCCCATGCGCCGATCGGCCGGCGGCACAGGAAGGCGAGCGCCAGAAGGCTGAGCACCAGAATGGTCACAGCTCCATTATGCCCGCTGCCGGAGTTCCCTAACTGGTTGACACGTGTCTACCTATCCGCTAAGCTGTGAGCACAGCCCAGCAAACGGAGGCGATGGACATGGCAGAGATCACAGCTACCGACCCGATCACCAACGACGAGGACTTGATTGACAGCCGCGACGTGATCGCGCGGATCGAAGAGCTGTCCGAGCTGGAAGCGCAAGAGCGCCGGCTCGCGGAACTGCGCGCACTGGAGACACACCCGGGGGTGTCCGACGACGAGGCGGCCGAGCTGGCCAGCCTGCGCGAGCAGGCAGAGAAGTACGGGGTCGGGCTGGACGAGGACCAGACGGAAAGAGCTGGAGCAGCTCCGCGAGCTGGCCGGGGAGGCTTCCGGCTACGCGCCCGACTGGGAGCACGGGGAGTCCCTGATCCGTGACTCCTACTTCGAGACCTACGCGGAAGATCTGGCCAGCGACATCGGCGCGATCTCCCGCAACGCGCAGTGGCCGCTGAATCACATCGACTGGGAAGCGGCAGCCAACGAACTCAAGATCGACTACACCTCGGTCAGCTTCGGCGGAGTCGACTACTGGATCCGCTGAGCGCGCCTCCGGCCAACCGGAGAACCCCCACAACCAGAACGGAAGTGATGACCCATGCCAGAGTTTGATGTGCGACTGGAGCGCGTGCTCTACGCGAACGTGACCATCGTGGCCAGCGACGCGAGCGATGCGCTGGACATCGTTGCGCTAAGTCCTGACTACGACATGCCACCGATGAGCGCGTGGACCGTGGCCAGCGGCGGAGAGATCACCGTGACGGACGAAGACGGAGACGTGCTCGCGGAAGGCTCGTGGTCGATCGGCCGGGTCATCCCGGAAGACGAGGCCGGCCACTACCACGACAGCCAGCCAGACACCCCGTGCCGCTGTGCGACGCCAGGCACCTACGCTCCGCAAGGCACGCCGGCGGTCCTGGAGGTCGCCGCGGGCGAGTTCCGGATCATGCTCTTCAGCATGTGCACCGTGGTGTCTCTGCCCGCCACGCCGGCCTACCAGATCGAAGCGTCCGGGGAGATCATCATCCCGGCAACCGATCCCTCGCTGCAGAGTGACCTTCCGCTGATGGTCCGGGCGCGCGACGGGTCGGAATACCCGGCCCACGTGGAGCCTAGCGCTCTGGAGGACAAGACCCGGATCGTGCTGCAGTAGGGAGGCACCCATGAAGATGATTCACACACAGGCCGAGCTGCAGGCCGTTGCACGCGAGCTTGGCATGCGGGCCGACTGGCACGAGCCGGACGAGCGAGAGGTGACCGCAGAGGTCCAGGGTCACAGCTTCGACAACGCCGGCTTCTGGGGCGAGGAGGAGCAGACCCGGCACGGCTACGACTGGCCAGCCCTGGAGATGTACGTCACGCTGTACCAGGACGGCAAGCCCGTTGCGGAGGTCAACCTCGCCACGCTCTTTGCGATGGCCGCGGGCACCTGCACGGGCGAGGAGTAGCCGCATGGACGCACAGCAGACCAAAGACCTCCTCCGCATGCAGCCCGCAGGCGAGCCGGACGAGGAAGCCGCTCCAGTCGGCCCGCAGAGCTTCCTGGAGACGTACACGGTGATGTCCCCTAGCGGATGGACCGGGCCGAGCTACCAAGCGCGTGACAGCGACGACGCGGCCGCGCAGGCGCAGGCTGCCGGGTACGAGATCATCGACGTACAGGACTTCACGCTCGTGACGCCGGACGAGGCACCATACGACCTGCCGGAGCCACCCGACCTGACCGACCTGACCGAGCTGCGGCGCGCGTTTCCGTGGCCGAGCCGGCCGGAGGTCTGAACAGATCCGAACAGTCCTGCACACATGCGAACGGGCCCGGGGAGCTAGTCCCGGGCCCGAGCGCTGTGCCAGCCTAGGCTGGCTCCAGGACCGGCGTGAGGCCGGCCGCCTGGCAGGTATCCGCGAGGTTGACCGCGGACGTGTCGACAAGCTGTGTGTTCGCACTCAGCCGCTGGTACGTCGCGTCCAGCTCTTCGATGAGCCGGAGAACTTCCGCGCGAGCTGCATCGTAGGCAGCACACGCAAGCTCGTGCATGGTCTCGGCCCGGCCTAGGTCGGGCTCGCCAGCCGTAAGAATGATCATGAACTGCCTCCTCTCTGCTGATACAGATAATCGGGGATCTTCACCCGTGGAAGTGCCACGGGTGGTGCTTCCTCATCTCGCGGATCAGCTTGGTGCGCAGCCGTCCTGCATGCCGTCGGCAGGACCACCGGCCGACGGCCGACGGGGCTGGCCACGTGCCGGGGACGCCTACCCAGATCGGGGCGATGCGGAAGCACAGCCGGCGCGAGCAGCGGTGCGGCCTCACGAGAACAGCACCGGGGCAGGCTCGCCGCCGGTCGGCACCGAGCACGACGGGCCATGGCCGAACCGGCCGGAGACGAGCATGCCGCACTCCACGCAGCCGCCGTGCTCGTCGCGCACGTGGCGAATCCAGAACGACCCCGCGACGGCCGTGACCTTGCTCTGGCCGTTCAGGGAGTTCCGGAGCTGCGCTACCCCGTCCGCAGTGAGCGGGAGCGGCAGATCAGTATCGACCTCCAGGGTTTCCCGCACCTCCGGATGCTTCATCGCTTCCACAGTGACCCGTATGGCTGTCATGGCGGCCTCCGTTCGGTGGGCTTTCATCTATCCCCATGGTAGTGGTACGGTAGACACGTGTCAACCTACCCACGGCCTTACGGAGTACCCTCGCACACAGCGGAGCACCAGCCTGCAGCGCAGAACTGGTGCTCCGAGGTGGAGTCCACTCACCTCCTGTCAGGCAAGGTACTCCAGCGCGAGGACCGCGGTGGTGACTCTCTTGCGAATGGAGTCCTTCCCCGGGTCGCCGGTCAGCTCCACGTCGTCCGAGCCGAGGAAACTGCCGCCCTGGTACAGGTAGGCACCCCAGAAACCGGTGCCGACCTTGCCTGCAGGGTCGCGCTCCCACTCGACGCGGGTGTCCGGTGCCTTCTCCAGGCACCGCTCCGCGTCGGCCAGCAAGATCGCGGTGCGGCCGCGGGCATGCGCCGCGCTCTCGCCGTCGAACTTCCCGGCCCAGTTGGCGTGCTCGTAGAAGAACATCTCCCGCTCATCGAGCTGGACCGCGGTGCCCTTGGGGTCGAGGCCGGCTGCCTGGCGGAACCGGTCGGGCTGGAAGCGCTCGCTGTCAGCGTTGAAGACCGCGACGAACGCCTCGCACACGAACTCCAGCGCGCGGTGCGCACTGCTCCCCTGCGGCCCCTCGATGTGGTCAGCCGTGTCGACAGCACGCTGCAGCACCGCAGCAATCACGTCGAAGTGGTTTCTGGTCCAGATACCTTTCATTTGCATCATCCTCCGTTTGCTGGGCTGATTGGATCTAACACTACGTGCTAGGTAGACACGTGTCAACCAGGTGAGCTACCTTCTCTGCTGTGCAACAAGATCGCGGACACGGGTCAGCTCCAGGCCGAGCTGAGCATTCAGCCGGCTGGCCGCAGCGATGCCCTGCTCGATCGCATCCGGCGCCTGGTCGCGGGCGGCCTGTCCCGGCTCCGCGCTCTGCGCTGGCCCGATGACAGCGATCACCACGCCGTCCTCGATGATCTCGGTCGTAAGCCGCTGGTCGCGCGCAAGGAACACAGCCTCACGCAGCGCGAGTCCTGATCGGGCGTCGGCAAGCTGCATACGTTCCATGACTGCCTCACATGCTGGACTGGAGATTCTTCCACATCTCGCCAACGCTGGCCGGCTCCGGAATGGGGGCAGCGTACGGGGCCGGGACTGGCGAGGGGGCCATGGCCTCCGAGGCGCGCGAGCCGTACCGGCTCAGGACACCGGACCCGCTGCGGCGCTGCTCCCAGGAGTCCGTCATCCACCGCACCCGCAGACTCGTGTCCCGGCCCTCGCTCATGTACGGGACCGGAGCGGGGGTGTTCTCGGTGATGTTGGTCTTGAACCGGTACAGCTCACGGTGCGTGGGGTTGCGGGCACTCTGCCGGAAGCCGAGCACCATCCGCGGGCCCTGCGTCGCGGCGGCCGAGCCGGCCACGGTCTTGCCGTCCTTGGTGGTGTGGTTCATGAGCCAGCAAGCAGCCTTGAACTCGTAGCACAGCGCGTCCAGCGGCTCCAGCAGCACCGAGCGGAAGGTCGTGTTCTGGGACACGTTCCGCGGCGCGATGCTCATCATGGGATCGAGGTACAAGATCCCGAAGTCGGCCATGTGCTGGTATTTGGTTCCCGGCTCGTGAGCATTGATCTTGCAGATCTCCTCGCGGATGAGGGCGAGACCTTTCTTGCTCAGCTTGAACGGCATGCCATCCTCGTCGGTGCTCAGGTCCACGATGTTGCGGGTGTCGGCGCCGGCCGCGCGGTAGCGCCATGCCATGCCCTCCCGCCGCAGATCCTCGCCCGTGATATTGACCACGGTGACGGGCTTGCCGAAGCCGTTCGGGCTGCCATCCGGCATGTCCTGACCGTTGCTGAACAGCGACAGCAGGCTGACGACCGACAGCCCTTTCATGGTGCCGCCTTCGCCGTATCCCATGGTCATGCACAGCCGCGGGATGTAGCCGGGCCACGCCCACAGCATGGGCAGGGGCGACAGCTCCGGGTCAGCGTACGTGTAGGTTTCCATCTGGCCTCCGTTTACTGGGCTGTGGTCATGAGAGAAACCTAGCAGAGTCGGTAGACACGTGTCAACCTGATGTGTTAATGTATGAGCACTAGCCCAGAGAACGGAGGCTGAAAGATGACCGTGCCGAACACAGACCCGCTGCAGGCACAGCCGTGCAAGGGCACCGGCCTGCAGTGGGACCACCTCCGCGGCCGGGTGCGTCCTGGACCATGCTGCCCAGTCTGCGATGCCACGCCCGCCACACTGCGGGTACCAGAACCAGAGCAGCGCAACAACGACACAGACATCGTGCCCGAGCACCCCAACATGGTGGTCTGGGCCGGCCGGGTCGACGTCGTTCGCTGGCGCCAGATCCGCGCAGCGATGCGTGACGGGAGCTGATCACCTATGGACATGCGAATCACCTACGACGTACCCGAGTCGGACGCGCAGATCGGCGTGGACGACCAGGGCCGGGTGTGGATCCTCGCGGCCGACGAGGCCGAAATGATCAAGGTCAGGAACATCGACGCACTGCAGCAGGTGCTGGAGCAGGCTCGCACAGACCAGCACGACATCTACGCAACGCTGCTGCCCGCCGAGCGGGACAGGCGGATGGCCGACGGCCTGTGGACGGTGCTCAACGCCGTGCACGAGGGTGCCACCACACACGTCATGCTCGCGGAAGCGCTGGAGAGCACCCCGGCCAGAATGGCGGGCTTGGCCCAGAGGCTGGTGCGCCTCGGCCTGCTCGACAGCACGGTGCGGTCTTTCGGAACACCCACAATGCACCGGCTCCAGTACGGGCTCACCGACGCCGGGCTGGCCAAGCTCCAGGAGGAGGCATAAATGCCAAAGATCATGATGGGCGCTCACGCAAGAGGCAACATCACCGTCGAGCGCGGGCCCGAGGACGACTGGCCGGACTACCAGCACAAGTACAACCCCTGGACGCTGCGCGCGCACAGCATCCGCATCGAGCTGCGCTACCAGGGCGGCAACGCCTGGCGCATCTTCGGCGGCAACTTCTACAGCCACGTGATCAAGCAGGACGGCACCGTGGGCACACGAGAGGTCAGGGAGCCCTTCTACGGGCCCGGCAACTACCCGCACTGGGCGTGGCCGATCGTGGACGCCGCAGTCGAGGAGTTCACCGGACGGTGGGCCGACCTGCTGGAAGAGCAGAACTAGGAGGCAACGATGAACCAGACACGCAACACCAGCAAGCTGCCCGCATGGGTACAGCAACACGTCGCACTTCTGGAGAACCGTCTCGCAGCCACACAGACCAAGCTCACGGCCGGCCCCGAGGACAGCGACACCGTAGCTGACCCGTTCTCCGACACCCCCCGGCCTCTCGGCTCCGGCGTGATGGTGCGGTTCGGCCACAAGCACGAAGGGACGTCGTTCGACGTCGAGCTGAAAGACGGGGAACTCAGCATCCGGGCGACCGTGCCGAAAGGCGAGGAGATGGTGATCAAGCCGGTGGTGGCCAACTCTTTCACGGTGACTTCGGTGGGGCGATCATGATCCAGGTCACAGCAGCCGCGGTCCTGGACGCTGCGCGCAAGTACATCGCAGCCACCAACCAGCGGGTGGCGTCCTACGAGGCAACACAAGCCGTCGCTCAGGGAATGGGCCTCTGGGACGACTACGCACACGCCCGCACCGGGGCCGAGCAGCGGGCGGTCGTCGCCTTCCAGGGTCAGGTCACCCGGGCAATGGCCAAGCTCACAGCCGACGGCACCGTGCGCAAGGTCGGGAAGAACGACAAGGACCCATACGACCGCAGCCCAACCAACGAGGTCTGGTACTTCACCCCGCTCGCGTGGGAGAAAGCGTGCAAAGACGCGGCCGAACAGGCCACGACAGCACAGGCGATCAGGGAGGGGTGGGAGTGGATCTATGACCACCTCGTGCTGCTCGGCACCCACCCGAATGGTGGCCGTGGATACCCGCTCACTCTCGGCCCCGGCGATCTGGTGCTGCTGATCCGCCAAGCGGAGGACTTCCAGCGATGAGGAAACAGGACATCAAACTAGGCATCGTCTACGCCTACCAGAACCGATCGTGGAGTCACCCACAGCCGCTGGTGTTTCTGTCCAGCACGCTCTACCGCCAGAGGTGGCGCGGCGACCTGCCCTCCGATCCCGCATATCTGCCGGGCGGCGACGCAGGCTACACCAAACCGGCAGCCGGGCGGCCCACCTATTCCCCTGCGGTCGGCTACCCGGTGCTGATCGGGCGCCAGAACGCCCTGCCAGACCAGATCGCCACGATGATGAGGATCAAGCCGATCGCGATCACCACGGGGCTGACGCAGCAGCACGCTGACGCCGGGATCTACCTCACCCTGCTGACCCGGATGGCCTCGGTCATCGGGCTCTACGACGAGGTGATGCAGCAGATGGCCCGGCAGAAAGACAACGACCGGCGCCAGCGGGAGGAAGCCACCGCGGCACGCAACCGGCTCCAGCTCCAGCGCGACGACCTCTCAGCGCGCCTGGAAGTGCTGGGCATCGAGGTGCTGAGGGACTACCGCCACGACGACCGGATGAGCTTCAAGCTGGACGAGCTGGCGCTGATCATCGCACGGCTGGAGAAGCTGTCCCAGCTTGAGAGAACCACGAGCCTGACGACAGTAGCTCGCCTGCTGAAGTAGGGCTTGCCAGGCGGGCAGCGGCCAAACTGCCCGCCTGACTCACCTCCTCGGCTGCACCGACGTGGGAACTGCACCAGATCCCCGTCACCATCGACTACAGCACTCACGCTAAGCTCGTGGCCCGCCTGGGCGCTATGCCGGGCGGGCCACATATTTATGCTCCTGACCTGCACGTACGGGCGTGTTAAGCTGAGAGTCTGGTCTCGGCCGCGCGCCGGGCCTTTCTTATTGCCTGCCGCTCTCTCTGCGACAGCCCGCCCCTGATCCCGTAGTCGCGCGTGGAAGACAGCTTCAGGGCTTCCTCCAGGCACGGCGTCCGGACCGGGCAGGCGCGGCACAGGGCCTTGGCCTCATCCGCATGCTTGCCAGTCTTGGTGAAGAACAGATCGGGGTCGGCATCCTTGCAGCGGGCCCGCTCGTGCCAGCTGATGTCGATGACCTTCACGGGCGGCGCACCCGGTCGGCCGGCCAGCCGCGGGTAATCATGTAGCCCCGAAGCGGCTCAGTCGTCCACCACGCAAACCAGAAGATGCCCCCGGCAAGGACCAGCCCGATCGCGCACGCCACGAGAACAGTGATCATTTCACGCTCCTGACCGTCCAGCCCTTGCCCGGATTGACCCCGCATGCCGGGCACACCCTCCGGGCGCTTCCCTGTTCCTTGATCTGGCGCTCGCGCTTGCGGCCGCCGGGCCATGTCCGCACCACCTCGCACGCGATGCCCGCGGCAATAACGTGCTGCATGATCACTGCGGCGGCCGCACAGCCGGACAGCTCCTCGCGGATACGTGCCTGCAGCCGGTACTCGGGCGAGCTGCCGATGTAGTGCTGGGCCGTGCTGCCCGCTGGAGCGCCTTCAGGTCCAAACGGGCGCTCGAAGTGGATGAGGTAGACGCTCACATCCGCCCCCGGCGCCTGCGGCCCTCTGGGACCGGCTCAGACAGCGCCTGGCCGTTGGGCAGCTCCTCGACGGCGGGCAGCCAGTTGTTCATCCTGCTCTCTACTCTGACGAAGACCTTGGCCCGGAACGCCTCCCACTCCGGGGTAGCGACCATCTCACCCGTGAGCAGCATCCATTTCTTCATCGTCTGCCCGGCAAGCTCACGCCACAGCTCCTCGGCCAGCAGCTCGGCCTGCTGATCAAGCTGGACCCGGTTCATCCGCGGGCCGCCGACTTGCGAGCGCGCCAGTCCGGCACCCACTCGGGCAGGTGCGCCGGGCACCAGGCGCCGGGCTTGTTGTCCTTCGGGAAAAACCAGCCCTCATTGTGTGCCTTGATCTGCCCCCACTTGTGCCGGCCGTAGGTGGCCGTGCACTCCGGCTGCCGGCAGTGGCCGTCCTGGGTCACTTCAGGGACTCCCCGCCGTGCTCGACGCTGGCCTTATCAGCCTCGTCAAAGGTCATGGTGAACTGGCAGTACACCCTGCGGGGCTCACCAGCCAGGACGGCATCCAGAACCCGCTGAGTGTCTTCCCGCGCCTGCTTAGCGGCCTTCTCAGCGTAGTAGTCCAGCAGCTCCCCCGGCGTGGCATTCGTCAGCACCCACGAATCCACATTGTTCGAGAAGACCGCCAGCGTGCCGTCCGGGCACTTGATTATCTGATGACCCATGCCCCAAGCCTACTTAGAGTGGTAGACACGTGTCAACTTGGATCGCGGGTGAAGGTGAACAGGCCCCACAGCAGATCAAGCCGGACCGCGGAGGGCCTGTGGTCGGCCCACAGCACCACATGGCCGTTGCCGTGGTCTTCCGGGCACGCCTCCTGGAGCATGGCCGACTGAGCCCGGATGGTGCGGCAGCGCATCACCTGCCGGTAGCGCCGGCGACGCTCTCTGCGTTCAGGACTGGCGCCGAACAGATACGGCAGCTGGCCGGTGAGACCTGCCCACACAAAGAACACCATCGTACCGCCGATGAGGCTGTAGATGGTCAGCGCTGCCAACACCACGTAACTCCCCCAGCAGATCTCTGATCATTTGCCGTGCCTGTCCAAGTGTGGCCGGCTGTCCGACCCTGTTACCGCCGGGATCGTCTATGAGCCACCGCTTGACCGAGCCCGAGCCGGTCGCCCGGTGCACGTCGTAACCTTCGATGACCCAGTGGCCCGCCCCGAGGCATTCCTCGCTTAGCCGGCGCTGGGTCTTGACGATCTTGCGGACGGACCGGGCAACCACTCCCCACCTCCACGCGCGCATGCTGCTGAAAGGTGGACGGCTAGGCGCGTGGGGAGGATTACAGGGAACGCCGGCGGACCACCCAGGGCTGACCAGGGTAGCGTGTCAGCATCGGGGAGGTATCAGTCCTCCCACCATTCCCGCGGCTGCACCGGGGTCCGGTGAATCCGGGGGCCGTGGCGGGTGATCTCGAAGAGCCCGACCGGCACGCGCACGTGCGGGGACGGATAGCGATCGAGCAGCACCGGCCGGCCTTTGGTGTTCACCAGATGCAGAACCTCGTCGGCATACCGGATCACGGGGGTGTACTCGATGAGAGCAGAGCTGCACTCGCCGCCGCAGAGACCAGCAGGCTGACCGCAGCCGTCACAGAACTCGTCCACCGGAAGATTCATCATGCAGAACAAGATAACTGCTCAGGTAGACACGTGTCAACTACGGAAGCCCTCAGCAGTCCCATCCCATGCCGCGCCAGCCCGATCCCGTATCGCCCAGGTAGACGATGTCGCCCAGCTCGCGCGGACGGTAGGACTTCTCGTCCGGGGGCTGGTGCTCTGGCCGTGGCGCGGCTGCCTCGGCCGGCGCGCACTCAGGCTCGTGCAGTGCGGGCTGGTTACGTGAGCTGGAGCGGCCGCTGCGGGCATCCACGAGCATCGGAATCCTCCTGCTTCAGGGAAAGCAGATGCATTCCACCATACGGCGGGCGAACCGCGCCGGGCCACGCTGCTCAGCGGATCACGGCGCAGGCTCGAAGATCTCGTAAGCCACGACCCCCGTGTCCCCGGCGTTGCTGGACGTAATCGTGAACGACGTGGCCGGGGTCCGGGCTGACACCCGCAGCGCGCCGGTCGAGTTGTTGTCCTGGGCGGTCAGGTGGATGCGGCTGTTAGCTGTGACTGACGTGTTGGCCACCACGACCGTGCCCGCAGTCAGAGTGGCAACACCCTGCTTGGCGTTGGTGCCTTCCTTGACCTGCAGGCCGTACCCGGCCGAGTCGACCGCAAGGTGCGTGGTGGTGGTGCCCAGGATGTTGGCGGCCAGGCGGGACAGCTCGCAATCCTGCGTGGCGGTTCCCGGGCCCCACTTCATCTGGCCGTTGGAGTCCATGCGGTACCGGCTGGAGGAGTCACCGGACACCTGCCCGGTGAACGCCAGATCCCCGGAGGCGTTGTTGATCAGCTGTATCAGGGGCTGGGAGGCATTGGAGAAGACAGAGCTGATCTGCAGCCGCGGTGATACGGACGACGTGGACACCAGCTGCAGCTGGCCTGCTGCGGTGCGCTGCAAGGTGACGTCGGTGACGCCGGAAGCACCCCACACAAGCCGGTTAACCGGCAGCTTGGCGTTGTACTGCAAAGACACGGCCGAGCCGCCCTGAGCGCCGATCTCCTCGGTCACCAGCGGGCTCACGAGCAGCAGCGCACCGACGTTGGCCGAGTCCAGGAAGTCCCCGACCATCGCATTGACGTGGCCGCCGTCCCAGGAGATTACGAGCGGAGCGCCGGGTGCTGTGCCGATGGTCTCGGTGTTCAGCGCGTAGTCCGGGCACCCGGCGGCCACGTCCTCGGTGTGCACGAGCACATCGCCGTCGATCACCACGATGTTGCGGCCCTGCACCTGAACGGCGCCCTTGCCAGCGGCGCCCGCTCCACCGTTCACCCAGTCCCCGTCCAGCGACGCGCCCCGGATGATCACCGGGTTGCGCGGGGACGTGCCCGAGGTGCTGGAGTTGGTGATCAGGAAGGCGGGTCCATCGTTGCGCTGGGTGCCGAACCCGATGAACGTGTTCGCATCCAGGTACCCGCCGCCAGGGCCGGGGGAGTCGATCAGGACTCCCGGAGCATGGTTGCCGCTGGGAACCCCGTTGACGAACCCGGACAGGTCCGCCCGGCAGCCGATGTGCCGGTTGTTGGCGGCCTTGACCTGCCATCCCCCGAGGGCACAGCCTTGCGGGTGGACGTTAACCCATGTGCCATCGGTGTTGTTGTTGATCACCCCGACACCGGCACCGTTCTGGATGACGATGGTGTCGGCTTTCACCCCGGTCCCGAAATTGGAGGAGGTGAAGTTGCTGTTCTTCTGCAGGTTGATCCCGTTTCCGGTGGGAGCGTTGATCCCCAGGTTCTGCATAACCAGGCCATGCATCGCTCCCCAGCTGGCAATAGCATCCACGTTCGCTGGCCCGGCCGAGAGATCGATCCACAAGTCACGCAGGTCCAGGGCCTCGTTGATCGCCGTGTTGGTGGTCCCGTTGCCGTAGAGCACGCTGAACATCGCGGTGACCGGAAGCCCGGTGCCTGTCCAGCCGGCCACGGCCTTGACCACGGTGCCGATGTTGTTGCCGGCCCCGGCTCCGGACTGCGTGCCGCCCTTGTACCCGCGGACCCAGAGCTGCTTGCCGGATGGCGGCACAAACGGGCCGTTCACCTCGAACACGCCGTACTGCAGCTGCGCCTGGCCGGTCAGGTTCAGCAGATTCTGGATATTGACCGTGTCCGACGCTCCCGTCGGATCTCCACTCGGGGGCAGCCCTGGCCCGGGGAACCATTCGGACTCAGCGCTTCCGCCCAGACTGACCGGCACGAACCCGAGAAGCTGGGAGCCGGTGGGCTGCGGCAGGTACTGAGTGGGGCTCGACGGGGCGGCCGCCACCGGAGTCTGCGCAGACAGGTACTGATCGGCGCCATTGGAGTAGTCCAGCGCGAAGCTGTAGGGAGCAGGGGCCCCCGACATCCCCTCAAAACTGATCTCCCACAGCCACCCGGACGGGCTCAGGTTCGAGCTATCGCAACTGAACAGCTCGACGGTCGGCAGCCAGCCCTCAGAGGCGTCTTCCGGAGGCTCCAGAGCCACAGTGACGGGTGTCTGGAACACCGTCTTGTGGTCGGTGGTATCCACCAGCAGCTCGCTGGGAACCAGAAACGCGGTGCCCTGGGTGATGGGGTCACCGTCGCCCGCATACGCATCAAGCGTCAGGGTGACAGTGTTGAGAGACACACGTCATTTATCGGGCTTAGGCTCCTCAGCGGCGGCCGGGCGGCGGCGCCTGTCCCGAACCAGCACCCCGTTCGGAGTCGTCGTGGCCGGTGCCTCTTCCCGGACGGCTGCCGGGGGCGTTTCCGGCTCCAGCTCGCGCAGCCGGCTCTCCAGCTCCGCGGCCCGTGACTGGAGAACGATGATCGTCTCATCCTTGAGACGATTCTCCAGGGCCAGCTCCCCGGCCATCTGACGGAGCTTGTCAACGGTGATCTGCATGAGAGGCTCTTCGGATCACGACACCCCGCACCAGATCGACTGCGGGTTGTTGGCGGTGCTGTTGCTGGAGTAGGTGAAGCTGCCCGGCAGCACCGTCGCTCCTGTGCCGTTCACCGAGCACATCAAGCCTGCTCCCGTGGCGTTAAGGTTCGCCATAGCTACGCCCACGCCCCCGCCGGACGCACGGGCGAAGATCGGGTTGGTCGACCCGTTTGACAGGACGGCTACATCAACGAAAGGCCACGTTCCGGTAAACGGGCCTCCCGCCAGGGCCATCGACTTCAGGCCCGCGGTCGTCCAGTTGCTTGACTGGTTGGCGCTAATGCCAATCTCATTGCCATTGTTATCATAGAGACCGCACCAGCATTCATTGAGGGTAAGGCTGGAGCCTGCGGTGTAAACGCCGAGGAGCACGTTTGTGACAGTGATGCTCGCGCCCGACAGGTTTATCCGGAGAAGGTAAATGAGACCGGATGTAAGGGCGGCCGACGCGACGCTGGCCAGCAGGCTCGGGTAGTTCTGGGCAAGGATGCCGAGCTGCGAGATGGTGGGGAAGGAATAAGCGCCGAGCAAAGCCGCCCAGTTGCCGGGGGAGCCGGCTGAAGTGCAGATCTCCAGCGTCCCGGTCTGGTCAATATTCACATCGCCTATGGCGAAGGTGCCACTGGCGGGTGCCCCGCTGGCAGTTGCCCCGATAAGACGGCTGGCCGACGTGGCCCCCGTCAGGCCCGTCACCGAGAGAGCAGAGCCTACAGAGAGGATTCCGGCAGCACTGCGAGAGAGCGTAGTGTCGGCCACCGCGCTGCCAGAGCCCCAGCTGTGCTTGCCGTTGGAGTCGACGGTGAACCGGAAGTCCGCATCGCCGCTGACCTCGATACCGAAGCTTGAGTCGGCCGCGGCGGCGGCAACAACAATGGCATTGGGGCTGGTTGGAGAGCTGGTCGTGTTCTGGACAGTGAAAACGCTGCCTGCGGCAGCGCCGCCGGTCGCCTTGAGCGCCCCGCCAACCTGAAGCAGGCCCGAGGAGTTCCGGGCCAGGGACACATCGGAGGCAGCGGAGCCAGAACCCCAGTACATCTTGCCGTTGGAGTCGATCTCAAAGCGGTAGTCCGCGTCGCCGCTGACATCCAGCCCGAGAGCAATATCCGCGGCAGCATGGCTGACGAGCTGGATGCTCGGTGCGCTCGGCGTGCTGTGGGTGTTGGTGACCACCAGCAGGCCACCGGACGCGCCCGACTCACTGATAGTGAGGGCCCCGGTCATGTTCCCGCCGGCCAGCGGGACGTAGGAGCCGCCTCCGCCACCGCTTCCCCAGGCCGTCTGTGCCACCCCGTTGGTCTGGACCACCGGCACCTGGCCGGCTGTGGGCGTGCCGGTCGGCAGCGGCAGGTAAGCGAAGCCTGCCTGGCTGGACTGCACCGGCACCTGGGCCGACAGGTTCTGGCTCGCGCCGTTGGAGTAGTCCAGCGCGAAGGTGAACCCAGGCGGGGCGCCCGGCGACTGGTAGCTGATCACCCAGTACCAGGTTGAGGGGTTGCCCCCGCTGTTGTCGTTGGATATCAGCGTGACGGTCGGCAGCCAAGCATCCGATGCACCCTCGGGCGGTACCAGGCTGACCTCGATCGGGACCTGCCACAGGTAGGTCTGATCGGAAGGGAAGGCCACCGCGGCGCTCGGCGTCAGGTAGGCGGTGCCCGCGCCCACCGCGACATCGGCGCCGTTGTAGGCATCGAGTGTGAGCGTGACCTGGTTCAGCGCCATGGTCAGTTAATCGGGAGAGCGGAACCTCACCGGCACCTGGAACACCCACGTCCGCCAGCTCTCGCGGGTCTTGGCCTCGCCGTGCAAAGGCGCCGCGGGCACCCGGCGGCTGAGCATGGCCGCTCCCCTGCCCACCTCGGCCAGAGTGTGGTGCGGAGTCATCTTCCCGGTGGTGACGAAGATGCAGTATTCCCGCCACAGGAAGTTGGCCTCGTCCGGGTCGAAGCTGACTCTCAGCATCATAGTTCCATCAGCCTGAAGCTGAGGGAAGCCGGTATCGGCGGGGCGGTACCAGGCGGTGTGCGGGCTGCCATCTCCGCCCAGCGCGGCCGCTGCGCGATCCTCTGGATTGCTGCCGCCACCCACACCAATGCCGATCCGGGAGCCGCGGGCCAGCATCTGGCCGAACACGGCCACACCGCTGTCGGTTACCGGCATGATCTCTCCTAAATGTCCAGGCTGACCATAGCGAAGACCGCGTAGTTCCCGGTGCCAGCGCTGTTGAACATCTTCACCGCACCGCTGGTCTCCACAACCACCGAGTTGCCGTAGGTCCCTCCGTTCTCGACGGATGGGAAGATCTGCTGGCTGGCCGGGCGGTAAGCGGTAGGCAGAGTGAAGATCGACGCCGTATTGGCCGCCGTCCCGTTGGTCACATACCCGAGGATGAGCACGCAGTTGTGCGGGGCGCCGACCATCCGGTACGCCAGATCAGCGTTCCCGCTGCCTGCGTTGCTCCAGCCCGAGCCGAACCCGGGGGCTCCGCCCGTGCCGACGTAGGTCCATCCGGCATCGGCCCCGGCCAGCAGCGTGCCTTCGGGGTAGGTGTTGCCGAACTGGTCGGTGCCCGCGGCGGCCGCGAAGCTGGCCATGATGTCCGGGGCCCCGGTGGTATAGGTGACCCGGGCCCGCGCAGCCCCGCCGCTGCCGCCATCCACTGTCCCGCTGGCCGACGTGCCCGCCCCGCCACCAGCCCCGCCACCCGGACTGGAACCGTTACTGCCGCTTCCGGGACCTCCGGACACGCCACCATTTCCGCCCTTGCCACCACCACTGCCAGGCGAGCCACCGCCATTGATCGCGCCCCCGCCACCAGGGCCGCCCGTGCCGGCGGCACCACCGCCACCGCCACCATCGTTATATCCGCCGGTTGCACCCTGGCCGCCGGGATAGCTGATCGTGTTGCCCGAGGCCGCAGCCCCATCGCCACCCTGGCCGTTGCCGGGCGAGGCGGCACCGGCTCCCGGCAGGCCGCCGTGCGCAGTGACCGTGGCCGCACTGCCCTGGAACGTGGCATCAGCAGCCCCGCCGGGCGAGCCCGTCGACCCGACGCCACCGGCCCCGCCGGCTGGCAGCACATACGGGCAGTTACCGCCCGGCGTGACCGCCAGGGCCGGCTCACAGGAGTACCCGCCACCACCCGAGCCACCGCCCGCCTGGACGGTCCAGAAGCCGTGATTCGAGCCGCCGGCTCCCGCGGCCATGCCCCAGACCTCAGCCTTGACCACCGAGACCGTGGCGGGCACCGGCCAGTTGCCGGAAGACGGGCCGTCGATCGTCTCCACGACCGTGCCGCCCGAGCCACCGTAGAGCAGGAACGCCCACGGGGTGAGCGTGGCAATCGGGGTGAAGACGAACGTCGAGTCGTCCGGGGTGGTGACCTGACCGAAGGTGATCACCGGGGTGTCGGTGCCCGCATCGTTCTCGGTCTCCAGCACCACGCACGCCGCGGAGTTGGCGTTCAGCGGGCTGGTCAGTGCGGTGGCCATCTTCTGGGAGGCCCCCGGGTTGAGCACCAGCGAGCCCGCGACTCCCGGCAGCACCTCGTTCGTGTCGTTGGTGGTGAACTCAGCGATGGCCTGCAGCGTCCCGGCGATCGCGGTGGTGATGTTGAAGACCTGGTCAGCATCGGGGTTGAGCACGATCTGGGTTCCTGGTGCCTGCCCGATCGCGACCTGACCCATGTAGAGCTGGATGGTCTGGCTCTCGGTCGAGCCGTAGCTCACCACGCCAGGCAGGTAGGCGTTCCCGGTCGGGTCGGTGCCGCCGGCGTTGCTGATCGAGGCGATCAGGTTGCCCTGGCTCGCCTGCGGCGTGCTGTACTGCAGCGTCGACAGGTTCGCGCCGGTCGGGCTGAGCGTGGACCCGGTTACCGGGTCCTGGCTGGACGCGGCCTGCCACTGGCCGGTGATGGCGTTATAGACCAGCTGCGCACCGTTCGGGATGCCTGTGGTGCCAAGCACATTCGCCCCGTTGAGCCCGTTGATGTTGGGGGCGAAGATCGTCGGCAGCTGAGTAGGGACACCGTTGGCCGAGCTGGTGACCGGGGTGGTGCCGAGCGAGTTGATGAACTGCCCGCCCATCTTGTTCACCAGATACTGCAGCTGCTCCTGGAGCCACTGCAGGTAGGTCATGAGGGTGAGCTGGCAGGTAACCAGGCCGGTGGCGTCGACCGAGATGGCAATCGCAGTGACGCGGACGGCCGAGACCGAGTTCGCGCTGAAGTCCGGGCCACCCGGCTCTGGCCCGGGAGCTTCCAGGCCGATCCAGTCCCCGACGTTGTAGTCCTTCCACGCACGGCAGCCGGGCTGGGCCGGGTCGACCTGGATGGTATAGCTCTCCACCTCATCCGCGGTCTGCTGCACGCTCGCCTGGACAGCGATCTCCATGGACTGCGGGTTGACCTGGACCGCGGTCTGAACCCACCCCTCGCGCTGCCCCCACTCCAGGATGGAGTCCTCGTCCGAGGCGCTGATCGTAGTGCCGTCGCTGTTGACCCCGCCATCGAGGTTGGCGATCTGGCTGCGGTCGCGGGTGTACTGCTTCTGCTGGATCCACTGTCCCTCGCGGAAGACCACCTGCTCGCTGCGGTCGACCCCGAGGGTGATCGAGCCCTCCACCGGCAGGCCCACCTGCAGCACGAAGCCGGGCTGCATGATGTAGTCGGCGTCGACAATCGCGGTGTGGGACTGCAGCAGCGAGTACAGGTCGGTCCCATTCTCGATCTGCACGCTCTCGCTGTCGGTCCAGGGGTTGCCGAAGCTGTCCGTCGCCCCGTCCAGCGCGGTGGTGATGAACGGGATGGTGCCGCGCTCCTGCGCCGCGGTGAAGATCGAGTCCCAGACAGCCATGATCGGCTCACCGAAGTAGATGTTGCCGCTGCTGCTCGGCGTGACGACATTGCCGTTCACGTTGGTGATGCTCATCACCTGGCTGTTGTTCTGATCGTAAGAACAAGCGAAGAACACTGTGACGTTGTCGGGCACCCAGCTCGGGTTCACCACCCACACCGGGGTGTACGTCTGCCCATCTGCGGAGGTCCAGAAGGTGACCTGCACCGCGCCGGAGTCGGCGTCCAGGTAGTCGGCACTCATCTGCCAGTACAGCTGGGTCTGGGAGTTGTAGGCGCCTAGTTCCTTGGTCTGGGGGCCGGACTCGGTATCCCCAAGCTGGCAGTAGATGCCCGCCGCGGTAACTCCCATCAAAATATAGTCGTCCGCGTTGGCGTTGCTCTGGATGTAGAACTGCGTGACCTGGGAGCCGTCGAGCGCCACGGTGATGTCGGTGCTGTTCTCGGTTCCCTGGCCGAGCGGGGCTATCTGCGCAGAGATCAGCGACTCGGTCAGGTCATAGGGAGTGGCACCGCAGTAGGTTGTATCTTGCGAGGCGGTGAGCTGCAGCGTGCCGGACGGATTCAGCGTGACCATGTCGGTCGGGCTGATGATGTTCCACAGGCTGGTGTCGACCTCCAGGTTGCCATTCTCATCAATTTCTGCGAAGCCGTCCTGGATTGCATCGCATTTGAAAATGATGTTGGGGAAACCGGGAGGCATCGCAGCAGCCCACGACAATGCGGTTATCGTTCCGGGGCCAGTGGTGGTGACGTTACGCTGCTCGCTCTGGTCGACCTGCTGCTCGGTTATCGTTTCGGCAAAGAACTCGAAGACGACAATGCCGTCGAGCATGACCTGCCACAGGTGCTCGTTATCCCACAGCGTGGAGGCCGGTGCCGAGCCGGTGCCCTCCAGGGTAAGCAGCTGCGCCTGCCAGGCAGCACTGGTAATGGTGGCCGAGGGAGACTGCGCCGCGTCACTGGTCAGCTCGGAGTAGTAGACCGTGGTGTACTGCTCGGTCGTGCCGGTGCCTGCGAGCGCTGACACTTCTGTGGTGAAGTAGGCAGGCTCGTTCGCGTACGGGTTCGGCAAAGTTCCATCTGTCACCCACACCCAGCCCGCGTTGAAATCGCTCGCCGCGATCCCGAGCACGGTATTCATGTCCGTGCTGTTCGGGCAGTCGTAACAGGTGATCGCTATATTCGCGGAGTTCTCATCAAGCAGGTACGCGGGAGCGGTCGCGCCGTCGCCTGCGAAATTCGCATATGTATCTTCACAGACCTGGATGATGTCGTTCTCGCCCAGGATCCCGAACAGCGCCTGCGTCGGCGGAGACCCCGGATTGAGGACGACTATCGCATCACCACCACCGGGCTGAGCGTGCACATACTGCACCGCTTCCTGGTAGTAGTCGACGTAATCCGCAGCGGGGTTAACTGTATCAAAGAATATGCTAGTGATTCCGTAGTAATCATTCCACTGCTGAATCTGGTTCTGCAGGCTGGTCTGGCTCACCGCGCCATAGTTCGTGGACACGTAGCCGACCAGGGTGATGCCCGCGGCTGCTGCCTCCTGGTAGACCGCCAGGAAGTTGGACTCCTGGCCGGCGCCCGGGCCGCTGTCGACGTTGGCGATGATGATGCCCGTCGTCGGCGCTGCATCGATTGCTGCTGTCCAGAAGGCGCTCGGCGGGTAGGAGTACAGCCCGATCAGCATCCGCTGGGCCTCGCCCCGCCCGGTTCCGGCCAGCTGGGTCAGCTCACTCCAGTTCGCAGGCACCGAGGGAGCGCCACCAGCCGCGGCATTGTTGACAAAGAACAGGCCCAGCTCGCCAAGCTCGGACGGGGTACCGGAGGCGGTGGCGTGCGCGGAGGTGCCGGAGGCGGCCACGGCGACGTCGACCGCGGTCTGCGGCTGGATCCCGGTCATGTTTACCGCGATGAGGTTGGTCTGCTGAGCGTCGTCGGCCGCGTAGGTGACGCTGATCGCATCATTCAGGGTCAGCGCGGTGATGTTCAGGGCCTGGAAGACCTGCATGCTGGCCGCGGGCTGCATCGCCAGGGCGGTGAGCTGCATGGTGGTGCCAGCGCCCGTCCCGGTGCTGTACCCGCACCGGGGGTATGCCTTGCCCACACCACTGCCCGGGGCCGTGATCACCGTCCCGATCGCCGTCCAGGTCTCCGCCTCCACGGAGATGCTGCTGGTGCTGGTCGAGACGTAGGACCCGCCGCTGGAATCCCAGTCGGCCCCGAGGACGACGGTGCCCGCTTCCGGCAGCCAGACCAGCGCAGTGACGAGGTAGGAGGCACCTGGTGTGATCGTGAACTTGGACGGGCTGCCCTCGCACGCACACCCCGCCGTGGTTACCGTCAGCAGAACGCCGTACGGCACCGGCAGCCCGCTCAGCGCCTGAGGGACAATTGTGCAGTTGAATCCAGCCCAGTCGGCTACCGACCCGGCGCCGTTCTGCTCAAAGTACGGGTTGGAGGACAGCAGCGCGGCGAGGGTGTTGAGGTAGATGTTGCCTTCGGTATCCACGCAGGTGATGGGGGTATTCGACCCGCTCGCACTGGACACGACCGTGACCGCGCTGCCCTGCACCGCAGCGGTCTCGACGTCGGCGGTGAACACGTTAGCTGTCGCATCAGAGCTGCCCTGAGCTATGACCACCGGGGCGGTCGGGGCAGGCAGCGCGAGCGTGGCCGTCTCGAACCACTCGTCGTCCAGGTTGGACACCGCAGAGCCGGAGCCCTTGTCGTTCAGCATCTTGGTGAACTGAAGCGACTCGTACCTCGGCAGCACCGCCATGAGCGTGTTGTAGTCCGGGGCGGCACGGATAGCTATCTCGTAGCCGGAGCCCAGCCCAGGTGCTGCTGACCCGCCAGGGCCGCCAGGGCCACCGGGCTCGCCGGGGCCTGGCTGGGAGGTCTGGACCGGGGCCGGGATCAGCTCCGGGATGCTCGGGGTGGTGGTTCCGATTCCTGTGGCCATGAGCTACCGCCGCGGGCGTGAGCCCTGGCCCCGGTCCGGCGCGGCAGCCATGACCCGGCGGGCGGGGCCGGGGAACGGGTCGGCCGGGTACGGGCGGCCGGGACGGACCAGCTGGACGATCTCCACTCCCTCCGTCAGGGTGATCTCCTCCGTCTCAGCGGTGATCACGTTGGGCTCGCTCACTGGTCCTCCACCCCCAGCACGATGAGGATGTCGCGGAGATGCTCGTCGGTAACCGCGGCCATCTGCAACCGGTCCAGCGCCGCGCGCTGGCGGCGGTTGCGATCCTCGATGTGAGCGAACGTCAGCTCCCCGGGGACGGAGAACTCCGCCATGCGCTGTGGCGAGAGATCTTCATCTACCGCACTGTGGTTGGTGCGCTGCGCGCCGCAGTCCACAATGTGCTCGACATGCACCGCTAGCTCACCCCCAGCAGGGCGAAGCTGGTGCCCGTCTTGAAATCGCTCCCGCTCGGCGCGGAGATGGACAGAGACGTGATAGCAGCCTGGACCGTGGGGTTGTAGAAGCCCCAGAACATCCGGCAGTCCACAAGCGCGCTGGTGCCGTTGCCGCCACCGCTCTGAGACTGCACCACCTTGTTGAAGGTGGTGCCTGCATACCAGGGGATGTAAGCGACCAGGGCGCCCGCGTTGGCGGCCCCGCCGCCGCCACTCGCGGTCAGCCGGCCGATCGGGAACGACGTCTGTCCGTAGGAGGCCACCGAGTTCGGGCTGTTGAGCGTGCCGCCGACATTGTTGGTCTCAATCTGGCAGGTGGAGTAGTTCGCCCCGGTGTCCCCGTTTATCTGCAGGGTGATGTAGTCGGTCTGCTCGGAGGTCTCCGTCAGCCGGCCGAGCACGAGGATCATCAGGTGGTTGTAGGTGCCGGGGATGCCACTCCAGGTCTGCACCGCGGTGGTCGAGTTGTTCAGCACCGTCTCGTTGATCACGGCATTCGCCGCAGTCGACCAGGCACTGGCCGGCAGGCCGTGCACGCCCGAGCCGGAACCGCTCGCCTCGTGGCTGCGGCTGGTGGTCAGGTCGTAGGCGCTGAAGTCGTGAGAAACCCCGGCGCCCCCGGTGTGGGCCGAGGCGGTGGTGCCGTCGAACCCGCGGGTGCAGGTCCACGGGGTGCCCGCCGTGCCGGAGCCGCCCGTGACCGAGACCAGCTCCATGTTCGGCTCCCCGCCGTCCAGGCACATCGTGAACGGGAACTGCCCTGGATAGCCGTCAGGGGTAGTGGACATGTAGAAGCTGGTCGCGCTGTTGGAGATCGAGGCTCCCAGGTTGCCCGGGACAGCGACCGAGGAGTAGTAGCGACTGGCCATCAGCTGGCCACGTTCTTGGGCATCTGAGTACCTCTATACGTAGGCGTCGGAGAAGGTGAAGGTGGCGGTCCCATCGGACACGGCGATGACGTTCGATCCGGGCACGAGCGTCATCCAGGGACGGGCCCCGGCGTGTGTGACGTTGGCGATCACGTTGTTGCCCGCATCGTCTGTGGCGGTGTTGTTGAGGATGTCGAGGGTGACCGGGGAGTTGGCGATAGCTGCCCCGTAGGTGACCGAGACCCCGGCCGTGCTGTTGGTGACCGTGACCGGGCCCGCAGTGAGCTGAATCGTGAAGGCGCTCACATCGCTCGGGTAGCCCTCACCGACCACGCCCTCGCCATAGCCGAAGATCGAGGCACCGCTGGTGGTGACAGCGACCTCCCGGGCAGCTCCGTAGAAATACGGGTCGGCCAGCAGCAGGTCGACGCTGAAGCTCGCGCTCGTGCGGCCCATGTTGGTGGGCTCCATGGTGCCGGCAACCTCGGCCATGGCGTAAGCGGTGACGATCTGGTTCAGGCCACCCTGGGTCAGCCACCACCGCCGGGTCAGCTGGCCCTGAACGCTCCCGGCCGGCCCGCGCTGGAAGAACATCGCGCGCAGCTGCTGGAGGTTGTTGTTGAACGCCAGGCGCTGGTCAGCTGTGTCGGGCACGCCTGTGGTCTGGTTAATGCCTGCGGTCCACATCCCCAGCGTGAGCGTTCGGCTGTTCGGGAACTTGGGCCGCCACTGCAGACCGGAGCGGTACGGCTGCTCGATGTCCTGGCCGCGCAGCGTCGGCAGGCTGAACCGGCTGCCACCGAACACCGCGATGTTCCAGTGCTGCATCTGGAGGCTGACGTCGACCCCGGCATACTGGCCATAGGACGGCATGAAGCTCCAGTATTCATCTGCCGGGAAGTTCGTGTTGCCGGTGAGCGCCACTAGGCCACGCCCCTTCCGTGCAGGAACGACAGGCGGTTGACCTGGTGGGCTATCGAGTCACTAGCCCGCTCGGGCAGCGGGTTATGCACGTTGATCCCGCCGTTGACCTGCATCCCGATGCTCTGGCCGGCGCCGCTCGCCTGCGCTGCCTCACTCAGGGCGCGCGGGGCCTGCTGCATGCCGGGCTGCTGGAACGCCGGAGTGAAGTCGGAGAAGTCCGGCACACTGCCGCCTGCCTGGAAGCCAGAGAACATCGAAGCAAGACCACCGACCGAGCCGCCGGCCGCGTACTGCGGGATGGCCGGGCCGCCCTGGCCTGCGTACGCCAGGATCGCCGCGGTGTAGTTCGGGGCAGCGGAGTAGGCGGCCGGCGGGGGCGTTCCGGGGCCCGGCGTAGGAGGCCCGGTAACCGTGTGGGTGACGAGCGAGCCACCCGGGCCGTACAGCTCTTTCCATACAGCCTCGGTCTCGGCGGTGATCTTGCTCACGTCCAGCAGCGCGTCGTGCTCCCTCTCCCACGGGGTGCGCTGGTGCTTCTGGAACATGGCAATGGACGGCTGGATCTGGCCGGGGACGAAGCCCTTGGGCAGACGCCCTGCCGGGTGGGTCTTGCTGAAGCCGCCCGGCCAGTGCCCGGCGCGCTCCGCGGCCCAGGCAGAGCGCGGCGGGATCTTGTCCCCGTACTCCCACTGCGCGAGGTCGTTGGTCCCGGTCAGCATGTCGGCCCACCACGCTGTGGAGATGGCGGTCGGGTTGGCGAGCTGGGCCTCGATCTTGGAGTAGTCGCTGGAGGCGGAGTCGGACAGAACCTTGCCCTTCTCGTCCTGCAGGATCAGGTCCATCGCATACCAGCGAGACCAGTCAGCGCTGCCGCGCTTGACCCCGTCGACAGACTTCTCGGCCCAGTGCGTGCCCGGCCCGGCACCGTACAGGGTGTCGTACGCCTTGCGCTCCGCCAGCACAGCGGCCTTGAGCTTGGGGACGTACTGGTTCCACAGCGTCAGGCCACTCTCACCGCCCGGCTTCTGGGAGCCGGAGCCCGAGGCGCCGGGGCTCGTCTGGGTCTTGATGCCCAGGTCATGCAGCACATCGCCCCACGCCAAGTTGACCGCGCCCGCGCCGTCCTTGGTGTAGAAACTGCCAACCTTCTCGGCCATGGCGGCCGCCATGGCCGCATCCTGCGGCACCCGGCCCCAGCCGTAGTGGGAGACCCCGCGCTCGAAGGCGGGCAGCAGGTGGCGGGCCATGTAGTACGGGTCCTTGGCCCGGCGTTCGGTGATGTCCTTGTCCAGGAGCTGGGACCAGGCACCGAAGCGCTTGCCGCCGAGAGCGAACTCCGGGTCCATCCCCGAGGAGAGCTGCGCGCCCAGCAGCATCGCCTCGCGGTACTTCTGGTTTGCCGTGGCCTGCTTGACGGCGCTGATGACGTCGCCGCCCGTGTAGTAGCCGTGGCCGTGGCCCAGGACGGATGTCCAGCCCTCGCCGTACCGGTGGGTGGCGTAGTTCAGGCCCGCGTAGATGTTCGCCAGCGGGTTGGTCGAGACACCGTACAGGAAGGGCCCGACATCCCGGTACGGGCCAGCGTAGGTGTCGAACGTCGGACCAATCACCTGCATCAGACCGACTGATGGGTGGCCCTCGATCCAGTTGATGTCGGTGCGGTTGACCGCGTCCTCGTTACCGCCCGACTCCGTGGTCATCTGCGCCAGCACGGTGTTCAGGTCACCCGCTGGCTGCTTGAGCATCTTGAGGACTTGCAGGATGGTGCCGGTGAAGGCGGTGACCGGCTTGGAGATCCCCGTCGTCGGCCCGGTCTGCCCGAGCGTGGACAGGTACTTGTCGATTCCCTTCTTGATGTTGGCCATGGCGGCTTCGCCAAGCCGGTCCACGGCCGAGTCGCCGTCCAGGAACTTGCTGACCAGCGGCTCGATGGCGTGGTCCCACACACCATCGAAGACAGCCTTGGCTCCCTTGCCGAACAGGCCCTCGACCTTGCGCAGGCCACCGCCGATCAGGTTCTCGATGACCCCGCCGGCGCTGCCCAGCCCGGACAGGAAGTTGCCAGCGATCCCCAGCATGTTGGACACCGGGTTGGATCCGTTGTCCCCAACGCTGCCGCCCGAGGCGTAGCCCTTCATCGAGTTCAGGCCGTAGAGGAACCCAGGACCCATCTGCGCGTCGATCGCCATGCGCGCGGGCTTGGAGATGACGTACTCGCCAGGCGTGAGGATCGCGTGCTCGCTGTCCTCATCCCCGGTCCCGGGGACCGATCCGACATGCCCGCCCGCGGCCAGCCGCTGCACCGGCTTGATCTTGGGGATGCCGACGACACCGGTTACATCATTGATGAACCCGATCGCCTTGTTGATCACGTTGGAGATGACCCAGTTGATCGAGTTCTTGAAGGCTCCCTCGATACCGCTCGGCAGCGTGGTGGAGAACCAGTGGCCGATCGGGGAGCCAACCTTCTGCTCAAACCAGTTCTTTACGTCATCGAAATAGCCGGGGATGGCCTTGGTGAAGAAATTATCTGCCGGGCCAATGACATGGCCGGTGAAGTAGTCCCAGCTAGTGCTCCACAGCGCGCCCCAGTGCACCCCGGTGAGGCTGAACCAGCCCGGCACGGTGGTGGTGAAGAAATTAGCGAGCGGGCCGAACACGTCCCGGCTGAAGAACTCCCAGACAGCATTCCACCCCGAGGCAGCCGCGCTCGGCACCGAGTTTGTGAAGAAGTTGGGCAGTGTGCTGTTGAAGAAATTATCAATTGGGTTCTGGATGAGGTTGACCCACTGGGTGTTGACCCAGTCCCAGCCAGTGGCAATCGCATTGCCTGCGATCTTGTCCGCATTCGGCAGCGTCTGGGTGAACCAGTTGTAGACATCATTGCTGTAGGCGCTGAACTCTTTGTTGGCCGCCGCCCAGCCAATGAAGCCAGCCGGGCCAGTCGCGCCCGGGCCGCCGAAGCCGCTGCTCTGGATGGCCGAGCTGTACTTGCCCGCGGTGCTCCCGGCCGGGGCGAGGCGGTCCCCGATCGCCCTGATGATCGCGCCTGCGATGAGACCGGCGCCGAGCGGGGTGATGATGCCGCTGGACAGCCCAAGCTTGCCCAGGATCGCGGCGAGGCCACCACCCGCAACGCCTTCCCCGCTGCCCGAGGCACCGCCGACCTCCTCGTCGGCCTTGGCCGTGGCCGCTCCGGCCTCGATGCTGTCGCCGGCCTTGGCACCCCCGGCCTCCAGGTCGTCGCTGGCCTCAGCGGCCCCGCCCGTGATGATCCGCTTGAACGTCTGCGCGGCGTCAACGATCTTGTCCCAGAAAGCCTGGCCCGCAGTGCCGGTGGTGGGGCTGGGGGTGGACTCCCCGGCACCGCTCTCGCCAGTTCCCCCGCCGAACCCGGTGACTTTCTTGAGCCACTCATAAGCGGTCTGGGCGGCGCTCTTTACCCGCTTGAGGTTGTTGATCAGGGCCAGGATGCCGGTGTACTTCAGCACCGTGAACGCGGCGCCGAGCGCGATGATCCCGCCCGCTATGACGCCGAGTACGTCCCCGACGCCCTTGACCTCCATCACCTTGGAGATGGCGTCGAGCAGCAGGGTGAAGCCGCGGATGGCCAGCTGGAACCCGAGCTGGAATCCAGGGGTGTTGACGATGATCAGCAGCAGCTTGGTCATGGCACCGAACAGCTGCGTGATGGCGGCCACCATCTGCGGGCTGGACAGCGCGTGGATCATGGAGAAGAACGCGGGCAGGATAGTGGTGCTGAGTTCCTTCATCAGGTTCTCGAACTCGTGCAGAGCCGTAAGAGAACCCGAGCTGCCCATAGGGCCGCCCGCCATGATGGAGAAGCCATCTACGATGGCCTTGACCACGCCGCCGATGTCGTCCAGGGCTGGCTTTACATCCCGCAGCCAGCGACGGAAGTTCGATCCGGCCTTGTCTGCGTTGGTGGCCCACTTATCAAAGCGGTCAGCGAGATGGTCGATCCCGCGCATCAGCCACTCGGTGAACGGCGTGGCCACGATAGCCAGCTTGGTGAAGCCGTCTGCCACATGGCCGACGGCGTCCGCCAGCGAGCGGATGACGCTGATCGCGCCGGAGGTCAGGATCTTCCAGGCCGGGCTGCTGGTCAGCTTCTCGAACCAGGTCAGTGCGCTGTTCGCCGCAGAACCCAGCACCAGGGCCATGGACACGAGGTAGCCCTGGAGCGGCCGCAGGATGGAGCCGATGTGGGACAGCGACGGCAGCATCTGGCTGAAGAACGCCTGGCCGATCGACTTGTTGGTGACGAACCACTTGGCCAGCGGCTCCAGGTCGAGCACCGCGGTCTTGGCGGCCGGGCCGAGCTTATACATGTCGGTCGCGAGCTGCTCTTCAGCGCTCGCGATGGACGGCAGGCCCAGCGCCATCTGGTCAATGGCCTGCTGCAGCTCGAAGGCAGCCTGCGACTGGTCGTGGGCCGAGGTGACGAACCCCTCGCCCTGCTGCATCTGCGCCTGGGACAGCTCGAACTGGGCGTCGGAGACCTGGTGGGCCCCCGTGATCGCGGTTTCTTTCTGGTTGAAGTACGCCTGCTGCAGCTCGAAGACCGCGTCGATGACCTCGTGGGCCGCCTCGATCTGCGCGTTGGCCGCCTCACGCTCGGTGACGACCAGTTCCTTGGCAGCCTGCTGCTGCTGGAACTCGGCGTCGGTGAGCGCGTGCTGGGCCTGGGTGACCCCGAAGACCTGGCTGGCGCCGTACTTGCGGACGTCGGCCAGCTGAGTCTCGGTGTCCTTGTTCTGCTGCTCCTGCTCGGCCAGCGCTTCCTCGGCCTGCTGGATCTGGTAGGCAGCCTGGGCCCGGTCCAGCGCCGTGGCGTTGGAGTTGGCCATGGTCGTGGCGTAGTTCTGCTGCGCCTGCTCCAGGGCGAGCTGGGCGCCGCGCAGGTTGACCGAGGCGTAGTCAACCTGGATCATCAGGTTGGCCAGATCCTCCGACGCCGTCTGCCACGCGATGTCGAGCTGGTACTGGGCCTGCTGGGTGGCGAAGACCGCGTCAGCCAGGGAGTGCTGGGCGTCGGCCACGCTCATAGCCGACTCGACCTGCTGGATGGACTGCTCGAAGTTGGCCTGGCTGACCTGGAACTGCGCATCGTAGACCGCGTGCGCGGCCACAACCTGAGCGTTCGCAGACTGGACGACCGCCTGGCTCAGGCTGTACTGGGCGTCGGAGACCGCGTGGGCGTCCTGGAGCTGGGTCTCCATCGCCTCGTACGCGGCCTGCCCGACCTCGTAATAGGCATTGGCCAGCTGGTTCTGCATCTGGGCCATTTGCATGGCCGTCTGCAGCGGGTTGGCGGCTGCGGACTCGGACGCCTCCAGCACCGCGGAGTACGCCTGGAGCGCGGCCACGACCGGGTCGATCGCTTCCTTGAGCGTGGCCATGGCGGTGGCGATGGCCGCGATGGTCTCCGGCATCGCGGCGAACACGGTAGCCAGCGCGCCGAACCCGGCGACCAGCGCCGGGAGCAGCTGGATCACCACGGTGAAGGTGGCGATCATCGGAGCAATGGAGCCCACGATCGAGGACCCGGCGGCGGCCGCCGCGAGCGCCAGGGACTTGAAGACGTTGCCGACCCCGCCACCGCCGGCCAGCCCGCGCAGCGCGCCCTGCAGCCGGTCCCCGAGGGTGGCGAACGCGCCGCCGGCATGCTGGGCAGCGTCGTCGGCCCCGGCCTCCATGGACCGGAACGCGTCACCGACGGCGCCCTTGAGCGCGGACCACCGGGCGCCGACAGAGTTGGCCGAGCTGCTGCCCTTGGCGGAGATCGAGTCGAACGCGCGCTCAGCCTGGGACTGAACGTCCTTAAACTGCCGCTGCAGGTCGGAGTACCCGGACGGCTGCAGGCCGGTGCCCTTGTAGTCCTGCTGCAGCCGGCGCATCGCGAAGTTGACGGTGGCCAGCTGGTCGACTGTGCGCCCGGCGTCGACTTCCACCTTGGGGTTAGCGATCTGCTGAGACAGATCCTTGAGCGCGCTCTTGATCGAGGCGACGTCTTCCAGCGCGGTCTGCTTACCGCGGATGCCGACCGAGGGCCCGAACGGGGAGTACGGCTCGGTACTCAGGATCGGGGCGCCCTCGGGCGTCATGGGCCGGGCGGAGCCCTGCCAGAAGGGGCTCGGCGGCCGGACCCGGGCGAGCGGCGGGAAGCTCGAAGCCCCCGGCCGCTGCGTGACGTCGGCGGGGAACCTCCCAGACAGGTCCGGATGGCCGGTGAAGACGTCCTGCGGCCCGGACACCGGCTCGTAGGGCACCTCGGCAGGGAAGCCGGGCGGAGCCGACGGCGTGTAGCCGGGGAGATAGGTGCCCGCTGGCTGGTAGGTCGAGACCGCCTTGCGCAGCTCGTACTGCTCCAGCGGGGTGAACTGGTTGCGCGGGGCCTGGTAGCCCTCGATCCCGGCCTGGATTCGGCGCATGGCCTCCGGCGTGAGCATCCCCGGCCCGGCGGCCGTCGCAGGGCCGGACAGCGTGTAGCTGGACAGCGACGGCAGCGGTCCCTCGGGCTGCCCGGCCAGCGCAGCCATGCGCTTGAGCCGGGCGATGTCCGAGAGGTAAGTGCCGAGATCGAGCCGGGCGGTGGTGATGATCTGGCCGGGCGCCCCCGCGAGCGAGGCGCGGTAGCGCTCACCCTCTCGCATGGCCTCGGCATCATCGAAGCGCACCCGGGTGGTGAGGTCGGTGGGCACCCCGGCGAGCGCTGAGGTCCAGCCCTGGATGTTCTGCGTCCCGGTGGTACCGAGGGTGCCCGCGGACTCGTGCGCGCCCCTCAGCGCGTCGTTGTGGGCCTGCAGGGCCTGGGCCTCGGACGCGATGGCCCCGGACCGGCTCTTCATAGCGTCGGTCTGGGCCTGGATCCGCGAGCGCTCCTGGTCCAGGTAGCTCAGGTACTGGTCCGGGGTGGCGTAACCCTGCCGGGCTTCCTTGTTCCGGATGATCTGGTGCTGCCAGACCTGCTGCTGCCACGCCTCCCAGCTCTGCGGGTTGGACATCCCGCCCCAGCGGGTGCGGTTGAGCAGGTCTTCCTTCTGGCGCTCCGCGTCCAGGTCGGACAGATGCGCCTGCATCGAGTCCCGGCCGCCGAACGTGGTCTCTTTGTTCGCGGCCTTGGACGTGGCGGCCAGCTCGACCAGCGCGTCCCGCTGACGCTTGATCGCCGCGGTGTCCCGGTCGTGCGCAGCAGCGGACTCGGCTGCCCCGCGGGTCTCCTCGGCGGACTCCTCGCGAGCAGCCTCCTGCATGCTCTTGAGGTCTTCGCGGGCCTTGGCGGCCGCGGTGGTCAGCTGGGAGAAGTCAGCAAGCGCGCGGTAGATGACGTCGTAGTCGTCAGCCACGTCTCACCTCCCGCTCTACCGCACCTGCATGTCCTCCGCTAGGAGGGGATGGGCCCCCGCGGCGGGGGTGTCCCGCCGCCGCCGAAGGCCAGCATGAACGCCTCGAAACTGCCGGGCGCGTTGGCGTCGGCCGCTGCCTGCTCCTCCGGCGCCAGCTCAGAGGTGAGCGCGGAGCCGGTCACGTTGCCGTCGGCGTCCACGGTCAGCGTGTCGGTCGCGCGGGAGGGAGCGGCCGAGCCGCCTGCTGCCTTGCGCATCCGCCGCATCCCTTCCTCGTGCGTGACCCAGCCGTCAGGCTCGCCACGCATCCTGTCCAGTTCATCGTCTTCCGGGGACTTCGCAGGGGGCCGGATCGAGATCTCAGCGGCAAGGTCAGACAGCGGATTACGGCCGCCGGTCTTATCCAGGTCGAACTGCACCGTGGCCGCGATGAAGTGGCACAGGGTCTTGGTCTGCCACTCCAGGGCCTTGAGCCGGACCTCCTCCTCCATCTGGAGACGGCGGCCGATGGCCTCGCTGACCTGACGGAGGCGGCCGAGAGTGAGGTCGAGGATCCGCTCATCGGGCCATCCGTACTCGGCGCTGATCCGGTCGAAGATGACGGCGTATGCGCCTACGAGGCCGCTGCTGCCATCTCCGCTGGCGTCGGCGGCTCGGTCGGAGTCCCTGGCTTCAGCTGGCCGGTCCTGTCCGCCAGTTTCAGCAGGCCGGCGAGGCGCTTTCCCAGTGCCTGGATGTCCTCGGCCTCCTGCTTGATCACCGTCTCGATGATCGTGACCGTGTCCTCCAGCTCCGGGTTGGCCAGCTTGACACCGAGAGCGCCGTACTTGGCGTCGTCGGCCTTGACCTTGTCCTCGCTCAGCCGCTGCACCTCGGGGGCCGCGACGTCCGGGGGCCGGCACATCGACTGGACGAACAGGATGGCCTCGTTCTCGGCGTCGGGGATCGAGAACAGCACGGCCATGGCCAGGCGCTGCGCGAACTCCTCAGCCGGGGCGTTAAAGTCGATCGCCCGGACCAGAGCCTCACCGCCCCCGTGGGTGAGGATGCGCAGGAACCGGAAGAACTGCCGGGTGCGGAGCCGGACGACACGGACCTCAGTTCCATCCTGCAGGGCGATGATGGCGCCCTCGGGGTCGATCCGGTCAAGATCAGAATCAGCCATGGGCCCTCCCAGGGACTCGCGTGATGGCGTACGGGAGGGGCTATCGGCTAGACCGGGACCTCTGGCGGCCGGTTCGGCCACGCAGGGTCAGCGAGGGCGCCAGAGCCGGGCTCGGCCATGCCCTCCTGGCCTGCCTGCTGCACAGACTGCTCGCCCGCGGTCTGCGGCTGGTCGGTGAGCACAGGCTGCGCCGGGTCCGGCTGAGCTGGCTCCCCGATGGGGACATCCGGGGAGCCAGCGGGTGACGGAACTGCGGGGGAAGACGCAGCCGCTGCCCGGCAGCATAGGCAGATGATCGCCTGCCCGGCAGTGTCCTCCCCGCCACACAGCTGGTTGTCTGCGTAGCAGAACCCCGCCGTCCCGGCCATGGGCGCATGCCTGCTGTCCCGGAACGGCGGAGTCCAGTACGCCATGGGCTAGATTGCCGGGTTCTGGAACGGCTCGGTCGTGAACGTGCCGGACAGCGATCCCGGGCTGGAGATCAGGCGGCCGATGCTCATGCCCGCCTGAGTCGTGGTGCCCGGCTCGAAGCCGGGGCCACCGTAGGCCACCGGCAGGGCCAGCCCGACCTCGTTATAGGTCGAGAACAGCGCGCGGCCGGCGATCGACGTGGTCAGGCCGTTCTTGTACGAAGGACCCGTGAAGTTGAACGGCTGGAACTGCACCCGGTAGAGCACGAAGTCCAGCGTGCGGATGTTGCCCGCGTTGTCCTTGGACGGCACTCGCAGGCCCACCGGCTTGGTCACGGTGTTCATCGAGTTCAGCGTCCACAGCGGGATCGCGTAGTAGTCGTTCGGGGCCGTGCCCGAGGAGTCGACGCCGGAGGTGACCGTGACGCCGTTGGTCACCGTGCTCAGGCCAGTGATGTCCGCGATTGTCGGGAACGGGATGAATCCGGACTCAATGGTCAGGTTCGCGAAGTTGATCCAGAACCATTCGGAGAGCACGACGTTATCGCCGGTGTTCTCGAAGTTCCCGTTGTCCGTGCTCAGCGTGCCGTTGCGCACACCGTAGATGGTCTGCCCCTCGGCGCCGTTGATTCCGTCGAGGATAGCTGCGTGGGAAAGGCTGAAACCCTCAAAAGTACTGTGTTGCCACAGTACATCACCTCCAGCGAGTCAGCCACGCGCAGCGGCCGGGCAGGAAACCTGGTCGCTGTCCTTATCGGCTAGGACTCACCGAGCAAAGCGTGGAGCCGCGCTACCTCCGCCTCCAGATCCCGGATGCGGGTCGTCAGCACATGTACCGACCGCCGGTTGATCATTTGCTCCCGGGGCGTAGCCCACTGAACGTTCCCCTGCTCGTAGTTCCCATCATTGTCCTTGCGGTCGAGGCTCTTCCCGGCGGGCCGCGGGCCGATCTCTGCCTCGATGTCAGCCACGAAAGTGGCGAAGTCGTTCACCCACCGCGGACTTATCCCGATCCCCCGGCCGCCGTAGTTCCGGTACCCCGGGTTATCTGGATTGAGGCAGCGAGCCCGCATCCCTGTCCACGTGGCGTACAGCTCGTGCCGACGCCCACCGTGCGTCGTTTTGGTAGCTGTGTTACGAGCGGCCAGCTGCTCTTTCCGGACGCAGCCGCAGGAGGTGACCTTCCCGGCCACCAGATTCATGAGGAGCACCGTGGTCAGGTTCCCGCAATCGCATTGACAGACGACACTGCGCAGACCCTCTGGGCGCTTCTCAGTGACGTTCTGCTTCGGGCCCTCGGAGACAACCACCAAGCGGCCGAAGCGCTGTCCTTCTACCTCAAGTCGTTTCATGTCAGTAATACGGAGATCCCGTACTACTGACTCACCTGACCACCGAAACGATAAGCGCCGCGACACTCACCGCATAGGGGAAGACAGCCCTAGCAATCTTCCACACACGCCGATACCACAGTCGCTGTCGGCGCACAGCATAAGCTACGGCAAGGGGATCGAGATCCGTGTAAACACGTCCCTCTTCCATCCAATCTTCCATCTTAGGCATCTCAGTTCTCCATACTGCACGCTATCGTGGGGACCGGCTAGCACCCAAGGTCGACGTACAGCTGCGCGTAAGTCCTGTGGTTGTACTCGAACGACGCGGCCTGCGAAGGCGTCAGACCCACCGGCTCCGGCTTCTCCACCAGCCGGAGCACCGGCCGGCAGACCGATTCCTTGGTGCTGGCCACAATCCAGTAGCAGAAGCCGACCGTCAGCAGGCCCGCCACGATCACAAAGATGATGGTGATGAAGCCCGCATGCTTGCTCAAGAACCCCACAGCCCCTCCTACATGTGGTCGGGCTGGCCGGGGATACCTCGGTCCGGCAGGCGCCCGCGCTGGCCCCACAGCGCATCCTCAATCGCCTGGGTGCGCTGGTCTGCCGTATCGAAGCGCCGGTCCACGGCGTCCAGCCGGCGTGACGCCTCGGAGGTGAAGGCGCGCAGATCCTCACCCACCCGCCGCAGCTCGACCGACATGCGGTCGATGGCCTCGGTGTTGCCGGCCCCGACCCGGCTGTTAGCCTCCAGCACCTTGGCGAGGTCCGCCTCTTTGGCGCCCTCCTGCAGCCACTTCTCGCGCTGCCGTCCGAGGTAACTGCGCACGCCGGCCACGCCTCCGCCTACAGCCACACCTATACCCGAAAGGTAATAGAGCGGGACCAGGCTAGACCCGGACATCTGAACATTCCCCTGTCACGTCTTCCCGCACCTGAGGCCGTCGAACAGCCCTTGCCACGCACGGTGCTCTGCCCGCTCGTATGCCCGGCTCGGGTTCGAGGCCCCCGCTCCCGCAGGCGGCGGGATAGCGGCCATCGTTCCCATATCCAGGCAGATCGCCTTCTCGATCAGCAGCCCGCCTTTCTGAGCTGCTGCCTGCTCCTCCCGCAGCTTCACGTTGGTAGCGGCCAGCCGCTGGTTAGTCGCCACCAGCTGCGCGTTGGTGCTGCCTGTACTCCACGTGAAGTAGCCGCCCAGCAGCAAAACTGCGGCCAGCACGCAGATAATCGTCAGGGCCAGTGCCCGGCCAGGCGAGCCGGGCTCCGGCAGCAGCCGGAACGAGCGCTCTCCGCTGTGCACCGGGCTCAGCCCACCTCGGGCATGTCAGCGAGCAGCTGCTGCAGGTCGAGACCCTCAATGGTCGTGCCGTTCGCGGCGATCCAGTCCGCGGACACGACGGCGTACGCGTCGATGACCTGGTTGTGGATGAAGGCGCGGTTCGCTTCCCACAGCGCGCCCCAGGTCACGGGCTTGTAGATGTCCAGCTGGCTTGCGGGCGCCCGGCGCTGCAGGCAGATCATGTGCCCGCCGAGATCCTGGCTGCCCGCCACGTAAGTCCACGGCTGGCCGTTGCCGAACTGGTCCTCCTGGGCCTGGTCCAGCTCGACGGCGAGCAGCACGGTGCCGAAGGTGTTCAGCACCTGAGCCAGCAGCTCCTCGTCGGTAGGATCACCGAAGGCCGCGTACGCCTCGTACTTGTGCGCGTGGCCGGCCGAGTCGAGCAGCCCGGTCGAGCGCATGAACGCCAGGCCCTGCGTCGGCTCGGTGCCGTTGTCGTTCGCCCCGGTCTGCGGGCTGTAGCCGGTCGAGCTGTAGCCGCGGATCACCGAAGTGGCGGGGACCACAACCGGGGCAGCGCCCGCGTAGGCAGTGAACGCGGTGATCTCGTGCCCGCACGCTGCCCAGAAGCAGTCACCGCAGCCATCAGGCGATCCGGGGCAGGCGGTCTCGTTCTCGGGATCGGGCCCGTTGCAGTACATGGGCCAGTCGCTGACCTTGGTCGCGCGGTCGACGTCGATGGCCGGAGTCACCGCGGTCAGGCCGCCGGCCGCGACGTAGTGCTCCACCACCAGCATGGCCTTGTCGGTGTCCCGCGGGAGCAGCCCCGTCTTGCCCGGGACATGGTTCGGGTTGGCCACCGAAGCCTCCATACATGACGAAGGGCGGAGGGGGTTGCCCTCCGCCCTGTCATCGGCTCCGTTGCCGCTACGGCAGGCCCGCTGTCATCACTTCAGCCCCGGCGGCAACCGCCATGGCCACGATGAACAAGAACGCCAGCCACTGATCGCGGGTCATCCGACCGGCACACCCTCCCAGACGGCACCGTTGCCGTTGTGCAGGCCCTCGCCGGACAGGTCAGCCGAGTCGCTGCTGTTGCCGTTCGGGTAGCTGTTCACCTGCAGAGCGGTCCACTCACCGTTCGGTGCTGCATCGAACCATCCCTGGTCAGCACTGTGGTGCTGAGCGAAGGTGAACGACGTCACCGAAGCGTGAGCGAACGGGGCCAGCGTGCGGGAAGGCGGCCCGACGAGGCCGGTGGTGTCGGCATCCGAGCCGATCTCAGCCTCGTTGAACTGGCAGTTGAAGCCGACCGAGATCCAGCCCGTCGAGAACCACGGGCCGGGGTTGTCCGAGGTGATCTGGCGGTAGGAGAAGTCCGCGCGACCGTGCAGGTACTGAATCTCCACTTCCTCGACGTTCCCGAAGGTGAACTCCGGGCCGAGCGAGTCGACCGTGGCCGAGGCTGGCGCATTGAAGTTGCCCAGCGCGCCGTCCTCGCAGTTATCACCGTCGGTCTGAGCACCGTTCGCCGGGGCGATCGTGCCATACCCGTACTCGACCTGATAGTTCCCGTCGGGAAGGTGCACGAGACCCATCTGCACCGCCGGGCCGGTAGAGCCGCCCACGTTGCTGTTGCACAGGCCGATGCCGAAGCCGTTGGCGTTGGTCTGCTGCAGGTCACCGATGTTGTCCTGCGCACCGAGGTACGCCTCGACGTGGTCGAAGTTCACGTTGACGTCATTGCCGACGGCGAGGTACCCGGCGACCGGGTTGACGTTCGCATTGGTGGCCCGGGCGTTGGGGACGGTGTTGGCGCCCGCTCCCATGGCGACCAGCGCGCCGGCCGTAGCCAGCGCGGCCACGACGATCACGCGCCGCGGACCAAAGATCTTCCTACGCATGCACCAAACCTCCAGCTCTTGTCTTTTGGACCCCCGGCCAAACCGGCACCCTTGAGACGCGCAGGGCATACCACCGGTTTACAGGCGGCTCGCAGTATTCCACATCGCCCAGCACTAACACGGGACGGTGACCATACCGTGATTAACAGCCGTCACGGGCAAATCTCCCGTGTGCATCGCGCTGGCGCTTAGCCGCCTCGGCCGACTTGCGCTGCGCCTGGCGCGGGCCGATCAGGTGGCGGCCGCAGTTACAGCCGGGCCGGCACGTGTGGTCGTCGTGGCGGTGGCACGTGCAGTCTGGCGGGCAGTAAACGGCGCTCATACACCACCACTACAGCGTGAAACGTCCAGTCAGCTCGTCGTTATGGAGACGGGAGTTCTGCCACTGGCCCAGCGGGTCCGCCCAGCGCACATTTCCCGGCCTGTAGTCTCCATCATTGTCTGGCCACCGGTCGAGTGACAACCCCGCAGGGCGGTCACCCAGCTCGCGCTCGATGTCCTCAATGAACAGTCGGACGTCCTGCCACCGATCACAAACCCGGATGCCTCTGCCGCCCCAGCGCGGATAATGCGAGTCGCTCTGGTCGTAGCAGCGACGCATCATCCCACGCCATGTCCGATAGAGCGGATGCTTGCTCAGGCCGTGGGAGTTCTTCCATCGGGTCCGGGTGACCAAGCTAGCCACCTGCTCCCTCTTGAGACAACCACAGCTCTCAGACTGCCCACTACGCAAAGCAAAAACCAGGATGCTCTGCTCAGTACCGCAGTCACACCGGCAGGGAACAACGCGGTGGCCGGGGTCTTTCATGAAGGATTCCCCGGCCACGGTCCAACGTCCGAATCGATCACCAACTGAAGGCGGAGGAGTTCTCATGCCTCCAGTCTAGCAACCTTCATAAGCACCCATCATAAGGCCGCCACGGAGCGGTGCCGTCCATCGCGTATTCCTTGCTGAAGGCTTGCTCCTGCGTCGCGACGGAGTAGTCCCGGGCCGGGCCCGGCAGGCCGGTGACCGCGGTCCAGGTGGTGTCCAGGAAGCCGAACAGCCCGCTCGCGGTCGAGTCCGGGTTCTGGGCATCGGGGTTCCCGCTGGACTCGTGGTCTATCACGCAGCCCTCGAAACCGCCGAACCCGGCCACGGTCAGCGTGCCGGAGAACTGGACACCCGCCGGCTGGGCCGGTGCAGACCCACTGCTGCCGGAGGCGGCCACGGTCACAGGTGCAGGCTGAGGCGCGGGCGGGCTCAGGACGCGGTCGATCACCAGCTGCAGGGCCGGGGTGACGGGAGCTGTCTCGATCTTGATCACCCAGCCGGGCTGGATGAGGTCCGGGTTATCGATCCCGGAGCGGTTCGCGGCCCACAGGCCCTCCCAGTTCGAGCCGAGCCCGTGGGTGGCTGCAATCGAGGAGAGCGTGTCGCCTTCCTGGATCCGGTAGAAGACCGGGCCCTCGGCCTGGACGGCTGGCTTCTGCGGGACGGCCTGGACGGCAGGCGCGGCCGGCAGGGTATCGCCCGCCGGAGGGGCGGTGTAGGGCGCCGGGGCGGCAAGCGCCGCGGTGCCTGCGCCGAGCACGGCGACGGTGCCGACGGCGGTGACGATGACAGGATGGCTGCGCTGCGGGGCAGCGTGACGTGGCTGACTGCGGGTGGTGCGGTGCCCGCTCATGGTCCTCCTGAAGACGTGCCCGCCGGGCACCTCGCCAGGGTCATGGGCCAGGCCGCTGCCGGGCGGCCGCGCGGGCCTGCTGTTTCCTGGCCGCCAAGCTGGATTGTGCACGTTTCCGGACCGTTACCGCTCCGAAACCTCAGAATTACCCTTCGTCTCGAAGGGCGGATCCTCCACCAGCCAGCGGTCGTGCCCGGTACCCGCGGTGTGCTCGGACGCCCAGCGCCCGCGCTCCTGCTGAGAGGAGAACGGCATCGGCAGCAGCGGCTCGCACACCCTGCAGGTCAGCAGGTAGATGGGCGGGCAGCGCACGTGGCACTTGCCGCCGAGCGGCTCCAGGCAGTTGTGCCCCCCGTACCTGCAGGCATGGCAACCGCAACGGCACCGGCCTGCCTGAGCGCACAGAAGCCGGGGCTCGCTCAGCGAACCGCGGCCAGCCGCACCATTACGGCGGCGGCCATAACTCCTGCAGCCCTCGCCAGAATCCCCCGCCGGCGGTGGCGTCCTTTACGCATGGGCCTGATCTTCACGGGCATCCCCTCCCCTTAGCACGTCACCGGCCCGCCGCTTACACCAGCTGACCAGCTCGTACGCGAGGTCGGCCGGCATAACGTCACCGTCCCACCTCTCATCGTGAAATATACGCTTCCCCGCGCGCTGCCACACCCAATCAGTGTCCTGGCTGCAAATCTGGTGTCCGGAATCCTGGATGAACTGGAGCAAACCCCGCGTGCGGATGTGCAGGTGGTAGGCGATCAGCGACAGATAGTCCAGAAACGAGTACGGAGTGCCGAGCTTGCCGAGGGCGGCCTTGACCACCTCGGAGCGCTGCCAGCCGCTCAGCGGAAGAATCGTGGTGCTCCACAAGGCACTGGTGCCGTACATGGCCCACGCGTCGCCAGCACTCGCGCCGAGCCGCCGCAGCCGGGCGCCGCCTGGCATCGCTTCCTCGCAGTAGACGCCCGGGCCGCACCAGCCGTGCTCCTCCAGCGCGCTGACCTCAGCCGTGGAGGCGCTGATCTCACCGAGGTAGACGAAGCTGTGCCGGTAGCGGGCGAGCGCGGGATGGCGCCAGTAGCCAGCCGCAAGCTGCCCGATACCTATGCAGAAGCCACCGAAGCCCCGGACCGGGACGCACGCGAAGTCCCCGGGCTTGGGGAGAACTATCTGAGGTACCACACACCGGCCATCGGCGTCAGCTGACCGGGACCGCAATGAGGATGGTGTGCCCAACTCTTATCTGATCCCCCTTGGCCAGCTGGCAGGCGCCATGGACAGTCAGGCCGTTGACCCGGGTTCCGTTCGTGGATCCCAGATCAGCGACCGCCCAGCCGTCCTCGTGGGGAGCGATGATTGCGTGGTTAGGGGAAGCATACTGGTCATTCACCCGGAACCCGGCGAGCGAACTGCGCCCGATGATGGTGGTCATGGTGAGAATCTTGCGGTTGTCCCCGGCCTTGTCGGACAGCAGCAGCAGCTTCACTCCCCCAGCCCCCGGAACCAGTTCTCGTCGTCGCCAGGGCCAGCGGCGCGGCCGCGCGTGCGCTGCACGTCCCCGGCCGAAGGGCCAAGGTCTTCCGCGGGCACGGCGGTGAGCACCTCCCCGCAGGTACCCGGAGCTTCCGTCTCCGGGGCGGTCACCGGATGACAGCATTTCTTCTCCGAGGCGTTTGCGCAGCAGGTGCACAGCCACTCCTCGGACACGTGCTCGTTCTTGCACCCAAGACGGTAGCGCTTCACCAGCGAGCAGCCGCACGGCTCAGGGACAGGCCGTCCCCAGTGCGGCCTGTTCGCTTGGCAGACCGGGCGCTGCGGGTCCTGCGGCGGCCAGGAGTAGTCGCGGCGGCCGGACCCACGGGTCCGGCCCTTGGTCGCCTTACCCATGGTCTTCCCGACGACGCGGTGCAGCTGGTCGCGCATCGTGCCGGGGCCGCCGTCGGTGGCCGGGCTACTCAGGATCTCATCCACCTCATCGTGCAGGACAAACACCTGCTCCGGCTCGACGCCGAGCACCTCGGCCAGCCGCCAGGCTGCTTCATCGTGCGCGCTCACTGCATCCTCACCTCCACGGCAGCCACCACCGGCAGAAGGCCAGGCACGCGCAGCCCGGCTCCGAGCAGTACCTCGTCTTGGGGTTGTTGTGCTCGTGCCCGATCCGCGGGTGACGGCAGCGCCGGCGGCGGCACGGCTTCAGCTCCTCTGCGAGCGGGTTACCGCGGCCAGCCCGGGGAAGCCCCGGATTCGTTGGGCCCGCCATAGCCGAATGCGCCTCCCTCAGCACCGTCGCCGCCGGACGGCGCGGTGACGGTGTAGCCCGCGCGCTCCAGCGCGTCGATCATCCCGGACAGCAGGTCAGCGACGATGACGTCAGCGTCGGCTCGTGTAATCGTGCCTTCCTTCACCGCCGCGGTCAGCGCGGTGCGGCTCGGCCGCCAGTCGGTGATGTGGATCTTCTGCTCGATCACCGGGGTGATGAACGCGTCCCGGTCGACGGTGACGTCCAGCTTGACTGGGATTTCCCCGGGCTTCAGCGACGGCGCGGACTTGGTCATCCGCCGGATCCCGCCCTGATCACACACCAGGAAGATGCTGTCCCTCATACCGAGCTGCCCCCGCTGGCCGCCTCGGTGGCGGCCAGCGGCTCACGCTGGCGGCCGGCGAACTCCGGGGAGATGCCCGGATCCGGCTCGGTGGCCGCCAGCGTCACCTCGGCCATGTAGACCGGGCCGGTGCGGCCGGCCGAGATCTGCACATCGCCGTCGAAGACCGGGGCGGTCAGCGCGGCGGCGTGGGCCTGCTGCTCGAAAGTGTGCGGCTCCCAGAGGCGCAGGCTGACGACAGCCACGTCCAGCCCGGGGAACACCCCCCGGGCGGTGGCGCGGGCCACCTCCTCCATCGCAGGGCTCTCGAAGCCGTAGACGGTTATGGTCAGCCGGCGGCTGGGCCCTGCCGCGGCAGCTGGGCTGCCGAGCAGCTGGGCCAGCACCTCCCCGCAGTCGCGGTAGGAGTTCCGGGCCGCATCCGGGAGATCGGTGCGCTCAGAAAGCTGCTTCCAGCACCGGGCCAGCGAGACCAGCTCGGCCCTCTTGATCATGTCCATATGCATCGCCTCCACTACTTGTTACGCCGCGGGGGCCGGGGCACATTATCGGGACGGCGGACGTCCGGCGCGCTGCGCTCAGCATCTGCTACGTCCCAGAACTTCCAGTACCCGCCGGGAGTACGGCCCGCGTGAATATTTATCTCGCCCGGCCCTTGCCAGTGCTCCGGCTTCTCCTCGCATCTGGCCAGTGAGTGCGGCGACGGCCGGGCGCCGCAACGCTGCTCCCTTTCCGCCTGCTCTTCTGGCGTCAGCAGGCGGAAGACCAGCCTAGCCACGGAAGTCCCGCTCGTCCCCGTCCACGACCTCGGTCATGCACTCGATCGCGTTCAGGCGCAGCTTGCTGCCCAGCTCGTAGTAGGACAGGCCGACGTCGGCGTACTCGCGGCGGATCCGGTCCGCCACGCCCTCCAGGGGCCGGTGGTGGTTGGCGATCTCCTCGGCCAGCTCACCCAGCTCAGCCATGAGCTTGAGCAGCTGGGCCGGAACGTCGGGGTAGCGGTCCATCCCGTGCCGGGAGATCTGCATCCGGGCCAGCTCGTGGCCGGAGCGGGCACGGCGAGCCGGGGCGGGCACGGCCGACAGCTCGTCTATCAGGCGGCGCTGCTCGTCAGCCACCCGGATGGACAGCACCTGCGCCTCCTCCTGCGCCTGGTCGATCCTGCGCTGGAGACTGAACCGGCTGCGGAAGTGGGAGCGCGGCATGCCCTGCAGCTCGGCCAGCATCAGGTCAGTGCGCTCCAGGTTCTCGCGCAGCTCCTGCAGTGCCGCGGTCACCGGGCCGCCTCCTGCGCCGCCACCACGGCCTCGTAGCTGGTGCCCCGCTGGCGCACCGGTCCGGACAGCGCCAGCTCCCGCACCCCACTCACCAGAGCCTGCTGACGCAGCTGGGTGCCGGTCAGCACCGGGTAGCGCTCCGGCCGGCGCGTCTTCAGCCTGCGGGCCAGATCGTCCCAGGCGCTCACCTCGTCCGGGGCGCCCATGACGGCCACCAGATCGCTCAGGAGCTGCCCGGGTCCGGGCTCGGCCACCGGCTGCCCGATGGCCTCCAGCAGCGCCGCAGCGGCCTCCCTGACGTGCTGGCGGGGGTGGCGCAGCTCGGTGCGCCCCCACCTCCGCGCCGCGTCAGCGGTCGCCACAGCCTCGTGCGCGGCCGCCACTGCCTGCGGCGCCCAGAACAGCACCCGGCCGGTCTCCACGGCGACCGAGTCGGCCAGCGCACGCCGGCGAATCCACCGCCACCGCGCCAGGCCCTCCCGGTGCGCCACCAGCTTGTCCCGCTTAGCCAGGACCACCGCCAGCTCGTGCACGCCGGCGGCCTTCGGCGTGCGCTCATCCACACGCTTCCACATGTCCTGAAACTCAGTGCTTTCCATGGGCCGTCATCTCCTCTGCTGCCGCTATTACGCCCCGGCGGTGACGCCAGAACCGCGCCTCGGAAGCCGCCCGCACCAGCCAGGGCGAAGCGGCGGCGCCGGAGAAGACCGCAGCCACCCACCCCACGCCGGGCGAGCCCGCGGCGAACGCGTACCCGGACACCCCGGCCATCACCGCAGCCCCGGCCGTAGCCAGGGCCAGCTCGGTGAACGTGGGAGCATCCAGCAGCACCTTCACGGTCTTCCTCATCGTTTAATCCCGTTCCCCCGCTGCTCCCCCAGGATCAGGAGCAGCACCGCGAAGATGGCCAGCAGCACCACCACGGCGCCGATCTGCAAGCCCAGCTCCACGCCAGCCAGCGCGCTCATCGTTCAATCCCAGCCGTAGGTGCCGCAGACGGTATCTATCAGTTCACTGAGCGACGGGGCATACATCACATCAACGGGGCTGCCCGCGAAGCGCACCACCACGCCGTAGCGGCCATTCGCGCCGTCCCACCAGATCCGGCCGAGCCAGCCGCGGGCCAGATACTCAGCCGAGGCACCGGCCTTCAGCACCATGAGCGCGCGGCCGGTGCCGAAGCTCAGGTACCCGGGCAGGATCTCCACACCCGAGCGCGGCAGGGAAGAGACCGCGGCGTCGGTCTCAGCCGCGCTCAGCTCCGAGGGCAGCGGCAGCTTATGGCCGTCCGGCCAGTCCGAAGCCGGCGGGGGCGGAGGCAGCTGGCAGCTCTCATCTCCCCAGCCCTCGTCACGTTCGCGCATCTGCGCCAGCAGCTCGGTGAACGCGGACGGCTCCAGCATGTGCAGCGAATCGCCGTCCGCGTTCACCAGCCGGGGCCGCGGCCCCCCGGGCGCCACCAGCCGGCCCAGCTCGCGGTGCAGCGACAGCGCCGCCGCCCACCTCGGAGGCAGGCAGGCTGCGGCCAGGTCAGCGAAGCCGGGAGCCTCACGCTCAGCCGTCACGGTCCGCCTCCAGGGCCGCAGCCAGCGCCTGAGCCTCCGAGGCCGCGCGCTGGCTCTCGTGCACCGCCACGCAGGTACCCGCCGGGTCATAGACCTTCACCACCCACCGGCCGCTGCGGCGCCGGGCGCGGCGGCAGGACCCCCAGGTGGCCGTCAGCGCGGCAGCCGAGGCGCCGAGCGCGAAACCCAGATAGGCGCCCTGGAGCTGGCCGCGATAGCTGACGGCCAGCGTCTCCGCCAGGCAGACCGCAAGCGCCGCCAGAACCAGCCACCAGAACCAGCGGCCGGCCCACATAACTGCCTTAGCTGCCTTGTCTGCCATCTTGCACCTCCACCCACTCATACGTGCCGCGGGCGCGGTACGCCGGCGGATCGGTATCCGGCAGCAGATCCCAGATGGTCAGCCGGTTGCCGTCCGCCCGGATCACCAGCTCCAGCGGATCCTGGGCGCCGTCAGAGGAGAAGCCGAACGTGGGCGGCTGCGGCCGGGGGTCCGCATACCACGCGCCGCCCGGCTCCAGCGCCTCCATCTTGGCCAGCACCAACTGCAGAGCTGCAGCCTCAGGGCTATCCGGGCCCTGCCCCGCATTATGCATCTTAATAAGATCCGAGCGGATGGCCTCTTTCAGCACATCCCAGCGGTCCGGCACGCTAGCCACGAGCGGCCTCCTGCAGCTCCAGGGCGCTCTGCGCGACCAGGCAGACTTCTGCGAGCCGGGGCGCCAGGGCCATCAGATCACGGGGCCCCAGCCAGTTCAGGGCCAGCTCCAGAGCCGTGCGCAGCTGTGCCGCCTCAGCCGCGGTCACCGGGCCGGGCACCTCAGGCACAGCGCCCGAGCCGGGGCACGGCGGGCGGGCGCCAGAGCGGCCAGGCTCAGACTGGTGCACCCGCAGCCGACCGCTCTGGTTGACCGCACGAGCCTGGCCGCAACCCGGGCACTGCGCCCACCTCCCGGACCGGCAGACGCTCACGGCGTGCCGCCGAAGTGGTCAGGGCCCCAGCCGGGCGGCACAGCCACGACGTCCAGAGGCAGCCTCGCCGGGCGGGTGAGCGGCGGAGCCACGATCTCCTCCAGGATGTACTCCGGGCCGGGGTCACCGTGGTCCCAGCCGGTGTCCGAGAAGCCGGAGTCCAGCTCCCGGAAGCACGGGCCCTGGGTGAGGCAGGAGTGGTGACACCGGCCATCGTCTGGGCACGTGCCACGCAGTGCGCCTTCGTGTGTATTCTCCCCCGCCACAGACGAAGCGTTATACGCCTCAGCAGAGGGCTTTCCACTATCGGCCATCATTCCGTCCTTACTCCAGGATGTCGCGGACGGCCATGAGCAGGCGCCCGAGGTAGTTGTGCCCCCACAGCTCGCGGCCAATATCAGGGGTCCACTTAGGGAGGCGATCCGGCGGCCACGCAGCGGTGCACGCACCCCAGTAGCGGTCCTCCCAGGTATTGCCCTCCACCAGCACATGCGGAGCCGTAGCCACGAGCTGGCGGGCGAGGGTGTCATCCTGCATGTACCCAGGAGGGACGAACTTGGCGGTGAGCACGCTGAACATCACGCGCTTTTTCACCTGCTCCCAGTCGTCTCGCAGGGTCAGCTTCCGGCCGAGGCGCTTAGCCTGGCCAGGGCTGTCCGCGTCCAGGACCCACTGGACCTGCGTCGGCAGCTGGGTCTTGGACGCCTGGAAGGCGTGCTCGGCGGTCGGCCACCAGATCGCGCCCTGCATGTACGGGTGCTGGTAGAAGACCGGCTGCTCCCAGAAGTTCGAGAGGAACCGGTACTGGCCCTGGAACTCAGTGATCACGGTAGGTCACCCCGGCGTTGCGCTCCAGGAAGTCCGGCGGCGGCTCCGACCTCCAGGTGATCACTTTCTCCTGCGGGTGCTGAGCCGGGGCATGGCCCTTGCACTCCGGGTCGCTGCAGAACTGCGGCTCTTCGCTGACGTCGGCGCTCACGGCACCTCCCAGAATCGTGGCACACCCTGCTTGATCTGCTTCTCCCAGCACTGGTACTGGGCAGGGGAGCCGTACGGGTGGATGCGCCCGCACTGCACGGCTTCCCAGGCGAACGCGGCCGTCCGCTGGCTGTATCCCACGGTCAGCACCAGGGCTGCTACCGTCACCACCCAGCTGATCACGCTGACCACCACCCCGGCCCGGATGGCAAAGCTGACAGCCGGGCGCGGCGAGGCGAGGGACCGGTTCAGGACGGCCGAGGCCATGGCTTCCAGCTGGCCGAGCGTCAGGTTCCGGGACTGCGGGCCCACCGGGATGTACCCGTAACTGGCCAGCGTGTCCAGGGCCTGCGCCCGGCGCTCGAAGTCATCCATTACCTGCCCCTGCTCCCACTAGCACTCCGGCCTGCCCGGTTCCGGGGAAAGCAATCAAGATCCTCCCGCACCCCAGGCAGATCGCGAAACGCGGCTCTTCCGGCGATTCCCGAACACCCACCGGGACACCAGATCCATGGTCCCCGGTCTGCTTACAGTCCATATGGCGTTCCTTCCGATTCCTTTATTTGATGAACGCCTCAACGGTAAGCCCAGTGGTAGACACGTGTCAACCCAAAGCGACAGAAAGCCCGGCCCCGCGGGAGCAGGAGCCGGGCTTGTCTGGTCGAGGCTCAGGTCAGCGGACGAATCCCGTGTTGGAGAACGGGCTGTCCGGGTCGGGCTCGAACGGGTTGGCAGCTGCAGGAGCGCGGTGCTTGCCTTCGGGGTAACCGTCGCCCCAGCCCTCCGGGTCGGCCACGGCAGCGGCTGTCTCCGGGTCGGCCAGGACGGCATCCTCCAGCTCCTGCCCGGCGTCCTGGATCTCCGGAGACGACCCGTCATCGAGCGCAGCAGCGTGCTCGGGCCCGACGGGAATCAGCTCGGGCTCCGGCAGCCGGGGCGGCTCGTCAGCGGTGGCGGCTGAGGGGGCGGTCTCTCCAGAAGCCGTCGCTTCCGTCTGGCCGCCGGGGGTAGGGTCCGTGGCCACCGTGACGGGCTTAGCCGCCCGGCGGCGGCTCTTGGCTTTAGGCTCAGGCTTCGTCTCGGCGGCCGGCTCCTCCGGCTTGTCCTTGACGGGCTGGGCCTTGGCCCGGCTGCCCTTAGTCTTGGCCGGCTTGGAGGCCCTGGGAGCCTTGGCCGGCTTCTCCGCAGGGGGCTCCACCGCGGCGACTGCCGCGCCCGTTGCCCGGTACGCCTCGATCAGCGCGTGCACCGCGAGCGTGTGGTTGGCGTGCTCGTCCGCCTTGCCCTTGGCCGGGTGGGACTTCCACGTCGACACCGAGCCGCTGCTGACGCGCTCGGTCCAGCCCAGCTCGACCTTCTCCGGCACCAGCGGCGGCTCCGCGGTGATCGTGTACTCCGTCGTCACCAGCTTGCCGTCGACCGTCCCGGTGGCCCTGCGGGCTCTCTTGACCCCGCTCTCCTGCTTGGTCATCACCATAAGCTCTCGCCTCCAGGGTGAGAATATGCCATCGTTTATTTAATACGGCGCTGGCTCGTTCAGCCCCCGCGTACGGCCGTCGTCAGGACGCCCCCCGCCGGGGCCTCCGTGCGTGGCGAACGGCTGGTCCGGCACCCCGCGCGGGCGCCGCGGTGGCGGAGGAGGCTCCTCCTCGCCCGGCTTTGGCAGCAGGAACTGCCCCGCCAGCTCCTCCCGGTGCCCCGGCACCAGGATCACGTCATCCCCGGGGGCGATCTCGGTGTCGTCCGCACTCTGGATGTAGGGCACCGCGTTGACGTCAGCGCCGAACGGCTGGACCTGAGTCGGGTGCTCCTCGCGCAGCAGCCGGATGAAGTTGAGCAGCTTCGCCTGGCTCGGGAACCGGATACGCAGCTCGGCGGGGCCGTTCTCTGCCATCTAATTACTCGCTTTCTTCTAGGTGTTCAGCCTGAGCGGAACTTCACGGGAGGTGCCTCGGCCGGGCCCTTGTCCTCCCTGCGACGGCGCATGACCTCGGAGAAACACTCGCGCCGGGTCACCCGAACGCCCGCGGGCGGGCTGTAGCCGGGCTTGGTCCGGCGATACCGGAATCGCGCGGGCAGGTCAATGTCGGTGCCCCCAGGGTTGGTGGTGACGCACCGCTCCGTACCGCAGCCATCCCGGCAGAGCTGGACCAGCTGCCACTGGCCGTCGTGCTGGCTGTGCTCCAGCCAGTTGCGCTTAGGGTCCAGCTTCCCGGTCTTGATCTTAGGGAAGGCATGCCCCTGCCCGCGGCAGCCGAGGATGGCAGGGTCGGTGGAATACAGCCATTCCTGCCTTGCCTCGTCCGGGTCCTGCTCTGCTGCGACGATTCTCAGTGCCATAGATGATCCCTCCGCTAGGCGACAGATGCACAGGCCATCTAGTACGCCCAGGCAGGAGGCTATGCCATCGAATGGTTACTCGACTACCAGAGTCGCCACGAGAGTGCCGAGAATGTCGTAGCGGTGCAGCACCCGGACCACCGGCAGCCCGGCCCGGCGCCGGGAGAGCTTGCACGAGTCGCAGCTCAGCTCGATCAGGTTGTCCGGGTGCACGTAGCTCGGCTGCTCGCCCTGGCGCCGGATCTTGGCCAGCAGCTTGCCAGCGGTCTCCGGGCAGCGCAGCTCGACTTCCTCCGGGGCAGCCACACTCTGATCAATCGCCATGACGGTCATGCCCGCGGATCCTGCGTTCCACGTGAAACACGCTCCAGCGGGTCGACCCGGCACCGCATGGCCATGTCGTAGATCAGCGAGCCGTTGAACGGGACGTTGTCGCGGATCGTGCGGAACAGGTTCTCCACCACCACCGACCAGTCGCACATAGACGGGATCACCTTGGACGCCAGCTCGCCCTTCTGCCTGGCCTCGTCCCGGTGGGTGAAGGTGTGCCACATGACCCGCTTCAGCTCCTCCACGGGCACCTTGGCATCGTAAGCTGCGTCCGGCCGGTCATCGAAGGACGGGGTGAGTTCGTAGCTCAGCGGGTAGGCGTAGGCATCGCCCATCCAGTTCAGGTGGCCACCGAAGGCCGTGACCGCCGCCACTCCGCCGGTCGTGGAGAACTCCAGGGCGGGCAGGTTCTTGCCTTCCCCGCGGCTCGGGGCCAGCAGCACGTGCGCGGCGTTGTAGAACGCCTGCACCGTCTCGTGATCCCAGGCTTCGATGTAGACGTGCAGGTTCTTGTCCTTGAACACTTCGTTTAGCTCAGGGAACAGTCCTGGGGTCATCGAATGAAGAGCGAGACGGGCCTTGGCGAACTCCGGGTGCTCGTGCTTGAGGTCGTTGAACGCCTGGATCGCCGTCCAGGCGCACTTCCTGCGGTTCAGCGCCCCGTGCATGATGTAGGTGAACTCATCGGCGAACCAGTCGCGCTCGTGGTTGAACTTCCAGTCCCCGGCCTCGAACCCGCCCTGCAGGATCGCCGTCGGCACCGGCACCTTCTCTTTGCCGCGGGCCCTGGGGATGTAGTGATCGAGCGCGTGCAGCGTGGTCTCGGTGTAGCCGAGCACGAGGTCGAACAGCTCCAGCCGCTTGCGCAGCGAGCCACGGTTCCGGCACAGCGGCACCAGCCCGCTCTTGGCGGTGGTGGTGTACGGCTCCCCGCTCTTCTTGTCGGTCATGGCCACCGGGGCAGGCAGCGGGCAGTTCTCGAACTCCCACATGGTCCAGGCGATGGCACACCGGGTCAGCTCGCGCGCCTCCGGCCGGATCCCCAGCTCGCCAGGCGACCAGTGGTTGATCGTGAGGTCGAACGGGGGCTCCAGGTGCTTGTTGAACAGGTGCAGCAGATCCTTGGGGATCGGGACGTCCACCCAGGTGGGCTGCGGGTAGACATCGCAGCCCCAGTGATCCAGCGCCCGGATGATCCCGAAGCCGTCCTGGCCATAGCCGACGAGGGGCGAGTACGGGGACTTAACTAGCACTTTCACCGGAAACCCCGCCCTCCACACCGCCAAACAACTGCTACATAACTGGAATGACGCTCAGAAACCCTGGCAGGTGCACACCATCGGTCAGCGGCCGAACAAGCTCATGTAGGTGCCGGGGAACGTCGGGCTGCCGGTGCCGCCGATGACCCACCGCACCGCGATGTACTCCGGGGCGCAGAACAGCTGGTTGAAAGCGCCCGGGGTGCCCGCGGAAGACGAGACGACGAACTGGGCGCTGAGCCCCAGGGTTGACTGCAGGCTCTGCGCCCCGCCCCCGCTGAAGCCCAGCACCGGCTGCGAGGCGCTGCACAGGTCGGAGTAGACGTTGCCGTTGGCATCGTATCCGTCCACGTGCACCTGCAGGGTCGGGCTCGACCCGGTCGGGATGCCCACCGTGGCCATCAGGATGAAGTTCTCCCACGAGGCGACGTTGATCTCGCCGGAGTTCCCGTTGGCGCTGATCGTGGCGGCCGCCACACCCATCTGCCACAGGACAGTGGAGTTCATCATTTCCTTGACAGGGCCCAGCTTGCGACGGCGGGGAATGAACAGTGGCATGGGGCTCTCCTAGATTGCGACGTCGGTCCAGCCGGTGAACCCGACTCCGTAAAGGCTCTGCTTGTACTGCAGCCAGTCGCCGTCCCCGGTCGGCATCTTGACGAACTCGCCCTCCGCCAGGAGCACACAGCTGACTGTGACCAGATCACCCCAGACCTGGGTATCGGGGTTGCGGCGGTGCAGGTAGCTGTTCACCACGGCGAACAGCTGCTCGCCTCTCTTGATCGTGAGGCCCGGGGTCTCGGTCACGTTCAGGCCGGAATCGCGCTGCGGGTCGACGTAGAACTCCACGCTCAGGCGGCTGAACCGCTGTGTGCCGTAAGGAATGGCATTGTTCCACTGCCCGGACACCGAGCACACCAGGCCGGCCGCAGAGGTGCCCTGGAGCACGACGAGCTGGTTCTCCTGGAAGATGTAGGGCATCCCGATATTGGCGGGGGCCGGGTCAGAGATCCCGAACGAGCCGAGCAGGGCGGTGACGTCCTGAATCCCGGACAGGTACTGCACCGCGCCGGAGGCGACATTGTCCATCTACTGGGCCTCCAGCATCCCCGCATACTCGACGGGCACCTCCGGGCTGGCCGTGACCTGCACCCAGACGTAGTAATTCACGCCGGAGACCAGGGTCATAAGGCCGGCCGGGCCGATCAGGCACAAGGCTGTCCAGGGCGGTCCGGTATCGGTTCCCCACTCCGCGGCCAGCCACTGATCGACGGTGGGCTGCGCAGGCGGGGGCGACGTCAGGAAGGCCATCTGCACTTCCAGCCCCGTGGGATCGGCCGGCCCCGTCACGCGGGCGGGGATCTGCTCCGTCGATGTGACGTTGTAGACCCGGGTAGCCAACGCACTCACCCATCTTCCCGGCAGCAGCGCAGCTGACCACCTCTGCCCTTCAATCGACGCCCGCCAGCGGCTCACCATGAGCGCCGCGGTGAACCACGGCAGCGGGGAGCCCGCCTCGGAGATGGTCACGGAGATGCTGTCCACCGCACCCGCGGTCTCGGCTATCCCAATCGCCAGCAGGAGGGCATCAGTTCCGCCCGCCACGTCAGCCACCGCGATAGCGGCAGCCAGCGACATACCGTCCACTGCACCCGCAGTGTCGGCCAGGCTCAGGGCGACGGCCGGAGTCACAGAATCATCTGCCCCGGCTACGTCAGCCAGGGCTACTGTGGCAGCCGGGGAGAGGGCGTCCTCCCCTGCGGCCACGTCCGCGAGGCTCAGCGCAGCCGCAGGAGCCACAAAGTCGTCAGCCCCAGCGACGTCGGCCAGCGAGGCGGCCACGGCTGCCGAGAAGCTGTCGGTGCCCGCCGCGGTGTCGGCCAGCGCCACGGTAGCGGAAAGAGTGAACTCACCCGGCTGATCATCTACTGCGGCGCCTGCATCAGCCAGGGGCACGGACACCGAGACCGAGAGACTGTCCACAGCCCCGGCGACGTCGGCCTCGGAGATGGACTGGGCCCCCAGCGGCAGGATCGAGACGACGGCGCAATCCCACTTGCCCGAGGCACTGACCGTGCCGCCATAGGTTGTGGACGCCGAGGTGGTCGACACTCCCGCGGCGACCCAGGTCTGCTGATTCGCGGCGTTGACGACGGGGCCCACGACATTGCTGAGCGGGGTGTTCCAGACCATCGGAGGCGCAGTGTCGTGAGCGCTGACCGAAGCGACAATCAGCTCAGCGGTCTGCTGGAGAGCGGCCAGGGTCGCAGTGGTGACCGTGCCGGTCGTGGTGTTGCCGTTGATGGCGGTCTGGTCAACCGTGGCGGATGTAGGGCCGACTGCACAGCCAGAGCACCCTATCGCAGCCAGGTTGTGCCCGGTGGCTGTCGTAGAAGTGGTGTATGTGACAGTAATCGTGTCGACGCCGCTGACCAGCGGGCTGGTCGGGCCACCCGAACTGTTCTCCGTCGAGACGAATTGCGAAGTCTGATACTCCGCAGACGTGCCGGTGAAGGTGACCCGTGTGTAGACGTTGCCCTGGCTATCCGCGCAGGCTGACGGCGACGCGGCCGCCGAGTTGGTGTTGATCGACGCGGTGACGACGATGGCGTCGCCCTGAGCAGAGCTGGCAGTGACAGTGAGCTGGAGGGTGTCAGCGCCAGCGCCGCTGTTCGCCGAGCCAAGACTGTAGGGAACACCGAACGCCATAAGGCGCCGCCCAGGTCAGGACACCGTGCCGGCGCCGGTCGGGTACCCGAAGGTGATCGTCTCGGTGACCGTCCAGATCTGGCCGCTGGCCTTCGTGCCCTGGTTGCTGATCCCGTGGTTGAGGAAGCAGGGATTGCTAACGGTCACCGTGTTGCTGTCCGAGGATCCGTTGTCGGTGCCGAACTCCGCCCAGGCGAAGTTGGCCACGCTGGTGCCGAACGCCGCGACGAAGACCAGAGTGGGCGGGCTGGAGCCGGTGGAGATCGTCGGAGAGCCGGAAACCAGCTTGTACCAGGCGGTAGAGGAGCTTCCGTCCCCGCCCAGCTTGGTGTCGGCATAGGCCGCCGCGGTGTTCACGGTGCCCGCGCCGATCCGGGCCTGAGAGGCGGAGAACTTGGTGGTCATGGTCGTGCCCGCGATACCGCCGAGCAGCGCGACCCACCCCTGCTGGGTGACCAGGTTGCAGTCCTCATCAACCGTGGTCGAGTAGGGCCTGATATTCAGCAGCCGGAAGTGCCGGTGATCGGGCTCAAAACCGGGCGGGGCCTCCAGCCGGCGCCGCGCCGAGGCCACCTGCTCCGCATCCCAGCGATCGACTCGCAGGGTGGTGCGGACGCTCACGACCTCCTGCAGCAGTCCCATGCCCGAGTTAATCGGCGCGCTAGAGATCGGTCTCGTCTCCGTCGGTGACGTAGGCCACCAGTGCGCGCCGAACGCCCTGCAGGTAGTTCTCGCCGCCGGGATCGAAGAAGAAGTGCTTGCCCTCGGGGTGGTTCTTGGTCGGCCGGTTGCCGCGGGCCAGCTCGAAGATGCCAGGGTAGCGGGCGTAGGCCAGCGTGCCCTCCCACCGGCCCTCGCTCATCTCGCTGCTGGGGTGACCACTCTCCGCCAGCCTGCCGGTGAGCTTGTGCACGCGCGAGGCGGTCGCCGCGGTGGCGGCGGCCAGCGGAACCTCGAAGGTGCCGGGATCCGGCCCGCGGGCGAGGCGGTCCAGCTCGGCAAGGGCACGGGAGGCGTCGACCGTCAGGCGGAAGCTCACGGGCCACTGCCGGGGAACGGCTGGATCGAACCAGGCTGCAGCGCCTGGCTGACCTCCACGATCTGGGTCTCGACGTGGTGAGCACCGATCAGATCCTGGGCGACGTCGGGCACGACCCGCAGCTCGAAGGTGCCCATCACCGGGCCGGATACGCACACCAGCCGGTCGCCGGCCAGGATCAGCGGCACGCCGGTCAGCGGGTCGGTGACCGGGTCGTAGTAGATCACCCCGACGCGGTCCGGCGCCTTGCCGGCGACGAGCGCGGGCGGCTGGTCGACACCGCGGCGGACGAACTGCAGGTCCAGGCGGCACATCATGTAGCTGGGGGTGTTCAGGAACATGTCGAACACCACCCCCACCGGGCTCCAGGACATGTTCGCGGCGCCGTCGGGGGTGATGGTGGCCTGCAGCCTCGTAACCTGCACCATCGAGTGGTACAGGGCCCGCATGGACCCCTGCAGGGGAGCGAACGGGATGTACGGCTCGGGAGGCGTGATGCTCACACGGTGGTTATCGGGCTAGACGAGACCAGCACGCTGGTCTTCTGCGTACTCGTCATCAGTCCAGGGCAGCAGGTAGCCCGACCGGGGACTGCCGAGGTCGATGTGGCGACCGCGGTGCTCGAACTGATCCTCGTTGTGACAGCACTCCAGCAGCGGGCAACCGCACCACAGGCCGAGGTGCCGGTCTGCCGTAGGGCCGTCCTTGGGGAGCACCGGCTCCGGGCGGCGAGGCAACGGCCAGTTAGCACCCTCGGTAGCCGTGCTGGCCAAGGACGGCGGGCCAGGCAACATGCGCGCAGGCTAGCCGATGCCTGGATCAGCGGGAAATATCTCGGCGTTGATGTCGATCATGTTCCAGTCGACCAGGTTGAACTCGTCCGGACCGCGGACCACCCACCGGCCGTTGTAGCGGTCCACGAACATCCCGGCGCCGTCGAACCGCACAGCCATCTGCCCCTCGCCCTCGCTCCAGCCTTCCGGGTGCCCGGTGCTGGTGCGCTCGAACAGCGTGACCCCGCCGTGGAAGACCCCGCCGGCGCGGGTGCGGACGGCGAGCAGGCGCACACTCAGGTCGAACAGGTAGACGCCCGTGGTCTCGCTCTGGACCTCCATGGCCTGGGCGTTGCGAGCCATCTCGGCCATGGGCTTGCTGTAAGAGTACGACCCGATCGACTCGTTCTGCAGCGGGTTCGCGATCACCTGCTGGTAGGGCTGGCGCAGGTAGAGGTAGTCGGCGTACGCGCAGATCCCCCACTGGGCCAGGTTCTGGTCATCGGTGCTGCACAGCAGCGAGGAGTCGGTGATCTGGGTCAGCGCAGTCCAGATGATGGTGGACTGTATCAGGGCATTGGTGGCGAAGCTGGTATAAGACGACGACGGACGCCCGGAAAACTGGGACAGCTCATCAAGCGTCGGGACCTCGTACACACCCAGACTATCGGGCTCAGCGGTCGGGGTGCTCCTGGTAGTACGCAGCCCAGCGCGCCTGATGGGTCGCGGTGATCACTCCGGCTCTGGTCCGGCACGGCTCTCCGGCCGGCGCCCCGCATCCGGGATGAGCGGCCTCCCGCGGCGGGCACGCCACCGACCGGCCGCGGACCTGCCGGGCGTTAGCCTCGGTGGCATCAACATCGACGTCGGTCACGGGTAAAAGATTACCTGCTCAGGCCCTCGGCAGCACGGGTATCCCGCGGCCGCGCCGGGCCTCGGCCGCATCCGCCTGCATGAGCGCATCGGGAGTGATCGGCGCGAGAGCCCCCTCACCGGACATGGCCCGCAGCGGCATGAACTGAGCACCGCGGTAGGAGCGGAGGCCGGGCCACGGCCCGCGGCGGAACATGATCTTCTTCCACCGCAGCATCTGCTGCGCGTCGTCCAGCAGGATCCACTTGCGGGCCTCGCTCCACCGTGGCCCGTTGACCTCGATCTCCAGCTCCTGGCCGCGGAACCAGACGACCCCGAACGCGGTCAGGCCGTCCTCCACCATGTGAATGAGCACCGTCTCGCGGTTGGGCGGCGGGCTGGCGAACTGGACGCCGGGATCGCGCCGGCCGGCCTCCATGGCCAGCAGGTGCTGCCGCTGGCGCTCCGCGCGCTCCTCGTCGGTCAGCTCAGCCTCTGGCTTGGGCCGGGGGTCCACGGGCGCGTTCAGCGCGGCCGGAGCCTCTTCCCGGGCCGGGGGAGGCGCCACGAGCGGCTGCCCACACTCGGGGCAGAACTTCGCACCCTCAGCAACCGGGTGACCGTAGCCACATGCAAGCTGAGTTGGTAGTTCGGGAGCAACTTCCAACGAAACAGGCTCTTCCGTTGGAAGTTCGGGGGCCATGCCTACCGGATCAGCCAGCTGACCGCGCTTACTCACACCGCTCATGCGGAGAGCATCGTCAGGACGGGCTGTCGTCGTCCCCGTTCCCGTCCGTCCTGGCACGGGCGTACCCCACCACGATCCCGCTGGAGTGAACGTAATACTGCGGCACGCCGACGGCATCGGTGAGGATCATGCCGTCCGGGGAGACGCTGATGTCCCCGCCAGGCGGCACCACCAGGCCGCTCGCAGGCATGGTTCCTACCATCAGCTGGCGACCTTCGATGCTCTGGAGCTGCGCCAGCAGCCGGTCGGTGTGGCCTGCCTGCACGGGTCCTCCTCAGCGCAAGGACCCCGGCGCCTCCCTGCACACCGGGGTCCTTTGTCCAGCAGCTCAGCGGATGCTGGATCAATCGGTCGGGTTCTGGTTGAAGTAGTACGGGTAGGTCTGGAGGCTGCCGCCCGAACCGCCGGCGTAGGTAGCCGTGGTCGTGTTGTTGGCGATGATGCCGTCGACCACGAGCATCTGCTCGGGCCGGGTCACGATCGGCAGGAGGTTCCACTCCAGCAGGTACTGCCGCGCCGACGGGTCCTTTTCCTTCCACGTCTTGGCGTACTTGCCGGTGAAGCCGTCAGGCGCCTCGTCGTCCGCGGTCGGGCCGATCAGCAGCTCCAGCGGCCGCTGGTCGCTGTAGTTGCCCATGTAGAGCATGCCGTCGGGGACGAAGAACGTCAGGACGCCCGAGGTGTTCTCGAAGACTTCCTCGACGGTGTTCCAGGTCAGGCCCATGAAGCCCGAGAGCGTGCCGGACGAGTAATATTCGTCCTTCATCCGGTCGCTGAGCATCGTGGCCGGGATGTTGACGGTGGAGCCCTGGCCAGCCTGGACCCACGCCTCGAACATCGCAGCGAGGGTGACCGAGGTGGCGAAGACCTCCGTGGCCGGGACGCGGCCGTGGATCTGGACGATCCGCTTCCAGCTCCGGATGTCCTCCACGATCTCCATCGGGGTCGCGTAGGAGATCGAGCCGCCGCCGGCCTGCAGGTTGGTGTTGGCCTGGTTCAGCGTGGTGTTGGCACCCACGCCAGTCGTGCCCCACGTCAGCGCACTGTTGGCCAGCCACGGGACCGCGGGCTGGACGAAGTGGCTGGACGGGAACTTGAAGTCGACCGTCGCCTGGACGTCGCCCGCACCGCTGGAGATCCCGCTTGGGCCCGTCGGGCCGGAGGTGCCAGCGAAGCCCTGGCCGCTCTGGAAGACGATCGAGCCACCCATCGCCTGCCAGATGAGCCACTCCGCGAAGTTGTCGAAGCGCTGGTTGAGGTCGTTGACCTCGCGCAGCACGCTCTGCTCGGCGTTGACCCGGGCCAGCTCGCCAGGCACGCGCAGCCAGTGCAGCGTGGTCGGCTCGAAGATCTTCTTCTCGCGCAGGTACACGAAGCTCGCGGTCTCCTGCGACCGGCCGAGGCGAGACACGATGTGCGCTTCCGCGTTCGGCACGTTGGGCGCGGCCATCATGCGCGAGCCCTTAATCACATCCCAGGTCGCGTATGGCCACGGCCATGGCGTCTGGTCGAGCCGGTTGAGCATGACCAGCGACTCCGGCACGGTGAACTTCTCCACGACGCCGCGCAGGACCATCGGCTCAAGCAGCGAAATGTTTGGCACAGCCATCTCCCTGGGATGTCACGCGGAGCGGTACTGCTGTGCTCTATCGGCTGATGAACCCGGACTTGCAGTCAGCTACCCCGGAGGTCGGGGAAGGACCGCCGCGTCATACTCGCGCTTGGTCTCCTCCACCAGATCAGCAAACCTCCGGGCACAGTTGACGATCGCCGCGACATCCGCATCTTGGTCCAGCCGGAACCGCAGCACACCCATGAAGTTGGTAGCCATGACGTCGGCGCCGATCTGGGACAGGGCCGCGACGCCGGCCGCCTGGTTCCACCTGGGCTGCCATGTGAGGTCAGCGAAATTAAGCTCGGACATACCGCTATTACACATCTGACGACAAAACGGGCGCCTCCCCCGGCGTGGAGGAGCGCCCGCTCTGCCTGTGCGATCCCTGGACTTCTGCGACTTTGAAGCCAGCAACCCCACCCTAGCTCACAGCTAGAAGATGAACAGCCCGTTGACCGTGTCGGTGCGGGCCTTGAGCTGAGTGACCACGCCCGTGGTACCCGAGCCAATGCCGCCACCCGTGCCGGTGCCGCCGGAGACCAGCGAGGTCGTGTCGGTGCCGGAGACCAGCGTCAGGTCCAGGATGCCGCGGTAGACCAGGTTGCCGAGGCACGCCGTCGCGGTCTGGCCGGTCGGGTCGCTGGTGCCGCCCGTGTCGCGGGCATCGCGCAGCACGCCCAGGGCGTTCTGCGTACCGTCGCTGGCCGTCGCGTTGTACGGGTAGTACAGCTGGTTCGCGGTCTGCATCGCCAGCACACAGCCGGTCGGCAGAATGCCGTTGCCGCCCGCGAGCGTGACGCCCTTCTGGGTGAAGGCCGCGTAGGACTTGAGCAGCTCCCGGACGACCGGAGCCATGAACTGGCTGGCGTACGGGGCGGTGCCCAGCTCCTGGCCGTACTCGTGCGTCGGCTTCGTGTACGCCGGGATGTAGTCGAACTCAAAGCTGTCGTATGTGGCCACCTGGAGTTCTCTCCCTCAGACGTAGTTGGCCGGGCGGGTCGGTCGGAGCGGGCTCAGCTGCCGCTGGTCAGCGCGAGCTGGGCTGCCTGGGCAGCCGCGTTCGCGGCGATCACACGGGCGCGCGGGTCGCGCGCAGCCTCCGGGTCGAAGATCTGGGCGTTCTCGGCGGTCAGCCGCAGGATCTCCTGGTCGATGTCCAGCTGCTGCTTCTGCTCGCCCTGCGGCCGGCCGCCAGTGCCCTTCTGGGCGTTGAGCGCCACGATCGCCTTGTCCGGGAGCATGACCTCCAGCTGGTCGCGGTTGGTCAGCGCCATGGTCACGTACGCCTCACGCTGCTTGGGCAGCACGCGACCCTCGGAGATGTAGATGTCGATCTCCTGCTCGGCGCGCTCGCGCTCCAGGCCGACGATCCGGTCCCCGAATGCGCGGTGCTGGCCAGCCAGCTCGGCCACGGCCCCGACGACGTCGGACAGCTGAAGCGCGCCGTCCTCGGTCTGCGTGTTGCTCAGGCTCAGCGTCGGAGCTGCCTGCTGCAGCGCCGCGGTGAACGCAGCGACGAGCTTGCCCTCATCGAGCGGTGCTGCCGGGGGAGCGGGCTGGGACGCCTGGACCTGGAGAGCCTCAACGTCGATGCCGTGCTCGGCCTTGAGAGCGGCCAGCATCTCTTCCTTGGTCATGGACAGCTCCTCCTGGGTCGCTGCGTCGTGTGCCTTATCGGCTGGGGGGTCAGAATTGACATCGGGCGCCGAGGCCAGCACGACCACCTCACTGCCGCCGGGGGCGGTGGCAGCCACGACCTCCTGGTAGTCCTCCAGGCCGGTGACGTACGGGCGGTTGGTGATGCAGTGGTGCAGCAGCGTCGGGCCGACGTTCTTGTTCGTGCGCGTGTCCTTGTAGTCCATGTGCAGGAAGGCGCTCGCGCCGAGCAACGTGCCGCTGCGCAGGCCCTCGACGGCCTTGGGATCGCGCACGTCGACCAGGCTGTAGATCTTGTTGCCCTCGCGCTCGATCCCGATGACCTCGCCCACGTTGGACCGGGGGTCCTCGGTGTGGTGGTTCTGGCCGTCGGCAAGCGGGACCTGGACGATGTCGCAGACCTGGTTGTCGAAGTTGGCCTTGAGCTGGCCATACCACGCGTCATCCAGCTGCAGGGGCTCGCCGGTCTTCGGGTGGTGCAGTGTGCCGAGGTTCAGCAGGTGCTTGCGGAAGACGGTGCCTTTGGCCTGGCGGTCGCGCGCCAGCTCGATCTCGGAGTATTCGCCTCCGGCCGGGCACGGGATGATGACCTGGTCCATGCGCAGATCATCGGGAAACAGCAAAGGCCCCGTTTTCGGTCGCCGCCCGGCCGATGGGCTATGTGGCGCGTACTTGGGGCCTCTGCCTGTGCATTCGGTGCCGGTCTCTGGGGTTCTGAGCCAGGGGACCAGCTATCAGACTAGCACCGGCTTACCGCTTGAGCAGGTACAGCCGGTCCGGGTTACGCAACGGCTTCCAGTCCGGGCCGCGGATGTGGGATTTCACCCGGGTGATCTTCGCACCGCAAACCGTGCACCGCGGCGAAGTGCCCTTGTCGGTCCTGGCCTGATGGCCTTTCTTGAACAGGTCTTCATCATAAGACTCGATGTGGCGCCAGAAGCCGTCCACCACCCAGCAGCACGTCCAGTCGACGTCGCGGTGCTGCACCACGTGATCGGCGTCCTGGGGCTTGCTGGACCGGCGCAGTGTGATGACCCGGACCTCATTGTGCTTGAGCGAGCGGGCTACCTGCCTAGCCCGGCGGCTGTGCTGCTCCGGACGCTGACGCTGCTCCGCGGCGATCTCAGTGTCCAGCAGCATCCAGGTGACGATGGCCCAGTGCAGCACCGAGTTGCCCTTGATCGAATCACCAGCGGAGTCGGTGATCGCCTGCACCGGATAACGCTCACCGAACGACAAGGCCACGGTGTGCTGGAGCAGCAGATCTCCCTGGCGGGAAGCCTCCGAATCCATGACCTCGGACCAGTCCGTAGGATCTCCGCGAAGCTGCCAGAAACTCAGCCGGACGCCATCCCGGACCACCGGAATGGAGGCACGGCCGAACCCGTCGGTCTGGGCGTAGTAGAAAACCTGTGGATTCCAGCTGACCGCCCGGATACTCACCACACCACCAGTGCGCTCGCGCAGCTCAACGGGGCGGTCATACCAGATGAAGCCTGCCTTGCTGGGCAGCAGCTCCTCCTCCACGGCCTCAGCCCCGCCTTTTTTAACGGTGTTCCAGTACAGATCCTCCAGAATCCCCACCATGTGGTCGGTGATCTGGTAGGTCTCCGCAGAGAACAGGCCACGGCCAAGAGACTGAGCGAACAGCCCAGCATGAGCCTCATCCAGGTGAGGCTCATAGGGGTAAAACATCAGCTGCCGCCGGAACGCGCTGGACGCGTCCATAGACCGAGCCATCTCCTGTAGCCAGTGCTTCAGATACGGGCTCGGCTTGGTGAAGCGCTCACGCAGCTCTGCCTGGACACCCAGCACCTGACTAGGCCGAAGCCTCTGCATCGTGGTCATAGGAGAAACCTAGCACGTGCGGTAGACACGTGTCAACTAAGAATCCGACTCGACCAGACCAGAAACGCTGCTCAGGAGGGCCTTGACACCCTCCAGACCGGGCCCGGAAATGACCAAGCCTTCGCTCTCCATGCGCTCCAACGTCATGGGCCCGAACGTGAAGTCCGGGTCCGGGTGAGTGTGGGCGTACTCAGCCAGATCCCTCAGCGCCATGGCGTACGGCAGCCGGGTATGGGCCCGGTAGCGCAGCGTCATCACAGGCCCTTCAGCCTCCGCAGTACCTGCCCCAGCTCGTGCGTGGCCGCACGCAGGAACGCCATGAGGCTCATGTACTGGGGCTCGGGCAGGGCCGCGATGTCAGAGGCCCGCGCATACATCCGCTCAGCCGGCTCCTCACTGCGCAGCGGGGCCGGCGGCGGCCCGGCCTCGGTGAGGATGTGCAGCTCCAGCCAGCACTCGCACCGCGGATGGCGCTTAGGGCCCGGCAGCCGGCCAAGCCACACCCGCGGCGGGTGGGTGAGGATGATCGGCTGGCCCATGCTGCGGCGGTACCGGCGCACTCCGGCAGGCGTGGCCACGCGGCGGGTACGGCTCTGCTCCAGCGCGACGGGGTCGCCGTGCGGGAAGTCGTCATCGAGCGGGATCATGACGCCGTCCAGCTCCCGGCACCACCGGCAGGTGCGGCGCGACAGCCGCGAGCGCCACACCTTCATGACGTGCTGGCCCTGCTGCTGCAGCTGGCGGCCCTCAGCGATCACCGCCTCGGTGTGGCTGGCCCCAGCGGCCGACTCCAGGCTCATCCGCATCCGGGTGGACGTCCTGACCACGGCATCCGACACTGCCGCCTGCAGCCGCCCGGCCACGTCCGGCCTGGGCGAAGCCAGCTCCTCCCGGACGATCCCGGAGATCTGGCCGCGCAGCTCGTTCAGCGCCCCGGCAGCGTCCGACAGGGCCTTGTCCAGGTACGGGCCCGTGGATCCGCCGCCGTGACTCCACGCCTGGCGGATCAGGGTGTCCGCGTGGGTGTGGGCGGTGCGCAGCGCTGACATCAGATAGTCCTGCAGGTCGGGGCGGTCGAAGATTTGCGGGGCAGCGCGCGGGCTGCTGCGCACAGCGTCGTCCAGATGACGCATATAGCCCGTGAACGCCGCCGCCACAACCGTGGAGAGATGCAGCGACAGCCGGTCGGCCGCGGTCTGCACAGCATCGTGGTCAGGAGGCACGTTTCACCGTCCACAGGGATATCCACAGCCTGTGGATCAGGACGCCGCAGGCTTTCCGGCCGAGACCCGCACCCGCCAGCCCTTGGCCAGCATGTGGTCGTGGCGGAACTGATCGCTGTGCAGGACGCCGCCCACCTTACCGCCCATTTCCTCAGCGAAGTGGCCTCCGCCGAGGTCGTAGATCAGCGTCTGGCTCTGCGGGTGAGACAGCACAGCCACGACCTTGCGGCCGGAGATCGTGGCGCCGACGTCATGGGCACTGTCAGCGGGCTCAGGCTTGCGCGCTAGCGCGATCTCCAGCAGCCGGGCTCCGGCCAGCTCGTCCACCAGCTCCCGGGCGAGCCCGACGAGGGCGTCCTGAGCATCACGCACCGGGTCGTCAGCCATCGCCGGATTCCAGGACTCGCACACGGACCCCGTGAGGGGCATGCAGCTCGCAGAAGCGGGTCTCTCCGTCCTCGGTGACCTCGATCCCCGTAGCAGGCCACGGACACTCAGCTTCCTTCTCACAGCCCAGCATCTTTCCATCTTCACCGACCACGCGCGGAGCGTACACGGCACCTCCTAAGCAGCAGACTTCGCCTGGAAGCCCGAGGGCAGCAGGTTGCCTGGCGTACTCATCGCCCCGCCCTGGCTGCCGCCATTCGAGGAGCCGCCCGCACTGGCGCCGGCCGTAGTTCCGGCGCTCCCGCCCGCGGCCTGCTGCTCCGGGTTCTGCAGCGCCTGGATCTGGGCCTTGGCCTGGGCCTGATCCATCTTGAGCTGGAGCTGGTGCTGGGCCTCCTGCTCTTTCTCGATCGTGTCGTAGTCGATGTCGAACCCGAACTCCATAGCCATCTTCTTCTCCAGCTCCATCATGAACTGGGGAGTGCAGTTGGCGTTCTGGCCGGCCAGCGCGAGCTTGTCGAACGTGTCCTGGATCGCAGCCTTCTGCTCGCCGGTCAGCGGCCCCCACTTGAACTGCGGGTACTTGCCGGAGCCGAAGTTCCAGTCCACGAACCGCGGGAAGATGTGCTGGGTGATGACCTCAGCCATCTCCTCCAGGATGCCGTCCAGCATCATCATGAAGGTGACGTCGGACTGCTTGCCGAAGTCGACCAGCGAGCTGTCGCCCTGGCCGCCGCCCTGCTGCTGGTCGAACCACTGCGCGAGGATCGACTTGCTCATCTCGCTGTTGTGGTGGTTGATCAGGCCGAGGAAGTCGAAGCTCGAATCTTCCTTGAGGCTCTGCACGATCCAGTCAGCGCTCGGCACCACCATGTACTGCGCCAGCCCCAGGTCGGCCAGCCCGCGGACGAAGTTGTTCTTGTCCTGGGCGGCCGGGTTCGGGGGCATCGTGCCGACACGCATGCCGACGGCGGAGCGCTGCGCCGCGAGGTGGGCGATGTAGTAGAGCTTTACCTTCTTGTCGTAGTGGTAGAAGGCGCTCTCGAACATCGAAACACCATAAAACGGGCGCTCTGCCTCCTCGTGCGCGTAGTAAACCGCGACGTTCTTGGGGATCTTGACGTCGATCGTGCGGCCCTGGAAGAACGTGCGCTGCCGGAAGCCGTTGAACTCGCCCTGGCCGTCGAGCAGGAAGGTCAGCGTCTCCGCCGGGCGCCAGTCGATCTTCCGGAGGGTGATCTTGCCCTTCTGCGGCCCGGTGGTGGGCACCCAGTAGACCATCTCCCAGGCGCTGAAGCCGTTGAAAAGCGCGAGCAGCATCTGGCGGATGAACCGGCCGAAGCTGTGGGTCATGCCCCCGCTGGAAGCAGGCAGCGTGAGCAGATCCTTGCAGAACTGGGCCTCTTCCTGGCCGCCGAGCTGGCCGTCGACCGGCACCACATCGCAGTTCTTCAGCGCGGCGAGCAGCGGCATGGTCAGCAGCCGGTACAGCGCCCGCGCCTGGCCATCCTGCCTGCGCATGGACACCAGCTGGCTGATGGTGACCGGGTCCTCGCGGAAGACTTCCCAGCTGTCGCGGTAGGGCGTGGCGAACGGCAGGAAGTACGGGACACCCGTGGCGAACGAGAGGTCAGCTTCCTGCGGGGGAGGCTGCGGGCCTACGTCGTCGTCTGAGAGGACGTAGCCTTCCTGGCCGAAGCCCTGCGTGGTGACGCCCATGCCGCCGGGCGGCATGACACCGAGGCCGGCGCCCGGCACTGACGGGCCGGCCAGCTCCACGTAGTCGGCAAAGACGGGCTCTTCCGGCACGAGGAGATCATCGGCGCTATGTCATGCAGAAGCCGTTGTCACAATGCGCGTCGTCCAGGTCGTCGGCGTTCTCGACTACCTCGGGGATCGCCTCGGCCAGGGGCTTGCCGAAGCGGGTGAGGTACGCGCGGTCGCGGCCCAGCATCTCCCGGCGCTGATTCAGCAGCTCCTCCAGCTCTGCGGCCTGCTGGAACAGCTCGGGGGACTGCCTGCGCTGGAGCGCCCACTCACTGGGCTTTTTGAACGGACAGAAGTAGCAGGCACTCTTGCCCGGCCGGGGCAGCAGGGTGAACCTGGACGCCAGCAGGTCGGCCTGTGTCTCCGGGGCGAACTCGGTGAAGTGCTCGTACAGCTCAGGAACGAGCTGAGGAGGCAGCGGCTCGGCCCGGACCAGCTCGTCACAGCCCACCCGGCTCATCGGGACGTCGATCTGCTCGAAGGCTTTAGCATCAAACCGGCCGTCGAGCATCCCCAGCAGCGGGTAGGCCAGCCGCTCGTGCGGCCGGGCCTTGCGGGTATTGACCCGGTGCAGCTCATCCACCGAGATGCCGACGGCCACCACCGCGGGGTTCTCCGGGCTCGCGCCGTGTGCCTCCAGCCACTTGCCGATGACCTTGATCTTGTAGGTCTCCGTGCAGTTGCGCGTGCCAGGGGCGCCCGTGTCCGCCATCCGGATCGGGATGGGGATCGAGCGGGAGTCGGGGTTGGTGAGCTGGCCGTACAGCGTCTGGTGAATCCCGCCGCGCTTGATCCGGTCCAGCTCATGCAACTCAATGCCATGGAAGCCGGCGTAGGGCTTGGCGACGTGATGCACGTAGGCCAGAGTGTGCGGATCCTCGCTGTCATCCCCGACGTTGGCGAACAGGAACGTCCGGATCGGCATCTTGTTCTGGGCGGCCAGCACCAGCAGCGCGGTGCTCTGCTTCCCGCCGCCATACGACACCACCGCCAGGACGCTCATACCTCTCCTACTGCTGACGGGGCGTCACGGCCATCCGGCACTCCATGCACCGGGCCACGCCGTCCTGCCCGCGGCACGGGCACTGGTCCGATCCGGGCTCGGTGGCATCAGGCAGCCACATAGGCATCCCGCGGCCGTCGACCGCCACCAGCTGGGGCATGACCTCATCCGGCCGGAAAACGCTAGGTGGCACAAAGCCAATAGGCAGGTTGAACAGTGGCGTTCCGCCCCAGTTCTCCATCACCCCGGCAGGCCACGCCTGCAGGCCGTCCGGGTCCTCCTCGCCCAGCACCTCCAGTGCGCCGGAGATCGAGCAGGCGATGGCGTCGGCCTCATCCTTGCTGCCGTCGCCCAGGTGGTCGATCTTGCCGTTCGGCAGCCGGGACAGGCCCAGCAGCTCGGTGATGGCCAGCTCGCGCAGCGGCATGGACCACCGGCCCTCGTAAGCCACGTCGCGCAGGGACGACCAGTGCTCCTCGGTGCGGTCGGTCGAGCGGATCACGAACTCGATGCCGTGGGCCTGCAGGATCTGGGCGGTGTCGGTGCTCTGGTAGCCGTCGGCGGACGCCTGGACGATGTTGAACCCGCGGGTGCGCAGGTCGAGCACCAGCTGGCGGAACCACCGCAGCTGGATCTCCAGCGGCGGCTCGCGGCCAGCGTCGGCCTCGTAGCTGATCACGAAGTCGGTCTTGACGATCGGGCGCTTCTCCGTCAGGTAGACGTTCTCACCCATGGGACCGCGGCCGATCGCCTGGCGCTCGTCCCACCGGACAATGTGGCTCATGGCCACGCCCGCGCGGTCGCCCCGGACGGACAGGTCAGCGTGCATCGCATACCGGGCGCCGCGGATCGGCAGGAAGTAATCCGCGTAGTCGTAGAACGGGGCCCACGCCCCGGCATCGCGCACGTAATCCACGACCGTGACCGGGTCCTTGGCCACCTGGAAGCAGGCGGCCCGGATTGCCATCTCATTGCCGAAGTAGGGGTTGACCGCCCGGCCGGGGCGGCACTCGTACTTGGCCCGGGCCAGCGCCGCGTCGTCGTCGTAGTCCGGCTGCAGCGACTCGCGGGTGATGCGCGGGTTGACCTCCCAGGTGCACTTGGGCCCGGAGACGTAGTAGCGCGAGCGTGCACCGCGGACCTGGTTGTCGAGCTTGGCCCTCTCGACCAGCTTCTGGATCGTGGACCCGAGATAGCGCGGGTAGCTGATCCGGACGTTCTTGTAGGTGTGCGGGAACCGGGTGGCCGCCGACGTGCGCAGCATGTTCAGGATGGCCTCGGCCGAGCTGGCGCTCTCCCGGGCCCTGGCACCACGTTCCTTCTCCAGCTCGGCCTGGCTCTTGAAGCCATCGACCTCGTCCGCCACCCCGAAGAGCAAGTTCAGGCCCTCCTGGCTGTCGGCGTCGGAGTGGCCGGAGATCGCCTCGATGTTCTTATCAAAGCGGATGAGGTTGAGCAGCGCACGGGTCTCCCGCCGGGCCCCGCCGCCGGCCTCCACCGCCTCGGAGACGTGGGCGAACCAGTTGCCGGGCCGGGACACCGCCCGGCGCATGGGAGCGAAGAACGCGCGGCCGGCCTGGGCCGAGGAGGTCGCGACGTTGAGGGTGTGGATGGTGTCCTGCTCGGGCATCTGGAAATACTGCTGCGGGCTCTTCAGGCACAGCAGCAGGTAGACCACTCTCAGGTTCATGATCCGGCTGGAGTGGTCTTTGCCCGAGCCCTTGCCCCACTCCAGGTCCAGGAAGTTGACCATCCGGCAGGGCTGCGCCCAGTAGGAGGCGATGGCCGGGTCATCCACCGAGGCCAGGATCGGGTAGGTCTCGGCCATGTAGATGCGCTCAGCGTGCCGGACCGCCTCGTACTGCTCCGGGCTCAGCGGCGGGTTGCCCAGGTAGCGGGTGTCCTGCACGAAGACATCAAGCGGGACCGGCAGCTCGTGCTCGAAGTCATCGAGAGAGGCGGCGGCTGCCGTTACCCGGCGCTCGACAGCGCCGGACAGATCCCAGGCTGTCACGCAGAAGTGATCGGGCGCCCCTACTCGTCGTCCTCCGCCTGCCGGAAGGTGACCGAGACTTCCTTGCCGAGCCGGTCCACAAACCAGCCGGCCGCCGACTCGTTGCGGATGGTCATCTGGATCTGCCCGCTGGGTGTGGCGGCTGCCCAGTTCTTGTTGTGCTCACCACGTGACACGGCTTGCATCTTCACGATAGTCACGCTGGGATCCCAGGAGGTCCGCTCATACCCGGCAACGTAGAACCTGGCCTGCACAGCACTCATCACACACACTCCACGGGACGTTGTGTCAGGGAGCGCCTGCGAGGGGCCTTTAGAGCCAACCCGAGCGCAGCTGGTCTATCGGCTAGACCCTCGGAGAATGAGCATTCCACATTGGGTTACAGGTTTCCGGGGCACCGTTCAGGAAGCTGCGGTGATACCACCACGTAGGAGCGGGCATCCACAGCACACGACGTCGGTGAGCGACGCAGAACGACGGGTACAGCTCGCTCACCGCCATGATGGCGAGGCGCCGGGCCTCGGCTGCCTCGTCGCGGACGAACGGGAGCGCCTTGATCTCGTCGTATTTGGTCAGGATCTCCGCCAGGCAGGACACCACCGGTCCCGTACGGGAATGCTGCTTGCCCGCACGCTGATCCAGGATGTCTATCAGTTCCTGGGGGACCTCATCGGGGCTCATACCCCCTATTACAGCTCAGCCCCAGTCGTCGTCATCGTGCGCCCGCATGGGGCCATGGGTGGCGTCGTTGGCGTGCACGTGAGCGTGGGCATGCATCCCGGTCATGGGCGGGTGGTTGTAGGCGGTGATCGAGTTGTTCCCCGCCGCGAACCCGGCCACCGACGGCCCGTGCCGGTTGTCGTTCAGGTGCATGTGGTCGTGCTCGTGCCCGCCGTGGAACCGCGGGTGGTTCTTGATGACGCGCTCGGGGAACTGCTGGCCCTTGGCGGCCAGCTCCAGCAGGCCGGCCATGTCCATGGAGGCCGCGACGGTGCCGCCCTTCATCTGCACACCGAGCTTGGACGCTGCTGCCTTGATCCGGCCCCAGATCGCCTTGACCTGACCGGAGGTGTACGGCTCACGGTTCGTGGACTTGCTGAAGTAAGCGATGGCCGCATGGATGTGATCCTTGTCCAGCGGGTAGCGCTTCTTCCCGTCGTCCTGGTAGCCGGGGTCGGCATACGGGACGTCGCCGTACGGCTTCGCGGAGGCGGCTGCCCCGGCCAGCGCCAGCGCGGTGACGTCGAGCGCGGTGGCCTCGACCCAGTCGTCGTCCGCGGCCAGCTCCAGGCCCTCGAAGGCAACGCTCGCCCCGAGCAGGGTGGCAGCCGCCTGGACCACCTCCGGCGGGCAGGCGTCCAGGGACACCCCGCCGAGCAGGTGGCACGCCTCGGCCACCGCAGAGCCTGCGGCCTCGACCAGCACCGTGGTGCGGACGGCCTCTTCCTCATCGCTGCGCGGCGCCGGGGAGGTCAGCTCCGCGGTCGCGGCGAGCACCTTGTCCAGGGCAGTGGTCATGCCCTGCTACATCGGCGCCCGCTACAGACTGGGCGCCAGCTTGAGCGCCCCAGGGCAGACAGACCGCGGATGGCACGCGCCGTCGAACAGGGCCAGCACCTGCCCCTGGCCAGCCCAGGTGATATGACCGAACTGCACCCAGGCGCCGATCTGGTAGCGCACCCGGTGACCAATGTGCCTGCGAGCTTCGGGAACAGTCATACGACCATCGTACTGCGAGGTGACGTGCCTGGCAGCTGACGCGGTCCGGCTTTGCTGCCAGACGCCGGGCAAGACCGCAAGAGGACCGGCTGCACGCCACCTCAGCCTAGGGGCGCCATCCCGGCGCCACCTTGTCAGCCAGCTCCATCACAGCGTCGATCCGGCTCAGCGGAGCCTCGCCCGGCCGCCGGTCCCGCATGTGCTGACCGGAACCGTGCGGCTCGTGGCCGCCTTTCAGCGGATAGGCGCAGATCTGCGCCCCGCGGGAAACGTACAGCTGAGTGAAGCACAGCCGGCCACTGGTGACCGGGGACGGCGGGTCCTCACCCTCGTCCGCGTAGGCCAGGGTGATGTGCGGGACGAACGGCAGCGCGTTCGGCGCGGCGAGGTCGGCCAGCAGCGCTCGCAGCCAGTGGATGCCGTCGCCGTAGACCGGGCAGTAGTAGACCTTCTTGCCGTCGGAGTTCTCCGTCGGCTCGAACGAGCCGAGGCCGCCAATCGTGGCATGGATCGGCGGCACCGCGCCGGCCGCGGACTTCGCCCGCTCGCAGGCAGTGGTGAACTCGGCCTGCCCGACCTTGCCCAGATACACCACGGTGAGGTGGCCGGGCTTGTCGATCACCTCACCAGGAAACAGCGCTGGCGGGGCCTGCAGGTAGATCATCGTGCTCGACGGGCTGATGTCCTGTGCCGCCAGCGCGAGCAGGCGGGTGACCTTGTCCACTAGAACCTTGCCTCGGCCATGTGGTTATACAAACCATGGAAGATGTGACGGCGGATCCGGTCAATGAACTGCGCACACTGCGTAGCCAGCTGGCGGAAGGTGTCGCGGGTCTTCAGTCCCTCGAACATCTCGGCTCGCGCCGAGGCGGCTTCAGCAGGCGCCAGCCGCGCGCTGAACACGTTGGCCACCGGGATGAGGCTGCCGTTGTACTCCCGGTGGGCTGAGACGATCCCCGCCTGGCACGCGCGCAGCATGTGCAGCGCGTCGACCGGCTGGTTAGCCTGCATCTTCATGGCTGCTGCCCGGGCGTGGTCGCGGGCGCCGCGGATGAGGTCGCTCTCGGGCAGGCCGGCCGAGGAGATGTTCGCGGCGAGCTGGTTCAGCTCGGCCGGGGTAGGCAGCGTGACGCCGGGCGGCAGCGGGGGGTTGGCGGCAACTGTCTGGCTCGGGTTCTGGCGCAGCTGGTTGCTGGTGATCCGCTTGGCGCCCGGCGCGCTGGCCTCCGATCCTCCCTTGAGCATCGAAGCGTCGTAGAAATAGGTCGGGCCCGAGGCCAGCTCCACGATGTCGAGCGGGGCGGTCCGGGCGAACTCCACCATCAGCTCACCGATCTCGTCCCACGCAGCGCTGGCCGCGAGGTCGTGGTGGCGCTTGTCCCGCGAGTGGCCCTTTGCCTTCTTTGCGAGATGGCTGGCGTGGGCCCGGCCACGCAGCTCCTCCCACTTGGCGAGGTTCGCGGCCGCCGCTGCCTTGACGTCGGCGTGCACGTGGTGGCCGTGGCCGTCGTGACCTGCACTCCATGAGTGCATCAAACCAACAGCCATGTGGTAAGCCTCGGACTCCGACTTTCCCCGACGCATAAGCGCTTGCGCTACGTGCTCCACGTAGGGCGGGGCCATCCAGTGCTTATGACGCCAGAGACCAGGGCCACCGGGATGTAGTGGTTTTGGAACGGTTGAGGCTGTCGGCGTTTCAGCCGTTGCCGCCAGCACGCGCTCCAGGTACACGCAGAGATCATCGACGCAGCTGACTACACCGAAGTATCCAGAGGAAGCTCATTCAAGCAAGACACCCCCGACTTCTCTATCTCACGGATAGCCGCCGCATGACGAGCGGCAGTCTCCAAGGTCCCCATCCCTTGACGCCGAAGCCTGTTGCAGTACATCTGATGCTGCTGAATCGTCGCGCTTCCCCACGTAACCTCAGTACCATCGCCAGGGCGGAAGGGCGTGGCTAGCAGCTCAGCCGTCACCTTTAGACGAATTTCGTTTTCCCACTCAGCAATAGATTCTTCCAGCTTCCTACTGGAGTAAGCAGATCTATCTCCATAGGTGGGGGTCGCCGTACCGTACTTCTCCAGATTGTAGGCAGCCTCACGCTCCCGCAGCTGGCGGGTCTCGTCACGCCGAGCATGGTACACACGTAGCTGCTCCTCACGAATCGCCGCCAGATGTGCCAGAACTGGGTCATCTATGCGCTTTGAACTGCGCATGAGCCGCTCGGCCTGCCGTACCTCGTCGTAGGTGGGGAGTTCTCCCTGAGCACGACGCTCCCGATCGTGCTGATCTCGCTGCTGCTCCCGAAAAGCGCGATCCTCAGCAGCGCGAGCCTCGGCACGGCGCTGGACTCCAACCGAGTCTGCGACGTAGGCCAGGGCAAACCCGCGCAAGACCTTCTGAGATACCCCTCGTAGCGCGGAGGCAGCGATCTTATTTGGATCTTCCTCCGGGTGCTCGGAAGCACGACGCCGCGCCACAGCGATAACACGGTGAATCTCGGTGGTAGCTAGCTCAATGGCCTCATCAATCAGACTCATACCTGATGATACGCATCAACTACTGCTCCCAGACGAGCCTACTTAGCAGGCTCGTGATCGAGCGCCGAGGCCAGCGTGCCGAACGAGAGCGCGACTTCCCGATGCACCCTGGCTAGGCCCTCCTCATCACTCTGCTCCTCGGCAGCTGCGCTGTTGAGATGGCGCCTCTGCTCCGTGCGCAGGGCGTTAGCTAGCGTCGTCTTCATCACTATGTTCATGGGGGACGAATCGGCTAGTTGTTATTGCCCCCAGACGAGCCTGAGGAGCCTCCTGAGCCGCCGGAGCTGCCACCCCCACCAGAGGACGAGCCCGACGCTCCTGAGGCCACACCGGACGCGAAGCCGCTTCCTGGGCGCCTCTTCGAGCCACCGCGGTGCTTGTCCAGACGGTAGAGCCGACGCCGGGTCTGGCGGTCGATCGTCCGCCGCACCTCGCGGTGAGCGATAGCCGGGCCCTCCCAGACCGCCATGTGGCCGGCCACAGCGCCTAGCCCGTGGCCGTGCTCGCTCTCGTGGGCCACGGCGTGGTCGGCGTGCTGGGCGATGCCCTCGGGGTGCTGGTGGTCCAGCCCGTCCCCGCGGGCGACGTGGTCGGCGCCGTGCCAGGCGGCGAGGCTGGTCGGGTGGCTGAAGTCCTTGCCCAGCCCGCGGGCGTCCATCCCGTGCGAGGAGGTCAGGTGGGACTGCATCGCGTCGCGGCCCATGCGGGTATAGCTGGAGACGCTTACCGCGCCGCCCTTCGCGCTCCGGCGCTGGTACTCCGGCACCCGCACCGCGGCGAGTTCCAGGAGCTTGTCCAGGTAGCCAGCCACGCACGATACTTCGTCAGGCGCTGATCAGGCCCATGCGCTTGAAGGTGTCGGGGAACCTCCGCACGAGGTCATTGCGCACCCCGGTGTCCTCGATTGTCGCGATCACCTCTTCGACGGCCAGCTTGACCATGTGCATGATCGCGTCCTGCTCTTTGGGCTGCCAGGCGCGCAGCACCGCGTCGAACTCCCTGGTGATGGAGGCCCAGTAGGTGTTCCAGTCCTTGAGGTGGTCCATGAACTGGTGGTCGCTGCCCGCGTGAGCTTCCCTGAACTTCAGCACAATATAGTTGAAGACAATCCGCTCGATCCTCATCTGCTGGAGCGTGTTCAGGGGCAGGTGGTCGGTCTCTCTCCGGAGCCTGGCGACCAGCACCTCGTAGGAGTTGCACAGATCCGGGTCGGTCACCCACTCAGGCAGCGCAAACAGCCGGTCGAGTGACTCAACGGGAGCGGTGCGCGTGATCAGCTCGGCGTTCAGCTCAGCCAGGGTGGCACCGGACAGGTCCATGGCCGGCTCATCGGCGCATAAATAATCCCCGCCAGTCTCAGGGACGGCGGGGAGCATTTACGACCGGGCCCCGCCACAACAGCTATCTCCGCGGGAGCGCTTGGACGGGGCCGGGCCGGATAGGACGGCGACCAAGAAACGCCGAACCGGATACCAGGATAACTCGCAGCGTGAGCATCGATGTGGCCGGCCTGACGGGACTCGAACCCGCAACCATCTGCTTAGGGGGCAGCAGCTCGTCCATTGAGCTTCAGGCCAGTGTCCCCGCCCAGAGTCGGACTGGGCAGCCAAGGTTCGGAACCTCCGCGGCAGATCCGCTGCCGGGGACTTGCGTGCCAGCTGATGGATTTGAACCACCGCGTCTTTCGAGCCTGCTTTACAGGCAGGTGCCTTCGCCCACTCGGCCAAGCTGGCTGGGGTGAATGACGGGCGTCGAACCCGCTAAATACCTGGTTCACGGCCAGGCCCCGCCTCCTCTTTGGATTCATTCACCGTGGGCCGTGGAGGACTCGAACCTCCGCTGCACGCCGTGTGGAGGCGCAGCTCTGCCGCTGAGCTAACAGCCCGTGCGCGCGGTCCTGACATCCCGCAGGATGCCGGTGTCCGCGCCGTGCGCCCAGAGGGACTCGAACCCCCATTCCCAGGTCCGTAGCCTGGTGCCCTATCCGTTGAACGATGGACGCGTGTACCGGGAGAGCCCGTTCCCGAATCGAACGGGTAGTGCGCGCACACTCGGCAGCCTAGCCATCTGCCAGCCGGACCTTCCCGTGGGCGCTGGAGGGATCGAACCTCCGCGTGACACAGCTTGTCGTGCTGCCGCTCTACCGCTGAGCTAAGCACCCATGAAGCTGGGAGGGAGGATTTGAACCTCCGCTCTCGCGATGACGACGGGACTTGAACCCGCACAATCCACCTTGACGGGGTGGTGCACTAGCCAGTTGTGCTACGCCACCATGCTGCCCTTAGTTTTTAACGCGGGGCCAAGGACGTTCCGCGGGCTCCGGTGATTGGGGTCGAACCAATATGACGTGATTAACAGTCACGCATCCTGCCATTGAATGACACCGGATCAGTTGCGGACCTGGGAGTCGAACCCAGCTATCTCGGCTTATGAGACCGTTCAGCACGGCCGGTGCTGCTGTCCGCAGAGCCGCTGACGGGAATCGAACCCGCGTCGTGTCCGGGGTGAAAACCCGGCTACCCCTTGCCATCAGAGTAACAGCGGCAAAGTAGCCCTACGGGGAGTTGAACCCCGGCCTACTGGCTGAGAACCAGCGATCCTGCCGTTAGACGATAGGGCCATGTAAACCGTGCGTCACCCCGGACTCGAACCGGGACCATCTCGCTTAGAAGGCGAGCGCGCTTCCTTTACACCAGCGACGCTTTAAGGCGGCCTCGCGTTCATGGGAGGCGGGGACGTCACTCCGCCAGCGCTGGCGCCCGCCAGCCACCCAGTGCTCCCCCAAGGAATCGAACCCAGTCAGTCCGGATTAAAAGTCCGGTGCCCGTCCAGTCGGGCGCGGGGAGCCTAGTAGGCCGGGCGGGGGTCGAACCCGCACATCTCCTGTTTATAGGACAGGCGCCGTCACCTTTTAGCTACCGGCCAGTCCGCCCCCGTGGAGTTGAACCACGCGGTACTCGCTTATCAGACGAGCCTCGTCACCGGCTGAGTCGAGGCGGTTGGAGGAGGGAGTGGGACTCGAACCCACACGGGGCTCATCACCCCTAACCGTTTTCGGGACGGCAGCCGGTAGACCAACTCGGCTTATCCCTCCAAGAGGAGCGAGCGGGATTTGAACCCGCGCACCGTTTCCGGTGAGTGCCTTAGCAGGACACCGCCATAGGCCGCTCGGCCACCGCTCCATGCCTGTTGCAGAACAATCGCCTAGGCGTACCCTGGCAACTACTGGCAGAAAGGTGAAAGATCATGCGCTCTCGACTTCTAGCAGCCCTCCTCGCCGCAGGCATTGCGCTCGGCGCTCTCCTGAGCGCGGCCGGAGCCTCAGCGAATGCGGTCCCGCCAGGCAACGGAGCCCAGCAGACGACCACGCAGGCCAACCCCAACACCATGTTCCACGGGTAGAGGCCCCCATCGGACTCGAACCGATCTATCTGGCTTTGCAGGCCAGCGCCTAGCCACTCGGCCAGGGGACCAGCAGGCACCGTCTCGTAGCAGCGGGGCGGTGCCTTTTATCGTGTCCCAGGAGGGGGTCGAACCCTCACGTCCTTCCGGACACACGGGTCTGAGCCGTGCGCGGCTGCCTATTACGCCACCGGGACATCAGATGAAGGCGGTCCCCTCCGGCCGCGCTTCGTGTGCTCCCTAAGAGATGAGGCCGCCGCCTCGCTCTTGTCCTCGCACTCCCCAGAGCCGAGCGGATAGCGGGGATCGAACCCGCGGCCCTCACCTTGGCAAGGTGACGCTCTGACCACTGAGCTACATCCGCATGAGCCCCGCACCACCCAAGAGTGCGGGGATCGAGAGCCTGCCCGGAGAATTGAACTCCGTCTACGTCCTTACCAAGGACGCGTGCTGCCGTTACCACTAGGCAGGCATAGCTGGAGGACGTGGACTCGAACCACGACTGCCGGGGCCAAAACCCGGCCGACTGCCATTATCTGATCCTCCATTGAGAGCCGTCGTCCGGTGCCGATCCGGAGGCCAGTGCTTTACAAGAGCATGGCCGGCGCTGGCCTGACGGCAGAAAGCTGGGAGAGTATTCTTCTAAGCTCTTGAACTACCCGCCTTCCCAGGATGCCCTGAGAGGCTGCCGGCGACGCTATGTCCGGATCTCTCTCCCCGTGCGCTCGGCGGGAGTCGAACCCGCACGCCCCTTGCGGAGCACTAGCATCTCGGGCTAGCGCGTATACCTGTTCCGCCACGAGCACATGGAGCCTCCGGCAGGTACCGACCCTGCGGCCTGTGCCTTACGGGGGCACTGCTCCACCATTGAGCTACGGAGGCGTGAAGTCCCGGCCGGGCTGCACCGTCGCGCCCGTCCCCTTATGCGCCGTCGCGCTTCGGGGTCGCCTGTCGATTCAGGGAAAGCCGGGCCGGGACTAGCTGGAGCACCAGGACTCGAACCTGGATCCCTGGGTTCAGGGCCCAGTGGGATACCGAATTACCACCATGCTCCATCGTGTAGGCGAGGCGGGAATCGAACCCGCAACCGCGCGGATTTTGAGGCCGGCCGCTCTGCCTGTTGGACGTACTCGCCCGTGCGCCGCCAGGGGATCGAACCCGTGTTCCCCGGATTAAGAGTCCGGTGCATAGCCAGACATGCTCGCAGCGCATAAAACCGGGCACCTCTGCAAGATGGCAGTCTCCCAGAGCCTGCCCGGCCGCGGCCTGCCAGCCACTTGCGCGATCACAGGGAATGGCACCCTGCTCGTCACCGAGAGGACGGCGGGAGTCGAACCCGCGTGACCAGGGTGGAAGCCTGGCACCTGTGCCGTTCGGTCACGTCCCCAGATTGGAGGTTCGCTCCACTGACGCAGGAGGTACCCGCAACTAGCGCGCCCAGCACAGTGGCCGGGCTGACATGAGACTCCGCTGTGGCCACAGCGGAGCTTTACAGAGCATGTCGACTCGTGCTCGTCGGCCTACCGGCTGACTACGGCCTGACCGTCATGCCATCGTGGGCCCGGAGGCGATCGAATCCTCGACCTGCCGCTTTTCGGACGGCTGCTCTCCCATCTGAGCTACAGACCCATGTGCTGGTGCTCCCACAGCTTCCGGCCGCCGTTTGCGCGGGACTGAGCCCGCGTATTGTGCTCGACCTCCCGGACGTTCTTCTCCCGAACCCCAGCCGAGCCGTGGTAAGCCGCACCAGAACTAGAGGAGGCGTCCTGCCAGTTGGACTACCTGTCCCTCTCCTGACCAGGGCCCTGGCCGGCCAGCCGCCTGCAGATCGGCCGCCGCGGAGAGTTTTCACGGACAGGACGGGACTCGAACCCGCATCTCCCCCGGTCGGGATACAAGGACTCGAACCTTGACTGCCTGCTCCCAAAGCAGGCGCGCTAACCCTTACGCGACATCCCGTTGTCCGACCGACCGCTTCCCAGGCTGCTGCGGTGACTAACTCCGCAGGTTCCCGCTTGCGGGTGGGCAAAGGTCGACTCACATGTTGATCCCACGTTGCTGCCCGGCCCCTCGGTTGTCATCCCTACTCACCGGACCATGTCGGGATAGCTGGATTTGAACCAGCGCCCTCGCGGCCCCGGACCGCGCGCTCTGCCAAACTGAGCCATATCCCGTGGTGGCAGTTGTTTTTAGCCTGATCTGGGGACAGAGCAGGGGTTACCTGATGCGCCAGGACGTGGGCAGCTGCCAAAAACGCCGTGGAGATGCTCGGAATCGAACCGAGTCACCAACGCTTGCAGGGCGCGGTCGCTACCTCAGCTTCTCATCCCCATGTGCTCCCCGGCCGGGCCGACGTTTCCGCCCGGCACGGCAACCGCGGCGTTGCCACGAGCTGCCGTGCACCCGGCTCGGGGAGTCTTGTGCCCAGGGATGGCGCCCTGGGCGATGCTCACGCTGTTGAGTTATCAATCTGCTGGCACGTTCACCCCAGCCTTCAGGGTGGTGCTCCGCAGGGACGGGAGGAGTCGAACCCCCGACGCGCAGTTTTGGAGGCTGCCGTTCTGGCCGCTGAACTACGTCCCTATGTTCAGTTGAAACGCAAACCGCCCGCGAGGGCTTCTGTCCCTGCGAGCGGCTTTCCGGAGTTCCTTGCGGTCTACCCAGAAGCCACCTCGCTGGTCCCCAGCATGGCGGGGCACGGGATGGCATGATTGCCATCCTGCACTCGCTGCTCTGAGTACCTGTACTTCATCATGTACCTACCATACGATGCCGGTAGACCCGTGTCAACTATTTTTCCGGGCCATCTTGCAGAACTTCATCTGGTGCCCCCGGCGGGACTCGAACCCGCAAACGCGTCGCATTCGCGTCGCAAACCGTTTAACTGGTGCGCCTCGCCAGTTGGGCTACGGGGGCCACGACGCTGATACGGCGCAGAGCTGCGCTTATGCAGTCAGGCTGTAGGCCGGCTGAGGCTCAACGTCCTGCTCGAAGCTGGAGGACCGCGGGCCGCGGATCGGCTGCGAGCGGGACTGCCAGGGCTTGATCACATACCGGCCGGTGGGCAGGAGATGGCGCTGCTGGACGTAGTCAGTCCACCGGAAGTCCGGAGTTGCCTTGAAGTCCCAGTGCCGCATCCGGTCCCACCGGCTGCCCCACATCCCGAAGCAGGCTGGGGTGAACGCGAAGTCGGTGCGCGCGAGCTGGGTGTTGAGGGAAGTGCCGTGCTCCTCGAAGGTGCAGACCGCCAGGCACTGGGCATCGTGCTCAAACCAGTCCAGCCCCCAGCTCAGGTACTCGGCAACATCGGTGGACACGACCACACTGTCGCCAGCGAACACCACTTTGGGCGAGCGCCGGAACGCTAGCTCCAGTGCGTGGGCGGGGTTGAGGTCTGGGCCCAGCCGGTTCTCGTTCTGGAAGATGTCCACCTTCCAGTTGAACGTCCTGGCATAGCGGTGGATGATCTCCGGGACGATGTCGGGGTCGGGCTCGACGGCAAAGATGAACTCCAGGGGCTCGCCGCCCGGCGGCCGCACCCGGCTCCAGCTGTCGAGCGAATGAGCGAGATCACCGGGCCGGTTGTCTACCGGCATCGCGATCAGCAAGAGGACTCCCTAGCGAGGGCGGAACCAGCCCGGCGGGCAGCGGCGCTCCCGGATGTAGCGCGGATAGGTCTCATCAGCCTCACAGGCTACCTGGGAGCCGCCACCTTCGTAGTAAGCACGCTCAGGCTGGCCCTCGGCCATGCGCTCAGCACTGTGCTCGGTGTGCGGCGAGCGCTGGTCCTTGACCCGGTACTCCTCAACCCCGCCGACCCAGGAGAAGTGGTGACCGGCGTGCTCCAGCACCGGGTAGTCCGGGCGGTGCTCACGAACCCAGGACAGACCGCCGCGGACCGCCCCGGCGATCTCGGAAGGCTGGCCGGAGAAGTCCAGGCAGTGCACCGGGATGAGCGTGCCCATGACGCCCAGCTCAGCAAACCAGTCCACGGCAAACAGGTGATTGGCAACGCGCAGCCCAAGGATCTGGCTGGTCTCGCACAGCATGGTAGTCGGGGACGGCACCTCGTCCACGTCCATGTTGATGACCAGGTCTTCCGGCTTCGCCTGTGCTTCGAGCACAGCCATGGCCGCGTCGCGCTGCGGCCGCTCTCTCTCCCAGTGGTTAGCCGTCGTCTGGGCGGTGGGCAGATTCCGGACGATGAGATGAATAATCTTGTCCGACCACTGGGCGAAGCGGTCCTTGTTCTCATCGTAGTACAGCGGCTTGGAATGCCCCTGATGATCCAGCGTGGCCTCGATCAGGATGTAGCGGTGCATCCGCTCATAGGTCTCAGTGAGCTGGCATTCCAGCCATTCAAATTCGTTATAGAACATGAATGGGTGCCACCGCAGAGCCACGTCATCCTGCCCAGGTGCAGAACCACAGCTCACGCTCTTTGTAAACCGCCACCTCGTGGGTGTAGCCGTGGTGGCCGAGGATCCCGCGCAGCTGATTGGCGTTGTCCATCGCACGGATGTGCGGCAGATGAGAGTGCTCCTCGATCAGCAGCGTCGGGTGGAAGCGGGCCAGCGTCTCGCCAGCACCCCGCAGGATCGGCACCTCAGCGCCCTCAGTATCGATCTTGATCCAGTCCAGGCGGGTGAGGGAACATTCTTCCGCCAGCCGGTCCACCGTGGTCCAGGCGGTGTCGGCAAGGCCGGGGTAGATGACCGGGTTCGCATGCACCGCGGCGGTGAGTTCCGGCGGGTAGCCGTGGGCGTCACCCATGGCCACCTTAATGAAGACGGCAGCGTCTGCGAATCCGTTAGCCTCCACCATCGCGATCAGCGGGCTCTGCTCCAGCACATCCACGGCGTAGACCGTCGCACCACGGGCCAGCGCCGGGAGGGTGTAGGTGCCGAGGGAGGCCCCGATGTCGAGGACGACGTCACCTGGCTCTATGCGCCACCACCGGTCCCGGATCTCGATTTCCTGCTCGTAATCCCCGGCGTACATATCCGGGATAGTAAGGGGCTTCCCGCACGAGGTGATCTGCATTTATCTCACGATCCTGTACTCGACATCCCCGCGGTGCTCCCGGAAAGACTGTGAGCTGACCCAGCCTTCCGGCTTGTCGGCCGCGATCATGTAGACACCCTCGTCGCGGCCAATATTGAGACACCGGCAAGCATCGGGCACCGCGGACAGATACCCGCCCCGGGGCATCACCCGGGTAGCTATGTTCCAGTCGATGCCAGAGTCGTTGGCGCCCCCTGAATTGCACTCCCAGTCCCAGGTAGGCTCCAGGATCTGCTCCCACCGGTCACGCCACGTGCCCCAGCTGCGCGAGTCAAACCCCTGCTTGAGCCGGACCGCGCTCTGGTCCTCATTAGCCTCATCAGGCGGGTGGGGAACCTTGTCCGAAGGCGCCAGGCTGTAGCCGTCGACCACCCCAGGGCCGCTTTCCACCCACGGGATGTTGTGCGAGCACACCAGGAGCACCCGCGGGTCATCCTCGAAGGTGTCCCGGGCCCAGCGCTGGTAGCGCAGGATGTCGTCGGATACCGGGCTGTCGTCCTCGCAGAGGATCACCCACCCTATCTCCGGATGCGACCACGCAAGGTTGGCTGCCTCGCCCATAGGCCGGTGCATCGCCGGGCTCGCCTGCGCCTGGGGGCTGTCTGGCCAGATATCGATAGACCGCCCCATAACTTCCTCGGCCTCAGCGACCACCGCCAGGTTTTCCCCCTTGCGGGGATGCTCGCCCAGGCCGATGGCGAACTTGGCGATCTGCTTGACCTCGGGGACGGCGGCCCAGGACATCAGGGTCCGGCGCAGGTAGTAGGGACGGCGCCACGCCATCACGATGACGCACATGTCGCTGAAATCGCTCACAGCAGGTGATCCTCCGGTGCCAGGCGCTGGACGTCGCTCTCGTAGTTCTCGCCCGAGCGCGGGCCGCAGGTGAAGACCAGCACCCAGGTGTCCTCCAGAGCCCTCCAGGCGTGCGCCATACCCGGCGGCTCGTGAACCAGGTCTCCCGGATAACGGGTGTCCTCGTGGCGCTGCCCGGCGTCGTCTTCCAGGACAGTGAGCATCGACCCGCTCCAGACGTAGGTCCACTGGTGAGTCTCGCGGTGAATGTGGTTCCCGCGCACACCCCCCGCTACGGTGAAGATCCGTGTCACAGCGTCGAGCGGACCCTCGAAGAGATCCTGAATCAGGCCGCGCTCATCCTCGAAGCTCTTAGCCATCTATGATCCTCGGCTCTGGGAGGGGAACGATCAGCCTGCCACGGTAACCCATCTCACGGAGCTTGGGGACCAGGCTGTCCGCGATGTGCCAGGAGAACAGCAGAGCGTGCGGCGGCTGGTCAGCCACCAGCTTGGCCTCATCCACCACCGGGATGGCGGTGCCCGGCATGCACGTTCCTATCTTCTCACTGGTGGAGACCTCACAGACACAGGCGAGCTGGTCCGCAATCCCGGCGTAGTGAATCAGCGGGGTCGCGCGGGTCGCTGCGCCGATGCCGTAGACCGGGCCCGCCGCGGCCGCCCGGGCCACCAGGGTGCGCAGCGAACTCATGGCCTGCCTGGAGCGGTTCCTGAGCGAGCCTCTGGTCTTGCAGGCGGTCACCCGCAGGGATCCCCCGTGCGTAGGCACCGGCTCGACACCGGACACCTCAAGGCCGTGCACAGCCAGCAGGTGCGACAGAGCTGCGACAGAGTAATACCTCAGATGCTCGTGGTAGATGGTGTCGACCTGCAGACCATTGATAATGCTGGACCAATCATGGTTCTCGGTGACAAACACACCGCCATCCGGGTCCAGCAGCGTGGTGACCCCGTGCACGAACCCGTGCGGGTCCGGGACGTGAGCCAGCACATTGCTGGCGGTGATGACCTTGGCCCAGCCGTGGGCGTGCAGAATCTCGCCGGCCACCTCCGGGGTGAAGAATTTCTGGTAGGTGCTGATGCCGCGCTGACGGCACTTGCGGGCCTGGTTAGTGGGCTCGACCGCGGCCAGCCGCACGCCTGGCGCCGCCAGCCCGATCTCCGCCAGCAGGGTGCCGTCGTTCGCGCCGATGTCGATCGCCAGATCACCGTGCTTCAGCCTCTTGGCCACCAGCTCGGCCGCCAGCCTCGCGAAGTGCTCGCGCAGGAACCGGGTGTTGCCGGTGGCGTACGGGTGATCGGGAGGGAACACCTCCTGCTGATCCACGATGTAACTGAGCTGCACCAGCGTGCAGTTGGTGCACTTCAGCAAGACCAGCGGGTACAGCGGGCTCTCGCGCTCGGCCAGCGGCTGCAGCCCCATGTCCAGGAGGAGGTCCAGCTCCGGGCTGCCGCAGATTCCGCACTCGGTGACCTCACCCATTGTGCTGGTACCAGGCGACCGTCCGGCGCACAGCCTCATCAAACGGGACCACGGCCTTGCACCCGAGAGCCTCGATCTTGGCGGTGTCCGGCAGGCGCCGCGGAGGCGAGCCCTTGGGCAGCTTGCCCGGCACGACCTTGATCTCCCGGCCGTAACAGGCAGCCACCGCGTAAGCGACGTCGGCTATCGTACGCTCGTCCATGTTCCCGACGTGCCAGACGCTCGGGCCCTCCGGCGCACGCATGAGCAGCCGGTACAGCTGCTCCACGCAGTCATCTATGTAGCAGAAGCTGCGTGTCTCCCCGCCCGTGCCCTGGATCGGGAACGGGATGACCCCGCGGTGGTGCTCACGCACGAGCTTGCCCATCCGGATGGCGAACTCCGGGATCACGTGCTCGCGGCCCATGTCCGGCCCGATGACGTTGTGCGGCCGGGCGATGATGGCGCGGTCGAGCACTCCGGCGTGATGCCAGGCGAGAGCGCACAGCTCGGAGGAGATCTTCCCGCCGCCGTAGCTGTACCGCGGATTCTGCACATCGGGGACGACGAGCGGGATCTCCTCCGGCGTCGGCACTGTGGGCGCAACCTGATATGCCTCGGAGCTGGAGATGAGCAGCAGGTCAGGCGTCCCGCGCTTCTCGCAGGCCGACAGGACATTCAGGATCCCGCGCAGCGCGACATCGAGCACCGCACGGGGCTCGGCGTAGAACGTCTGGGTGCCTTGCAGATACGCGGCGTGAATCACAGCATCGCAGCCCTGCATGCCCTCCAGGACCGCGTCCTCGTCCCGGACATCCCCAGGGATCCGGTGGCAGGGCACTCCGGTCAGGCGCTCAAACTGCCCCCGGGAGCAGTCGTCCAGCACGACGACTTCATGGTCATCCGCTGCCAGCCGGCGCACCAGCGCCGACCCGATAAAGCCGGCCCCGCCGGTCACCAGGATTCTCATGCACGAGCTATCGCCACCCGGGGACCGGCGGCAGCCTCAAGCAGAAATGCGGTGCCCGTTCCCCATCTGGGCGAGCGTCAGCGTCTGCGGCACTTCAGTCATGGAGCCGCCGGCCCGCGGCGGCCGCAGCTCGCTGGCCAGCACGGCACACGCCAGCTCCAGCATGGCCTTGGGCTCGGTTCTAGCCACCCTGGTCTTCAGCTCCCACATCACACGCATGGCGCGAGCAACACGCGGGGCGTCCAGCCGGCTGGCCAGTGAGGTGCGTGCCTCCAGGGCAGCTCCCTGGGCGGTGATCTGGCCTCCACCAAGCAGCACCAGAAGATCGCGCAGGCAGCTCACCAGCTTGGTGCTCACCTCGGCGTAGTCGCCGTTCTGCTGGAGCACCGTGTCGAGCTGGGTGAACATCGAGGCGTCATCCCCGGCCAGCATGGCGGCGATGAGCCCAGGGGCGTAGTCAGCCCACCCGGTCATGGCCTGGAAATGGGCGAGATCGCAGATCCCCACGCTCTGCAGCTGGTCCAGCATCATGACCGCGTCACGCATGGCGCCGTCGGCCTGCTCAGCAATGGCGGCCAGCAGCGCTGGATCGGCTGAGATTCCCTCCTGCTGGCAGATCCAGGCCAGCCGGGCGGCGATGACGTCGATCCCCAGCCGCGCGAACCGGAACGAGACACACCGGCTGCGCACCGTGGGCAGGATCTTGGCCAGCTCAGTGGTGCACAGGATGAACAAGACGCCCGGCGGCGGCTCTTCCAGCAGCTTGAGGATGGCATTGAACGCCACCACAGACATCGAGTGCGCCTCGTCCAGGACCACGACCCGCTGCCCGGTCGAGCTGGAGTAGGCCAGCTCCTCACGAAGCGTGCGCACCTTCTCGGCCGAGCCGTTGCTCGCGGCGTCGATCTCCATGTAGTCCAGGCTGGTGTTGTTCCACACCGCCCGGCAGGACGGGCAGTCCAGGCACGGGTAGGCGTCCGGCTGGCCGGGGCCTGCCTTGCAGTTGAGAGCGGCCGCGATGATCCGGGCCGTGGTGGTCTTGCCCGAGCCCCGGTTGCCGTAGAGGACCGAGGCTGCCGGGATCTTCCTGCGGATGCTCATCTGGTAGAGAATCGCCACCGAAGCAAGCTGGCCAGCCACGTCAGCGAACCGCCGCGGGCGGTAGCGCAGGGCCAGGGATTCCAGGTCGTCACCGATCATGCTGCTGCCTCCAGACGCTTTTGCGCAACGTGGCCATGCCAGACAGCCCACGCCTCAGAAAGGCTGGACACGATCGCGAGCGGGTCACAGTGAAAGCGCGTCCGCGCCGGCCCGGCGATGCACCGGCACCGCACACACAGCCCCCACCCGCCCGTTCCGGGCTTGCCTGTAAGAACTATCTCGCAGGGCATTACTGGCGCTTGCCACCGTGCCGGTAGGCACGGATGCGGTTGTAAGCCATCTTCCGGTCGTACTCCGCGTGCAGGTCGATTTCGTAATGCGCGCAGAGCAGGATCAGGAACGCGACGATCCGGGCGTGCTTGCGACTCCACCAGAAGTCGTTCTCGTAGAACGATTGGGACGCCTGGGAGATCAGCGTGTGCAGCGCGTTCATGTTCTCCAGGAACGAGCTGGAGATCTTGGGCAGCGAGTTGACCTTGAGGTCGGGGTCGACGCCAAAGCGCCGGGAGTCGTCCAGCCACCGGATCAGGATGTCTCCGAACTCACTGCCGACGCCCTCCGGCTTGGCAATAGCGCTGACAGCAGGGGCGCCGGGGTTGGGGTCCAGACTCGGTTCACCGAAATGAGGCGTAGCATCGGCCAGACCCCACACCCGCCACGCCTCGGTAGCCTCGGCCACCTCGCTGTGCAGCAGGGCCATGGCCTCACCGAAGCTGACCGGGGTGTCATACCACCCCTTGGCCTCGCACCATGCCAAAACCTCGTCGGCCATCGCGCTCATGGGCCGGGGGTGCTGTGCTGTCTCAGTGTCGGTCATCTGGCCGCCTCCCGATCTGCAGTAGGACCGGTCCAGGAGCGGCACGCCGGGTCTCGACGCTCACACCGATGGCGCAGGTTCCGGAGTCCGCCTGGCGGACCACCCGGAACTCGAACTGGTAACCGCACTTTGTGCACTCATACCAGCGCGTCTCGCCGTCACTCTCGGGCTCGGCGTGGCCGGGGCACTCAGGGTCATAACAGGGGACTCCCCCGTCAACCCACGCCTCGATCACCGCGCCCTCCAGACTCCTGGGCTATTCGGCGCGGAGGGCGACGTGCGATCCCAGTAGCCCTACTTGGATACCGGCGCCCTCCGCGCCTGCTGCGCTCCCCAGCTCGGTTAGGGAGTGCTGCTTGGTGCCTTATACGGCCGCGAGGCGGGGCAGGCCAGCGAGCACCCGGCCGTGGCGCTCATCGAGACACCGCGGGCAGATGTCGAGGGGGTCGCTGAGGGCTGCACGCAGCCAGGGCTGGCCGTCGGCGCCGTACGGTACCGGCAGCCCGCACTCCATGCAGGCCAGGCGCAGGCTATCGCCCTGGAGCGCAGCCAGCCCTGTCGAGCCGGGCAGGAAGAAGTCGTGCCGCCACACCGGGTGAGCCATGGCCTCGATCCAGCTCTTTTTGCCCATGAGCGTGGACATCAGCTGGTAAGGCCCCGGCTCCCCGCGGATGAACATCTTGAGTTCGAGCTTGTTGCCGGTGGCTGCCACCCACATGTCGTCCACGAACTCACGGGCGTCGACCTCCTCGGTGGCGAGCCCGAAGTAGACCCCAGGATGGCGCAGGATCATGGGCACAGTCTCTGCCCGGCCCCAGGCTGCGAGGCGCGCAGCGGCCACGTCAGGGCTCGCTGCCAGGGTCATAGAGCAGAAGCTGACATCCGCGTCCTTGCGCAGCTCCCCAGCCACCGGGGGCAGCTGGGTCCGGCTCTCCTCGATCACCGACACCCACCGGTCCAGGTAGGCCGACATCCCGGCCACGAACGCGTACAGCTGGCCGTCGTCCAGCTCGCGGGTGATCCCGAACTCGACGTAGTCGGTGCCGGCCAGACCCTGGCTGCCGAACCTATCGCTGGCGAAGTGGATGGTGCGCTTGGCAATCGAGAAACCACCCGGCAGCGTGTTGGCCATGGCGTAAGCAGCCTGATAGGCCGCGCGCCGGACCGCGAACCGCCAGTGGTCGTTGCCGACGAAGCGGTACTTCTCACGCCGGACCAGCCGGAGCCGGACACGCATGACCACTGAGGACTGGTCGAGCGGCCGGACTCCGGACAGGCCGGTGGACAGCTCGCTCTTCGCGGCGGTGATGTAGTCGCGCCGCAACTCCAGGTCACTGCGTGAGCACACTCCGCAAGATTTCCCCTGGCAGGAAGTATCGCACCGGCCAACCCACTCATTGCCGCGGTAGGCCGGGTCGAGCAGGTCGTCGTAGGTGTCGGCGTCCGTCTGCTCCAGGAACTCCACCATCTGGCGGTAGGTGCTCCACAGCAGCTGGCGCGGCACCCCGGTGTCGATGTACTCGGCGCCGAACAGGTCGGGCAGGCGCCGCTCGTCAAAGCAGTCATCGAAGCCGTTGAGGAAGCCGTGGGTGATCAGGGCATCCTCCAGCCGGTCCTTCATCCCGTTGCGCTTGCCGGGGTCGCCGCGGGGCACACCGCCCCAGCAGGCGATGTTCATCTCCTCCATGACATCCACGATCGCCTCACCGACCTCGGCGGAGGCGCGCTGGCACAGCTGGAAGAACGCCACCTTGTTGGGCTCAGCCTTGGTACCGATCTTGAAGGCGATTTTCAGGTCGCGGAAAAACTCAGCGATCTTGATCAGCGTGTGATCGGCGTGGGTCACGGCGAACCACTGGAACGGCGTGCCCATCTCGATGAGCAGCGGGGTCCAGCTGAACTGGATCTGGACGTTCGGCTGCCCCAGCTCATCGCGGACCGCGGCCAGCTGCTCGCCCAGCCGGACGATCCGCAGGACATCGCCCTTCTCCTCGCCCGGCAGGTTGGTGATCATGAAGAGCTTGAACTTGCGCAAACCAGCCTGGATCCCCTGCCGCACCGCCTCGACCACCTCGTTGTCAGAGGTGCCCTTGCCGACGAGGTCGCGCATGCGCTGGGAGTTGCCCTCCAGGCCGAGGGTGATCGCGTCCATCCCGCCGAGAGCCTGGAGCTGGATGTAGACGCCCTTGTCCGCGATGGCGTCGTCAATGCGCATGGCCACCGCGTCGGCCTCGTCGTTGACCTGCTCCAGCAGCTGCTTGATCAGCAGCTGGCGCTGCGTGTGCATCGGGAAGTCCGGGGCGAACGGGCTCAGCTCGACCGCACCCATGGCGCGGTGCCACTGAGCAGCGTGCTCGACGGACAAGGCGACGTCCCGCTGGCGGTACGGCTTGGTCAACCAAGACAAACGGCAAAAACTACACCAAGCCGGGCAGCCGCGGGCGACCTCCATGTCCCCGGCGCCGAGCGCGGGGTCGGAGTACAGCAGAGGCGCGGCAGTCAGCGGGGAGATGGCGTTCATGTCGCGGACCCGGCGTGAGCGCCGCGGGAAGGTCATACCCGGCAGCAGGGACTCATAGCCCGCAACCACCTTCGAGGGCTGCGGCAGGCCGCGGTCCTCGTACCGGTAGTGCGTCTGCACGAACCGGGGGAAGTGCAGGTACCCGAACTCCAGCGCCAGCTCGCGGTAGCAGCCGATCCGGTCCTGCCGCCACGAACCGGCGGCCTTGAACTCCTCGATCCTCCGGCACACCGCGGCCATCCCGCCGTTGCCGGGCTCGGTGTCGGCCTCCCCCAGCCAGATGCAGTCCGCGATCGGCTCCATCGCGGCAGGGGCGCTGAACGCCTGGCCGCCGATGATGACCATGGGGTAGGCGCCGGGGTCGTCCTCCCGCTCGCGCCACCGCAGCGGAATCCCGCTCATGGTCAACATCTTGGCGAAGTTCATCAAAAGGACAAGGTAGGAGATACTTGTTCCGACCACATCAAAGTCAAGTACCTCGTGCTTTGACTCGATCCCGAAACAGGGAATACCTCCACGCTCCAGCAGACGCATGTCACGCGGAGTTGCAGGCAGGTAGAACCGGTCACAAAGGTATCTGGGAGAGGCATCAGTGACCGCCTTGGCGACGTAGGGGATCGACTGGTTGCCGGCCGCGTGCTCGTAGGGCCAGCTCGCGCACATGAGCCACCTCAAGGTGGAGGAGTCCCAGTCCCGGTTCAGGGTGTTCGGCTCATCCCCGAGGTACTGGCAGCTCAGGTCCATCTTGTAGGAGGTCTGGTCGAGCCAGCTCTGGATGGACGCAGGACTGGTCATTCCGCAGCCGCCTTCGCGTCGTCGGGCACCGGGATGTTGTAGGCCGAGGCGTGGTAGAACTCCACAGGCCCGGCAAATGGCTGGTGCAGGGCTATCACCGGAGGGGACACCAAGCCTGCTGGCGGGGTCAGGATCAGCCACTGAGAGCTGTCCATGGTGCAGTAGACAATCTTGCTGCGATTCTTCATCTGCTGCTCCATTCATGCCACCGGAACGCCAGTGACCCGACGTAGGGCCGCGGGAGGCGGGGCTGCCGGGCGAGGTGGGTCTGCGTCGAGTCCTCAGCGTCCCACCGGTACTCATAGAGCACTTTATCTATGAACTCCTCGGGGCCGAGCAGGGGCAGCAGCTGGGCCTTGAGCCAGCCGTCCTCACCGACACGGCCCCCAAAGTAGGTGTCGAACCGGCACTTCTGGGCGATCTCAGTCCGGACCGGGGTCATGACGCCCCAGTCCCAGGTGTGGCCGTAGACCTTCTGGCCAAAGCGGACGCGGCTGCAAGTGGAGACCTGGGCACGGTGACTCAGGAACACCTTGAACCCAACCGAGTCAGGCTTATGGCCCACCAGGGCGTTTCCTACGGCCTCGACATAGTCCGGACTAACCATGTCGTCGTCATCCACGAAGCACAGGTATGTGCCCCTGGCACTTTCCAGCAGCCTTTGCCGGACGACAGCCAGGCGGTGCTCGCCGTGGTTGTAGAGGCCGACGATCTCGATCTGCCGGCCCGAGTGCTCAGCCTGCGGCAGCAGCACATCGAGCAGGTCCAGGAACTTGCGCTGGCGGCTGCCCAGCGTCGCTATGAGGATGCTCAGAAGAGGCCGCACTAGCCCTCCTGGCGCACCACGGTCACGCCGCCGTCCAGCTCCAGCCGGTAGAGGGCGTCGGCAAGGTCGGAGAACGCGTCGGAGTGGGTGATCAGAACTATCTGCACCCCCGCATTCTCGCTCACCATCCTCAGGAACTCAGCCACTCTCGGCTCGTAACCGCGGGAGACGTGGGCGAAGCTCTCATCGAGGAACAGCACCTTGCGGGTGCCTGGCGTGAGCAGGAGCACGACCAGCCGCAGCATGAAAGCCACGACCACGGCCATGCCCCCGCCGCGCGCCTCCAGCACCGGGGTGTCCACCTCGGTGTCGCCGGAGCCCGAGCGGATCACGAAGTCGACCTGGGCGTTGTTTCCCCGCACCGACGGCACGAGGTGGAAGCTCAGATCCTCATCGAAGATGGTCTGCAGCCCGCGGGTGACAAGCCCCTCGATCTGCTGACGGGCCATCTCCTGACGTGTCTCGCCAATGGTGGTGAACAGCTTCGCCGTGCGCTCGTGGCGCTCGATCTCCTCCAGCAGCCGGGCCACGGCTGTCTCGGCCAGCTGGCCGGTGCGGCCCACCTCACGGGCGCGGCCAATCTCCATGTCGACGCGACTGCGGGCGGCGCGCACACGCTGGAACAGATCGGTGCTCATACCCCTGCTACGCCCCGGCCAGCGACCCGGACATCTGGTTGATGATGCCGGTGATCCCGCTCGCATCGTCGCGCAGCAGCACCACCGAGCGCTTTTTGCCGGCGTCCTTGCCGAGCCGGAAGATGCACTCGGAGCTGGGGTGCACCCCCAGCATCTCCGCCAGGAACTGGTGGTTGACCAGCAGCGAGCGGTCGGGGTGCTCCCAAGTGGCCTCGATCGTCTGCTCGGCCTGGTTGCCGCGGGTGTCGCGGGTGAAGACGGTCAGCCGGCCGGGGCACAGCTGCAAGCCGATGGCGTGCGTGCCGTCGTCGGCGTTGATCCGCACCCGGCTGATCGCGCGCTTCAGCTCGTCGCGGCTGACCGTGAGCAGGTCGGTGTTGGCCAGAGTGGGCTCCAGCAGGAGCTTCCAGATGTCCGGGTACTCCAGCGGCAGCTGAAAAACCCGGAAAACCGTCGAATCCACACCGAAGAACAAGCTTTTCCCGTGCTTTCCCACCCGCACGGTGTCCGCCTCGGAAGCTATCAGGAGGCGGATCAGCTCATCGGTGGCAGCGGGAGAGCCCGCAGCGGGGATGCGCATCTCGACCGGGAACCCAGGCAGCGGGATCTGCGCGAACCGCATGCCGTCGGCGGCGGTCACGCAAGGCACACCGTCGGTGTCGCGGGCGCGGATGTCGACCTGCGAGAGGTTCGGCTTGGTGCCGGACTTGCTGACCGCATGCCGGACCGTGCGCAGCGCCGCCAGCAGCGGCACCCGTGCGGTCTCGTGCCAGTCCACCTCGTCCAGGGCGGGCGGGCGCGGGTAGTCCGAGCCGTCCGAAGGCACCTGCAGCTCCCAGCTCACCGACCCGGCGGTGATGACGGCCTTGTCTTCCTTGACGCTGACCGTGATGTCACCATCAGGCGCCTCGGACAGGATCGCCTGCAGGCGCTTGGCCGGCAGCATGAGCAGCGGCAGCGTGTCCTGGTCGGCCGAGCGGGTCACCTGCACCGCAGGCGTAGCAGCGATAACGCGCAGCTCCAGATCGGTGCCGGTGATCTCCAGCCGGGGCGGATCGGCCGTGACCTGGATAGCGAAGTTGTTGAGAACCATCTGGCGCCCTTCACGGGCGGGCACCACGTTCCCGGCGCGGGTGGCCAGGAGAGACAGCTGGAACCGGGGGCAGGTGAAGCTGAACTCCTGGTGGCTGGCTGAGACCGGGGGTGTCGCCCCGGCGAATGGGCTGTCTTCCGGCGACCCGAGCACTTCACTGATTGCCGTCATGCCGCTCCCTCCGCGGCCGCAAGGGCCGTCAGTACGTTGCTGACTTCGGCCTCGGCCTGCTGGTGGAGCGAGGCCAGCAGCGTCTCCGGGCTCTGGCTCGCCAGCTCGGGGAACTCGTCCCGGAGCGTCTGATCTATGGCGGCCAGGGAGCCCTGAGCCTGGTGCCGCTCGGCTTCCGCCTGCGCCTGGCTCTGCCGCGCCTGATCGGCCAGGGCGCGCACGCCGGCCAGCCGCTGTTCGAGTTCGTCCATGGCCCTATTACGCCGCGGGCCACGCGACGCGGCCGCGGTTGCCCGCATACCGGACGCAGGCAGTGCGCATCTCGCAGTACGAGCAGCCCTCAGTCCCGGCTTTTGGGGCGGTGTCACGCAGCCAGACGTCCCGGCAGAAGGCGGCGAGGTGCATCATCAGCTCACGCCGGTTCTGGTCGGTGAACTGGAACGACAGCACCTGCTCGGGGCACATGGGCTGGATAAGGCCGCACTCGACGGTCCACCGCTTGTGCTTCGCCCACACCGCGAGGTCGTAGAACAGCAGCTGGCCGACAGTCTTTCGCCAGTATTGCCCGTTCTTGGTGTTCTTCAGGTCCCAGACTCGCAGGTCAGGCACCGGCTGGGTACGGGTGAACAGGTCCATCTCCCCCACGAGCCAGATCTGCTGCGGCGTCCCGTCCAGGTACGGCAGGATGAACGGCTCTTTGAACCGCACCGCGGGGGAGTAGTCGACGGACAGCGCGTACTGGCGCAGGATCGGCTCCAGCCGGCCAAGCAGCTCCCAGCAGTCCGCCCGGACGCGCTTTTTATCGTGCAGGTCGCGCCACTGGACAATCCCATCGCCTGTCTCGCGGGCGTTGGTCTCAGCGAACTCCAGCACCTCATCCAGCATGGCCTGCATGCCGCCGGACGGAGGGTCGTCCAGCTCCAGCCAGCGGCGCATGCAGATGTCCACCACGGTGCCGGGGAAGAAGTTCCGGATGTCCATGTTGGGCGGTTTCTTGGTGGTCTGCTTGAGGTGGCGCTTCTGCTTGCACTCGAAGTTCACGCGCATCAGGCTCCAGCTGACCCTGAGTGCACGCTCCTCTGCGCCAGCGAGGACGCTCACAGCCCCCCGCCACGGCTGTCGATCTGCCCGGCCAGCGCACCCGCCACCGGGTCGACGCCGCACGTCTTGCACGGGTAGCAGGGGTTTACGCAGACGGCCGGCACCAAACCCACAGCCTCGATGTACTGTGCCGCGGGAGGCCAGTCCTCGAAGAACAGCACGGTCTCGATCCCCTGCTCGCGCAGCGCGAGGACGTGGGCGACCTTGTACGGGCCGCTCTCGCTGAAGTCCTCCTCGGCGCGCAGGTGGATACCGTCAATCCAGTTCAGGCCGACGTGCCGGTCCAGCCACTGGGCGGTGTTCGCCCGGGCAGACTCGTTGCTGCCGGAGACGATGTGGATCTGATGGTGCGGCCAGAACAGCCGCAACGCGGTGATCGGGCCCTGCATAGGCTCGTCGTTGATCCCCGCCATCGAGTAGTCATGCCAGTTCGCACCAGCCGCCTTGGGTGACAGGTGGTGGCGCTGGCGGGAGTTGCGCAGCGTCGAGTCCAGGTCGAACAGCACCGCGGTCCTGGCGTCAGCGGACATTGGCAGCCTCCATCAATAGTTCTATGGCCAAGGTAGTGTCGGCCTCTGACAATCCGAGGCCGCGGACATGCGCCACCACGGACTCCACGCTCATCACTTCCAGCTGGGTGCTGCCGACCGAGACCAGGAACTCCTCAAGCCGGCCAGTCATGTCAGTGACCTGCTGCTTTTCCTGGAGCCGGAAGACCTGCTCCGGCGGCTTGGCGTTCAGGGTGATCTCGGTGAACTGGCCGTCAGCGGAGTCCCAGATCGCGACCCCCGGCATCCGGGTCAGGTTGTGCTCGTGCAGGCTGCCGCGGGACAGGGCGCCGGGGTTGCAGAAGGTGACCTGCGGTCCGCCGTCCAGGAAGGAAGAGGCGGGCTCGGTGTACCAGATCCCGTGCCGCTCGTGGACGTGTCCGTAATAGCAGCTGCCCCGGCCGCCCATGGCCTCAGCAAACTTGGGTGCCGGGTAGAACTCGTACTCCAGCTCCATGCTGGGCGGGTACAGCGGGGCGTGGGTCACGACCAGGGCGTGCGCTGGCGGCCGGGTCTCGTGCAGAGACCGGTAATCCGCCAGCGCGCCAAAGACGATCTCGTC